CCAAGGCGGGTGGCTGGGTCGGGCGCGCCGGGTGGGCGATCTCCCCGAGCATCGAGATGCTCTCCACTGCCACCGAGTACGCCGCCGTCGCATGCTCTGAGTTCCTCCGACGTGGTCGCGCCGTCGCATGGCGCACCGTCGAGCAAGTGGTGGCACTGGCACCCCGTCGCTACGTCGACACCGAGGAGGCAGCCGAGATCAACGACGAGTTCTTCGAGCTGACCCACGTCTACCCGTTGCTCGTGATCGACGGCGTGCAGTTGCTCGGCAGCACCGAGCACGAGGAGCGCGTGCTGTTGAAGGTGCTCAACGAGCGCCTCATCCGCAGGGTCGCCACGATGGTGCTCGTGTCGCCCGCCTCGGCCACGGGAGAGGGCACCTCGGTGCTCATCCAGTTCCTGCTCGCCAACTACCTCGCCGAGATCCTCTGATGCAGGGCGGGGACATCGAGCAGACCGTGTCGTCGCGCTCCGCCGTCACGCTGATGCCGACGATCGTGCCCGGCCTGCCTGACAACAAGCGTCACCGCTTCCGCTCCACCGAGCGCCAAGCCGATGACGCAGTGGCTGGTGTCCGCTTCAACGTGTTGATGCTGAGGTGGATCGAGTCGATGGGCTACCGCAACTCGGTCGCCTTCGAGGTGTGGCACATCTCTCCGCTGACCGACCTGGAGAACGCCATCTTCGACCGGCTGGTCGAGCGCCTCGCCGACTACTGCGAGCGCGGTGTCGTCGCCTGGGAGCACTACTCCGAAGAGATCGCCACCGAGGTGCTGATGGCCTCGCCCCACATCGACACGCTGTACGACGGCGACCACGACAGGGTCGATCGCTGCTGGCGCTTCCGTGGCTACCGTGTCCCGATCAATGGCACGCCATGACTGAGCGCTTGTGGGGGCACGATGCGATGCGCATCGAGATCCCCTACGCCGTCGCCAAGATCATCGCCGACCGTGACCACCCGCATCGCGACGAGGTGCTCAACCACATCTCGACAGCACTGGAGCAGATGCTCGCCAGCGCTTCGCTGATCGAGCCGACGCCGATCTCCACCATCCTCGAAGGGATCCTTCTCGACGGTGAGGACATGTCGATGGGGCCGGTGGCCTACATCCGCAAGACGTTCATGTCCGACGTCGAGCGCAGCTTCGCCACCCTCCAGACGGAGCTGGGTCTGTGAGCGTCGAGTCCTCGATCATCAGCAACATCGTGCGGGGCGGCGGCGACGACGCACTGACCTACCTCCTCGCCCAGGGGATCACCGCCCAGTACTTCACCGAGCAGCGCACCAACGACGCCTACGAGTTCCTGCTGGAGGAGTGGAACACCAACGGCGAGGTGCCGAGTCAGGAGCGCTTCGAGCGTCGCTTCCCCAACTTCCGCCTCGTGGTCGAGCCGGACCGGCTGTCCGCTCTCGTCGGTGAGCTACGCAACCACTACGCCATCTCGATCGCACGCGAGCGCGTGCCGCGCATCACCGCCCGCTTCGCCATGCCCAAGGATCAGTTCGAGCTGGCCCCTGCGATCGGTGAGCTGACCGAGCTGTTGGAAGCACTCAACCTCGCTCGCACCGTCAACGAGGTGGCGCTCATGTCCGAGCGCATCGACGCATACCTGGAGGCTCTGTTCGCAATGGATGGCAACGAGGTGCCCGGCATCCCCACCGGCTTCGTCTCACTCGACGCCGCCAGTGGTGGGTGGCAGCCCGAGAACTTCGGTGTGATCGGCGCCGCACCCAAGCGCTTCAAGACAGCGATCCTGACGTGGATGGCACTGGCCGCTGCCCGAGCTGGCTACCGCGTCAAGGTGGTCACGTTCGAGATGTCCATCAAGGAGCTGATGGACAGGCTCACCTGCTTCGGCTCGCAGGTGAGCTACACGCACATCCTGCGCGGCACGCTGAGCAAGAACGAGGTGCGCCGCCTCGGTGAGTTCGCCGACGAGTTCAAGGAGTGGAGCGGCGACATCGAGATCGTGCACGACGTGGCCGCAGCGACCACGCTCGGTGGTCTCTCGGCGATGGTGCGCTCGGGCGAGCGACCCGACCTGCTGATGGTCGACGGCCTCTACCAGATGACCGACGACAGCCGTGAGTGGTCCAACGAGACAGCCGCCCTGACCGCCGTGAGCCGTGGCATCAAGCGCCTCGCTGCCACCCAGCAGATCGCCATCGTCGGCACGACACAGGCGCTCACCTCACGCATCACGCGCTCGCGCGGTACTGAGATGGACTCGCTCGGCTACACCCGTGCGTTCGCACAGGACGCCAACGTGGTGCTCGGCATTGACCGCACCGACATGCAGACGAACCAGGCGGTGCTCAAAGTGATCGGCGCTCGTGCGATGGCAGGCATCGCCATCACGATCACCGTGGACATGGACAGCGGCACGATCTTCGAGGGGGGTGAGGTCACCCTTGGCGGGGACGACGGATCCGAGTACGACGACGACTGAGCAAGTGCTGCGCAGCCTCGGCGTGCGCATCACATCGATCGGCTCGCAGATCCGCGGCCACTGCCCGGTGCACAAGTTCGTCACTGGCCACGAGGACTCCAACCCCTCGTGGGGGATGAACGCCGTCACTGGTGCCTGGCTGTGCTTCTCGTGCCACGAGACAGGATCACTGCCCACGCTCGTGGAGCTGCTCGGTGGCGACCCCGACAACCTCTCCGAGCTGATCCTCCACAACGCACACGAGCAGCTCGTCGCCGCCCTCGATGAGACCGAGGTCGAGGAGGTCGAGCCGCAGCCGTACGTGTCGGCGTACGCCTTCAACAAGAACCCGCTGCCGCCGCAGAGGATGATCGAGTCGCGTGACCTCGACGTCGACACCTGCACCGAGATGAACATCCGATGGGACAAGGAGGGCCGCTGCTGGCTGCTGCCGATCTACGCCTTCCAAGGTGCACTGCTCGGTTGGCAGGAGAAGAGCACCGGGTACTTCAACAACGTGCCGAAGGGCGTGATGAAGCGTGACTCGCTGTTCGGCTACCAACTGCTGACCGGCACCCAGCAAGTCATCGTGGTCGAGTCGCCACTCGACGCCGCACGCTTCCACCGGTACGGGTACGAGGCGGTGTCCATCTACGGCAGCTATATCTCCACCGAGCAGATCGAGGCGATCGCCAACGTCGACCCGCGTCAGCGCGTCACCGTCGTGCTCGCCTTCGACAACGACCACGCCGGGCTGACCGCAGCCTTCTGGTCCTCGCTCCAGTTCCTCGGACTCGGTGTCGACGTCATGTACTTCACCTACCCTGACCCTTCACGCCCCGACGACCCCGGTGACCTCGCACCCCGAGATCTCCACCGAGGAGTGCGTACAGCGTCCCGCATGATGCCCAAGCCAGTGTGGGTCATTGGACAACGTTGAATGATGGTGCTATACTCATGGCTGTGACCCTGACCACCAACCCGCGCAACGTCAAGTACATCAAGCGACCCGCCCCCGAGCCACACCTGTGGGCGTGCGAGCACTGCGACTCCCACGTCATCCTCTACGTGCAGCCGGTCGAGGTGTTGCACCGCTGCCTCCGAACGAGGAACACTCGCCGTCTGGTCGAGCGCCCGCTCGGCTGGAAGCGCACCGCATGATCCAAGGCGTCACCCTCCGCAGCTACCAGAACGAGGCCGTCGAGATGATGGTGGCTCGTGGGCGCGCCCTGCTGTCTCTGTGCATGGGTGCGGGCAAGACCGTCACCTCACTGGCCGCCGTCGAGGAGCTGATGGACGAGGGCGTCGTCGCCCGTGGTCTGGTGATCGTGCCCGCCTCGTTGAAGTACCAGTGGCAGCGAGAGATCCGACGCTTCACCGGCCGCCACGCACTGGTCATCGACGGCAGCCCGAGCGCACGCAAGAACCTCTACGCCTTCGTGCCCAAGACCATCTACACGATCGTCAACTACGAGACGCTGCGCAGTGCCAAGGACTGGAAGTACTGGCGGGACGCCGACTTCGACTTCCTCATCATCGATGAGATCAGCTACTGCAAGTCGCCGACGGCGCAGCGCACCAAGAAGGTGCGCTTCATGTCGAAGCGTTGCGACGTGGTGTTCGGGCTAACAGGTCAACCAGTGGAGAACAGAGCCGAGGAGCTGTACTCGATCATGCAAGTGGTCGACCCCATGGTGCTCGGTGACTACCGAGTCTTCGACCGCACGTTCATCGTGCGCGACCACTGGAACAAGCCGGTGCGCTACCGCAACTTGAAGACGTTGCGCAAGACGATGTCCGACGTGATGTACCGCAAGACGCGCGACGACATCGCCGACCAGTTCCCTCGCCTCGTGAGCACGGTGGTGCCGTTCGACATGTCAGCGTCGGAGCACAAGCTCTACAACGTCGCTGCGATACACACGCTCGGCCGACTCGCCGAGGCGATGGAGCGGTACGGCCCGAGCTTCTCGTTGGCACAGCACTACGGCGAGGCCGACGACAACGCAGAGTCGATGAAGATCCGCGGCGACATCATGGCCGGGATGCTGTTGCTCCGGCTGATCGCCGACGACCCGCTGCTCGTCATCGACTCGGCCCGCCTGTTCGAGGAGAACGTGGACGACAAGGGCCACAGCAAGGTCGGCTCGGCCCTCGCTTACGACTTCGTCAAGGCCGGGCTGCTCGACCACGTCGGCGAGGTGTCAACCAAACGTCAACTGTTCGCCGAGCTGCTCGCCGACGTGTACGAGGAGGATCCACGCAACAAGGTCGTCGCCTTCTCGACCTTCAAGGGGATGATCCGTCGGGTGCAGGACGACGTCGCCGACATGACGCGCAGCGTGCAGTTCACCGGGGACATGAACGCATGGCAGAAGAGCCAGGCGATGGCGACGTTCAAGGACAGTGACGACTGCCGCCTGTTCCTGTCGAGCGATGCCGGTGGGTACGGCGTCGACCTGCCCGAGGGCAACCACCTGTTCAGCCTCGACCTGCCGTGGTCGACCGGCGCCTTCGAGCAGCGCGAGGCCCGCATCATCCGCATCAGCTCCGAGTGGGAGCACGTCAACCTGATCAGCCTCCAGGCCGCAGGCTCCATCGATGAGCGCATCTACGAGATGATCAACGCCAAGCACGGGGTGAGCGCCGCCTTCATCGACGGCAAGTTCGACAGCCAGGGGATCCACACCCCGACCCTCGGCTCGCTCACCGCCTTCCTGTCGGCCAACCTTGTGTCGTGACTCCGGTCGTTGCTATCGTCACCGGGATGGAGCAACCGTTCGACAGTCAGAACAACGACGACGACGAGGGCAACCCAGCCGGGGGGTACGTGGATGGGGTGGGCCTGCACATTCGGTGGCAGGACGGCCCGCTCGGGCGCGGTGAGCACCGCTCGGCGCCCAACGGTGCGTTCGTGGAGACCGTGCTCGCCGCCGCCAAGCAGCGGATCCAGTACTACCAGCGATCGAGGTTCGCCTGCGACGAGAACGCCGAGGCGCTCGGCTTCATCGAGCAGGCACTGATGGTGCTGCACCAGCGCACCGCCCAGCGCGAGGCACGCAAGGTCGAGGGAACGCACGCCGTCTGATGCCGCGCCTCACGCCGACACCGAAGCGTGTGCTCACACCGGTCACCCTGCCCGAGTACTTCGCTCACTACCTCGCCGACAAGCAGGCGGTCGACGCACTGACCGCCAAGGTCAACGGGATGAAGGCCACGCTGATGGCGTACCTCGAAGAGCACGGCATCGAGAACGAGAAGGGCCACCGCACACTCGTGGTCGACGGGGTCGGCACGATGACGCGCGAGCAGCGCATCAGCGAGGTGTTCCTCGACACCGTCGCCGAGCGGTGGTTGAAGCGCAAGGGCAAGCGCGACGAGGTGATCAAGGAGGTCATGGTGGAGGAGTGGGACTTCGACGCCTTCATGGCGCTGCTGTACGAGGAGAAGGTGCCACAGTCCGTGGTCGACACGTTCTACGAGCGCAACCCAGTGTTCGCATTCAAGGCCAAGCGAGCATGAGCCGCTTCGAGGCGTCGGTACGTCAGGTCGACTTCGGTCGCGAGATCGAGATCGGTGTCACCGACACCGAGAACCCGTCGAGGCACATGGTCATCCGTGTGCCCGAGATCCACGTCGATGACGTCGCCGAGATGCTGCAGGCTCTGCTCGATCAGCTCAACCTCCACCGCAAAGGGGAAGACCCCAAGGACATCACGGCGCCGTCGTTCGACCGGCTCGTCGCGGCGTTCGAGGACGAGGTGAAGACCTCACGAGGCGACGACGGGTGACCAAGGTGATCGAGCGCCCACCGATCGTCCATCAGCTACGTGAGTTCCGCAACGGCGTGGTCACCACCAAGTGCGGCAAGGAGGGCAAGGCCGCCGAGCTACCGCACTCCTCGTGGCACGTCGACATCACCTGCGACGAGTGCTCACCGTGAAGCACGACGCCGCCAAGATGGACGCCGTCTTCGGCAACGTCGTGGAGAGCATCACCTCCGTTTCCAAATGGCGTGAGCAAGCGACCCCTCCTCCAGAAGTGAAGAGCTGGGACCGCAACCCCGTCGTGTTGAAGCGCAAGGGCGTGGTCGAGGAGTACTTCGACGTGGCCGCCATGGGCGAGGCGCTCGGGCGTCGCGGCGTGACCATCCGCTCGTGGGAGGAGAAGGGGTTCCTGCCCAAGGCGTGGTACCGCACCAAGCCACCGCGCCCGTTCAAGAACACCGGCAAGGTCATCGCCGGGCGGCGCCTGTACACGCGCCAGCAGATCGAGGCGGTCATCGCAGCCGCCAAGGTGTCGCGGGTCTATGATCCCGCCGACAGCCGCATCGCTGATTGGCCTGAGTTCACCCGCCTCGTGCGGGCAGCCTGGTCGGCGCTGTGGGCATCATCCATCTAGACAATGGAGCACAACCATGTTGATCACGAGCAGCGCGAAGAAGGCTGCACCGGCCAAGAAGGCCGCAGCCCCGGCGAAGAAGACCGCCGCCCCCGCCAAGAAGGCAGCCGCCCGACCGCGGTACGACGACGACGATGACGATGACGATGCGCCACCGCGCAGCGAGCGACGACGTGCTCGCGAGAACGGTGGTCGTGGACGTGAGGGTGGTGCGAAGAAGTCAGCCGCCAACGGTGCCGCCGCCGCTGCTGCTCGCAGTGGCACGGCCAAGGCTGGGTGGCGCGAGGCCGACGAGGTGTTCCAGGGTGGCGAGTTCGCCAACAACCTGACGATGAAGGACGGCGAGGAGATCGTCATCCGCTTCCTCGAAGACCAGCCGTACGCATCGCTGCGCATCCACTGGTTGGACCGCAAGGGCAAGCGCTCGTACCCGTGCCCCGGCGATCGCAAGAAGGACACCGCCAACAACGGGTGCCCGCTGTGCGCCTACAACATCAGCTACAAGAGCGAGTCACGGTTCAACGTCGCTGTGCTGACCGACGAGGATCCGGTGGTCAAGTCACTGACCGCCACGCCCCGCACCAAGAAGCGCATCCAGAGCCACGCCGACTCCAAGCACGGCCCGCTGTCTCGCAAGTACTACTTCTACCGACGCACCGGTACGAAGTTCGACACCGAGTACACGTTCGAGGTGGCACGTACCGTCAATGACGTCAAGGAGGACTACCCGGGCGTCTACATCCCCACCGAGGAGGAGCTGGCCGAGCTGGTGCTGTTCACCACCGAGCAGGCGAACAAGGAGTTCGCACCGCTCAGTGAGATGCGCAAGGTCGCTGCCGAGATCGTGTCCGGCGAGGACGAAGACGACGACGAGTAGCCCATGGTCATCACCTCCGCCGAGGATCTCCGCGAGCTAGTCAAGGAGTACATGCGGCGGGATGAGTTCGTCTTCGACTTGGAGACGCGCTTCATCCCGCCGCCCGACCAACAGGCCGAAGCCGAGCGACTGCGTGAGCTGTCGCCGAAGGAACGCAGCGTCGATGAGAAGGCGTGGCTTGTCGAGTACGACATGCGCGCCACCGACGAGCGCCTCAACGAGGTGATCTGGTTCGGCCTCGCCACGCTCGGGCGCTCCGACTCGGTGGCCTGCGGTCACCCCAATGGTGTGATGTTGAAGCCAGCTCGCATCGAGAAGGTCTCGGTGCAGGAGGTGTATCCCGAGGGCCACCCCAAGCGCACGACGAAGAGCGGCATGCCCTCGTGGGCCAAGGTGCCACGCTCACTGCCCGCAGTGTTCGGTCCACCACCACCGCAGGTGCGCATCGATCAGGCCATCGAGATCCTCGAACCACTGATGTTCAGCGAGCGTCGCAAGGTCAACCAGAACCTGCGCTTCGACATCCGCTCGTTGGTCAAGTACTACGGCACCCTGCCGCCCGGCCCGTACGGTGAGCTGCAGGTGGCACTGCACCTGCTGGACGAGAACCGCTTCCTCGGCTGGGACTTGGAGAACTTCGTAGACAAGGTGCTCGGGCACACGTACGACAAGCTCGGCAAGAAGGGCGTCACCAACTTCTCCTTCGCTGCCGCCGCCCGCTACGCCGAGCAGGACGCCCGCTTCACCTGGCTGCTGTGGACCGACGCCCGACGCAGGCTGCACAAGAACCCGGTGATGTGGGAGCTGTTCGAGTTCGAGATGGAGGTGGCGCAGGCGCTGCGCGATCAGGAGATCCACGGCATCAAGGTCAACACCGCCGTGATGAACGAGCTGCGCGCTCGCTACGAGGCCACGGCCCAGGGCATCCTCGATCGACTCATCACCGACTACGGAGCGTCGCCCACGTTCAACCCCAACGCCACGCTGCAGAAGGCGGCGCTGCTCTACGACCAGCTCGGCGCCAAGACCGTGACGTACACACCGAAGACCGCCAACATCTGTGTCGACGCCAAGGCGTTGAAGGGTGTCGTCGCCGAGGGTGGACCAGCCGGTGAGGCAGCGGGGCTGCTGCTGACCCACGCCGAGCACGCCAAGGTGATCGGCACGTACTTCGTCGGCATGTCATCGAAGCTGCACGAGGACGACTACCTCTACCCGAGCTTCAACCAACACCAGACGGTGACCGGCCGCCTGTCGTGCTACATGCCCAACCTCCACAACATCCCTCGTGGCTCCGACATCCGAGCGATGTTCATCCCCGAGAAGGGGGAGGTGATGATCGCCGCCGACTACGACCAGATCGAGCTGCGCTTCATCTGCATGTACGCAGAGGACGAGACGATGCGCGACCTCTTCCTCGGTGACGAGGACATCCATACCGCCACCGCCGCACGCATCCGCGGCGTCGACCCGACGCTGATCAGCAAGGAGGAGCGCACCGTCTACGGCAAGACGCCCAACTTCCTCATCGGCTATGGCGGTGGTGCCTACCGCCTGCACCAGCAGACCGGCATCGAGATCGACCGCGCCCAGGAGATCATCGACCGGTACTTCAAGACCTTCCGTCGCATCCTGCCGTGGAAGATGCGCGAGCTGTCGATGGCCCGCAGCCGGGCGCGCTGGGTCACCCGTGAGGATGGCCGCCGTCGCCTCGCCTCACCGCCCTACGTCGAGACGATGCTCGGTCGGCGGCGCCGCATCCCTGCCCTGGTCAACGTGGATCCACGCCGTGCCGCCACCAAGGAGGAGTGGAAGAAGCTCAACGCCAAGGTGAATGCGGCAGAGCGACAGGCGATCAATGCTATCGTTCAAGGCTCCGCCGCAGACACGATCAAGCTCGCCATGGTGGACATCCGACGACACCTGGCCGAGACGGGGTTCCCGTTGACGCCTGTCCTGAATGTCCACGACGAGATCGTCGCCGTGTGCCCGGAGGAGTACGCCGAGGAGGGCTTGAAGGTGCTGGTGAGCAGGATGGAGGGCGTCGTGAACTACCGCACGGGAGAGCCGCCTCTGCAGGGCTGGGTGCCACTGCTGGCCTCGGGAACGATCGGTGACCGCTGGGCCAAGTCATGAGCGCCGCCACCAAGCGGACGTTCCTGAACCGTGCCTTCCACCCCGACGGGTGCCACGCCTGCGCCGTGAGTGGGATGGTCAACGCCTCGGACGAGGTGCTCCACGCTGAGTTCGTGTCGACGCAGCGCTCACTCGACACCGTGTCCGACGACGTGGTGCAGCGAGCCATCGAGCGCGCCTCGTGGATGGTCGACGTGCTCGTGCGTGGTGAGTGTCCGATCGACATGGAGTCGGCGATCGGCGAGGGCGAGGGAGTGTGTGCCGACTGCGGCTCGCCGTGTGCCGTGCTCACTCTGCACGAGCTGCTCGTGAAGTTCTACCTCGCCATGCGCCTCGAAGAGGAGGATGCTCGTGGGCAACTGGTTCGCTGACCGTCTCGGTCCACCTCCTGCCCCTGTGGTAGCTCGGTTCCAACCCGGTCAGCCGTGGCCGCCACAGGGGCAGTACCAACCGCAGCAACAGGCACTGCTACCGCAGCAGCAACCAATGGTGCCACAGCAGCAGGCGTTCGACCCGAGCACCGTGCAGATCGACAACCTCGATCAGCTCCTCGCATTGAAGGACGCCTGGCAGGGCACCGCCGAGGAGAAGCGCAACACCGATCTCTGTCCGAAGTGCGGTGGCCCGTTGCAGATGTTCACGCAGATCTCTGCACCCAAGATCATGAACCGTAACGGTGTGAGTTGCCGACCGATGGAGCGCTGTCACTACTGCGGCTACAACGGTCACTTCGAGCAGCTCGGACAGCAGGCGACAGACTCCGGTGTCGCCATCCGAGCCATCTGATGCCAGCCAAGGCGGCGGCGCACCAGTCACTCGATGAGGTGATGCGCGACATCACCAAGGCGTTCGGTGAGGACGTGGTCGTGCTCGGCAGCCAGATGCGCGGTCGCACGATCAAGCGCATGACCACGGGCGTGCTGAGCTACGACACCGCACTCGGTGGCGGTTGGCCCATCGGCTCGTGGTCCGAGATCATCGGCAACGAGAGCCACGGCAAGTCACTGCTCGCACAGTCGACGGTGATCGCCAACCAACGTCGCGACCCCAAGCACAAGACGTTGTGGATCGCAGGCGAGCCGGTGAACTTCGAGTGGTGCGAGCTGCTCGGCATGGATCTCGACCGTGTGCAGTTCGTGCCCGGCAACAACATGGAGCAGGCGTACGACGTGTCGCTGCGCTTCATGACCAACCGTCTCGTGGACCTCGTCATCATCGACTCGATCCCCGCCCTGATACCCACGAGTGAGGACGACCGCGAGTTCGAGGAGTTGACCATCGGCAAGGCGGCGATGCTCAACAACAAGTACTTCGTGCGCAAGGCCACGACGGCAATGAAGCGGAGCTACACCAAGGTCGACCGCCCGGTCACCGGTCTCGCCATCAACCAGTGGCGCGAGCGCATCGGTGGCATGGGTGACCCGCGCATCGCACCGGGAGGCAAGGGCAAGAACTTCGCCTTCTACATCCGTGTCGAGATGACCCGTACCGAGTGGATCAAGGAAGGCTCACGCTCGGTGGGTGGTCGCTTCCGACTGCGCACGATCAAGAACAAGACGGCGCCGGTCAACCGAGGGGCCGAGGTCAACTTCTACTTCGATGATGCCACGGGCTTCCCCAAGGGGACGTTCGACCACGCCGAGGACATCGTGATGACGGCGCTGTACTACGACCTGCTCGGCGTCGGTGGCGGCGGCTACTACGTGTTCGGTGACCATCGCTGGCGAGGCAAGGACAAGGTGCTGGCGTCAGTACGTGAAGATCTCGACCTGCGCGCCGAGCTGAGCGCAGCGGTGATGCACATCGTCAACCCACCGCCCGCCAAGATCAAGCTGGTGCGCAAGAAGTGAAGAGCTGGGACCGCCAGGAGGAGCGCACCGCCAAGCGTTACCGCGGGTCACGCTCACCCGGCTCGGGCAACGGTCACTCCCGCAAGAACGACGTGCGCAACGAGCACCTGCTCATCGAGAACAAGACCACCGACAACACCAAGTCGATCCGCCTCCTGGTTGAAGACCTGGAATCGTTGCGACGGCACGCTACTGTCGAAGGCCGTGTTCCAGTACTCCAGTTCGACCTGGCCGGGCGGAGCTACGTAGTCCTCCATGAAGGGGACTTCTACGCCCGTCTCGGAGGGGACGAGTGAACCACCGATCCGCCGCGGTCACGTCGACCTCTCGTCGTGGGCGTACTTCCTCAGCGACCCCATCGATCGCATCCGCACCGACTGGTGGATGGCGTACGGCAAGTGCTTCCGAGACAGTGCGACGACCGAGTACTTCGTACCCGACGACCTATCGGTGCGTGAGGCGCGACGTCGCACAGCGATCGCCAAGTCGATCTGCAACGGCAAGGACGGGCTGCCGCCATGCCAGGTGAAGGGAATCTGCGCCTCGTACGCAATCCACAACGAGATATGGGAAGGGGTGTGGGGCGGCATGAGCAAGCGCGAGCGAAGGCTGGCGCTAAGGCAGCAGCACGTCTTGGTGGCGGCGGTACACGTATCGTTTCGTCGTCCAAGTCGCGTTGGTTGACCGACAGCTACCGCAAGACACACCCACTCATCGGGGCGCTGCAGCGCCACATCGTCAGCGAGAACACGCGCATCAACGACGTGCGCGACGTGGCGGTGTCGGGCTACATCCACCCGTCGTCGGCGAGCAAGAGCGACTGGTGTCCGCGCTCCTCGTGGTACGAGATCATGCGCGCCCCGGCACTGCCGCCGGAGAAGGTCGGCCACCGCCTCGCCAACGTGTTCGCCGAGGGCCACGAGATCCACGACAAGTACCAGCGATGGTTCACGCAGATGGGGATCCTCATCGGCATGTGGGAGTGCCTGGTCTGCGGCTACCAACAGTGGGGCAAGGGCATGCAGACCTCGTGCCACTTCTGCCTCGGCGATCGCTTCCGCTACGCCGAGGTGCCGGTCGAGGACGAAGACCTGATGATCCGCGGGGCGGGCGACGGCATCGTTGACTTCGATGAGCGCAAGAGCCTGATCGAGATCAAGAGCATCGGGCTGCGCTCGATCGAGTTGGACTACCCCAAGCTGTACCGCCCGTACAAGGAGGGCCAGCTCGATCTCAACGGGCTGTGGGCCTCGGTCAAGGAGCCGTTCCCGTGGCACATCCGCCAGGCAACGTTGTATCTCCACATCCTCCGCCAGACCTGGTCCGACATCAACGACATCATCTTCATCTACGAGTTCAAGGGCAACCAGGACGTCAAGGCGTTCACGATCGGCTACCGACCCGAGGCCATCGAGAGCATCCTCGTCGGCGCTCGCGCCATCGCCGACGCCGTCGATCGACAGCGACCGGTGCGCCGCCCGCCGTGGGCCGACGAGCCGACGAACAAGGTGTGCAAGGTCTGCCCGTACCGAGCGACGTGCTGGGCCGCATGAGACTCGTGCCCAACCCCAAGACACTCGACGGGTTCAGCGACCCGCGCCAGCCGAACGTGCCGATCCCCGACATGGTGATCGACGTCGGCGACATGCACGACGACGAGCTGATGGAGCTGTTCAACACCTTCACTGCGTGGGCTGACTTCCTCGCCGTCGAGTCGGTCAAGGCCAACCTCGTTGAGGAGGAGTACGAGGACAAGATGCTGGAGTTGAAGAGCGAGCACATCGCCTTCGGCGACAGCCTCTACCGTGACCGTGCTGCGGCGGAGATCACGCCCGGCATGCACGAGCTACGGTTGCGACTACGGACCTTCAAGAACGTACGGAAGCTACTGGAAGCGAAGTTCACCAACTGTGATCGCAACGCCAAGGCGCTCTCTCGTGAGCTGACACGGCGCACCACGATCGCGGAAGGGAACAGGGGGAGACGGTATGGGCCATGAAACGTTGCTACGCCTGCGGCCGAGAGGATGCCGACACGCGCCCGTTGGGTGAGCGTGGTCAGGACGTCTGTCTCACATGCCTGGGTCAACCAGCGATACGAGCGACCGCCGCCGCTCTCCTCACATCATCGATCAACGCTGCGTACATCGCATCGTCGTCAGGGATGGTCACCATCGACGGCGAGGAGGTGCGGCCGATGACACCGGATGATGTGTGGATCGTGCCGCAAAGCAACTCTTGACCAACAAGCCTCGGCGCGATGGCACCGACGCCGAGACCAAGGTTCAACGTTGGTTGATCAAGCGTGGCTATCGCTACGCCAAGAAGCTCCGCCAAGAGGGAGCGCTCGACGTCGGCGACGTGCACATGGGCGACGGGTACCCGGTGTGCATCGAGGTGAAGGGTGGCCAAGGTGCGGTCACCCACATCTCGACGCACGTCAACGAGACCATCGCCGAGATCGCCAACAGCCACGCTGAGACGGGCGTGGCGATCATCAAGAAGGCGCGCAGCGCCAACGTCGATGACTGGTACGCCGTGATGCCAGCGAGCGTGTGGCTGGAGTTGATCGCACGTCTCTACCCGCCGCCGCCCAGTACCAAGGTGAAGCTCCGCTCGAACCGACGCCACTGACTACTGTTGGAGCGTGGCAACCGCAGTGATGATGGGGTTCGACGCTGACCACCACACCCTTGACGACAAGGGCTGGGTGGTGAGCTACGACGACGGCACCGGCACCAAGGTCACGACGTACTACGACTCGCTGACGTTGGCCGCAGCAGCGGTGCAGAACATCTTCACTGCCGACGTCTCGATCGACAACGTGCTGCGCGCCCAGGTGACCACGACGTTCATCGGCTCGGGCGGCAACCCCGCCACCATCAACACCAACCTGACGGCCAAGCGCACCGCCGAGGGTCTCGACCCAACCACCACCCCGGTGTAGCGCCCACAACTACGCTGGGATCATGGCGATCCGCTCGCGTCTCGACTACTACGCCGCCAGCGCAGACCCCAGTCGGGCCACGCTCGGTTCGGACGATCCGAACGCCAACCCGGTGCAGCAGGGCGTGTTCCGCTCGCGCCGCTCGATCGATGAGATGCGCCGCCGCCCCGAGGCGCTGCGCACCGGCTACGGCAACATCCGAGTCGTCGGTGCGGGCCAGCCCTACCAGTCGGGGATGGGCAAGCCGTTGATCGAGCGTGAGGACGTCGTCACCCGCGAAGACGGTTCGTGATGCCTGGGCCACACACGGCTCCGCAGACCGTCAACAACTGGTTCAGCATGCAGGAGGTCGCGCTCGGCCTCGGCGTGTACGGGCCTGGGCCGAACCCGCAGTTCCGTGATGCGCTCGACGCAGCTCGGCTGAACTGGAGGCAGACGCCAGAGGGGTCGTACCCCGACGGGTACCTCGGCACGGTCGGCGGGCGCCGCGGCGACAAGCTGCGCAACGCCGTGTGGCGCAACCAGCGACCGTACGATCGCGGGGTCCACAAGGACACCCGTCTCGACATGAGCGACTACCTCTGGCCGGAGGAGTTCAACCTGATGAGCGGGGTGGTCAACGAGCTGACCGGGCTGCGCTACGTGTCGCCAGCGATCGCCATCGGCCCGCTGCAGCTCACGAATCGCGGCAAGCCCAACACCCGGGACTACAACAACATGACCGGGCGCCCCGACACCGGCACGCCCATCCAGGTCGACCCCGGACAGCAGGCCGCCAAGCGCAGGATGCTGCCGCGGTGGAGCTGAGCAAGCAGTTCGTCACGGCGCCGCGCGGCACGCCTGGTCACCCCCAGCTCTTCGGCATGGAGGACGAGCCAGCGCGCATGACCGAGTGGCCCGACGTCGGCCGCCAGATGCGCCCCGTGCACGACAAGGTGGGCCAGCCACGAGCCATCACGCCGGTCGACGTCGAGGGCGTCGGCAAGGTGCACCCGTTCGTCGGCGGCTACCACCACACCGAGGAGCGCCAGCTCCGCATGCTGATGTCGGCTCGGGAGATCCAAGAGCAGTACGCACCGGCCGAGGGCGACCGCATGTACAAGGGCACCGACTACGCCTCCAACCTGGGTGGCCCTCAGCCGCCCGGGCGTGCCGACCCACGGGCCGGGGAGATCACCGACCGGCGTGCGACGACCGACTTCCGCATGAACGAGCGCTGGGGCCACCCAGTGACCGGTGAGCGGTACTTCAAGCGCACCATGGAGCCGATCAGGCCGCCGATCGAGACCAACAACGAGATGTGGCAGCGCAAGGCCCAGGAGGCCGCTGAGACGCCTGAGGAGGGCCACGCACGCCTCGGGCGGGTCTACGCCGCCAACGGCCTCGCCACGCCCACACAGCTCGCCAAGTACGCCACGGTGCCACCGCGGCACAAGACGTCGCTGATCGAGCACCTGCAGAGCGGTGCCGACCCCGGCGTGATCCCGCTCGGTGTCCGCTCCAACCCGCTCAGCTCCAACCGCAAGCCGATGGTCGCCGGAGGCCAGCACCGGATCGCAGCACTGGGTGAGATCGATCCTGACCGCCTCGTACCGGTGGAGCACTGGCGCGACACGCACGACGCCAAGTTCGAGACCCGCAAGACCAAGAGCGGCCGCACGGTCTCACTGCCGCGCAAGGGCTACACCTGATGCCGACGACGTTCTCAGCGGCAGCGAACGCCTCGCTGCTGCGCTCTCAGTACCCGCCGCCCTTCCAGCTCCAGGGCGAGTACGCCACCGACGAGGTGATCACCCAGGCGCAGATGCCAGCCGACCTGATCCGCATGCGCGCCCCGCAGGTGCCTCAGCAGCTCTTCCCACCGCGCTACGGCTACGACCGCATCCCGCTGACGATCACCGACGTGCTGCAGACCGACCGGTGGGCGCCGACCTACCGCTCGTGGACGTCGGGGCCGCGCATCATCCCACCACCGATCGACCCCAACGGACTCAGCGGGGCGCCCGACGGCGGCTTCACCAAGAACGCACTCGTCGGCGGGGTGTACCAGCAGTGAGCGCAGCCGACCATCTCGGCGAGCAGATGCGACTGTTCATGACGGCGGGCGAGCTGCACGGCACCCACTCGATCGAGATACAGCAGACCCCCGAGTCACGGTTCGGCATGCCCAGGCGTTCGATGGGCGAGATGTGGGACGTGAAGCGCAGGGAGAACAAGCGCAGCGGGTTGAAGAAGGACGTTGCGGCGCACGGTGTGCAGCATCCCGTGGAACTGGTCTCCGGTCAGGATGTCGAGGGGACTGTCATCTACACCGGGCACCACCGAGTACAAGCCGCCTTCGAGCACAACCCCGAGTCGTACGTTCCCGTGGAGCACCACGATCTCGACAAGCGGGGCTTCTAGTGGCTGCCAGCGATCACCTCAGCGATCGACAGCTCCGCATGTTCATGCAAGCCAAGGAGCTGCGCTCCATGCCGTCGGCAGAGGTCGGCGACCATCTTCATGAGATCGGCGGGTGGTCTTCCCATGAACAGATGTGGGCGTCCAAGGCCAAGGACAACGCTGAGGACGGCCTCGGTGCCAGTGTGGCCAAGCACGGTGTCGAGTACCCGGTGACGATCACTCACCGAGACGAGGGCGAGCCGCAGATCGACTCTGGTCATCACCGCATCCAGGCCGCCTACGACGCCGACCCCAACAGCTATGTGCCAGTCCGACACACCGACCACTCGCGCCGCAGCTATAGCGAGTCGCCGCAGCCGGTGACCGCTCGCTTCCCGTCCTACCCGTGATGTAGCACCCCAGGAGTACGGTGGAGCCATGGCCATTCCCAGCGACCGGTCGATGAACGACGACATGCGCATCGGCGCCGTCGAGGGCCGTGTGCGCTTCCTGCGTCCCAACGCCGTCAACGCCGAGATGGGCGAGGCGCTGACCCGCCAGTCGTGCCTCCAGGGCGACGCTCCGTTCTACGGCTGGTACGGCAACTTCGGCATCGGCTACGGCGACATCGACAAGATCCGCTGCGCCCTGCCTGGCGCCGTGCACCCGCTCGCTCCCATCCGTGTCAGCAAGCACGAGGTGGTCGATCCGCTGTGATCAGAGGCCGCCACCCGCGCTACTCGGGACCGGAGTTCGAGGCGCTGGCGCGCTCGATGGCGCACCACCCGATGGCCGGGCCACCTGACCCCAAGTGGAACACGGCCAAGCCCAACTTCGAGGGCATCGCCATGAACGACGATCCCGACGCCTACGACGCAGAGCGTGACCGCCGGTTGGCCGGGGAGATCCCTGAGCGCCGCTGAACGTTACGCTGCCTCCAATGAGGTTGTGCTACTGCTACCACTGCCACACGCTCAGCAAGATCGCTGACTACGAGGGCGAGTACCGCGAGGACTCACAGCCCCTCAACGACGTGCTGTTGGAGAACTGGGTGCAGCGCCACATGCACGGCTTCTCCGAGGAGCAACACCCCGGTGGCCGGGTGTTCGCCTTCGTCGGACGTGACATCGAGGTGCAGGGCGGGCGCTTCGACGGCCGCGGCGTACCGGTGGCCAACGAGGTCGAGCACGTTCGCACCGAGCTGGCGCGCGCCGGGCAGGAAGTGTTCGAGTTGAAGGACGAGTTGAAGGAGGACGCCCACAAGTGCTTCCTCCGACACAAGCGCCCGACCTACCCCGACCGCAAGTGCATCGACTACCACGACGACTCCAAGTGGCTCGGCCGCAAGGAGCACATCGAGGGCCAGACGCTCGCCGTGCAGCAGGGCTACCTCTGCAGCTACTGCCCCTACGAGGTGAATGTGTCCGTCACCCGGCGTGGCTACAACTGATGTCGGCAGTCATCATCGTCCACGCCGATGGAGTCTTCTGCGACTCCACGCACGAGGTGCCCAACGTCGAGCCGGACGCCAACGCATTGCGCTGGTTCCACAACATGACCGACGCCTCGCAAGAGCAAGTGATCGTCACCTGCGAGTCGCCGAACAGCACGGTCGTGGACATCTGGCTCCGTACCTTCGACCTCCGCTACAGCTACGTGCTGTCGCTCAAAGAGACCAACGAGCGCCAGCAGGTGTTGGAGATCATGCGCCATCTCGGTGCACAGCAAAGCAAGGCCGTGCTCTACATCGGTCAGCGCTTCAACATCTGCAACCTCATCGCTGACTTCGGCGTGCCCGCATTGCGCTACCTACCGCCTACCGGTCGGGAACAATGGGAGGTCGATCCACGCGAGAGTTGGGGGATGGTCGTCGCCCGACAAGGGGGTGAGAAGTGAGGCTGTACTTCTCAGGTGCTGAGGTAGGAGCGCACCGCAAGCGCTTCGCCAAGCTCGATGTGCGACGTGTCGCCTTCAACCTCGGACCTGTGCTCAACAGCGGCGGGCACAGCTCAGTGGCGCCCGACGACCTGCTGCCGTTCGTGACGTTGTTCTACGCCTCACAGACAGTTGATGTCGACAAGGCGGCCGAGATCATGCGAGCGCATGGTGACGAGACGTCGCTCGCAGTAGGCATGGAGTACTCCGGCCGCTTCCCGGGCACGGCTATCCCCCTGTGGAATGGTGTCGATGTCGACGCCGCACTCGAAGCGATGGTGGAGCACGGCGCCGTCTGCATCGAGGAGGCCGACCTGCTGGAGAAGCGGAACCAGATCCCGCTCAACGCCTTCGTCGCCCGCAACCCGAGCGTCCACCTCTACTGCGCCACCTCGAAGGTCGACGCCCTCGCTCTGCCGTGTCTCACCGACGCCATCGTGGCGGGTTGGATCGCCACGCAGAAGCACCGTGAGTTCCAGGTGTGGGACGGCAAGAAGGTGCGCAAGTTCCCACGTACCGCGCGCAGCGCCGCCGTCGACAACGCCATCGGCCAGATCAACAACATGGGCTGCGACCCCACGAAGTTGAAGGAGGGCGACGTGGACGAGCTGGTGCGCCTCTCGTTCGCCTCGTGGCGCCAGTACGAGTCAGTCGTTGCTACCGCGTCGTTCCAGCAGAGTGTCGAGCCGATGTCCGAGACCGGGGGTGGTGTTGGGATCGCACGTCCCGAACCGCGTCCAAGAGACCGGGTGCTGCTACCGGTGCTGGCTGCGTTCGAGCAGACCGAGAACGGCGGTGTAGCTCGCACCTCGATCGACTCACTGCGTCAGTGCAACGGCTGCTTCATCGCTCACGCATGCCCCGGCTACGAGCCGGACCACGCTTGCGCCTACTCGGTACCGGTCGAGATCCGCACCGTCAAGCAGATGCGCGACGCCCAACAGCTCGTGCACGAGATCCAGTGGCAACGCATCCTGTTCATGCGACTCGCCGAGGAAGTCTCAGGTAGCGAGCTGGATCCGCACCTCGGTCGTGAGATGGACCGCTTCTTCGCTCAGGCCGAGTCGGTAGCTCGCCAGAGCGAGAGCCGCTCGACGCTGACGATCCAGTCCACCGACTCCACAGGTGGTGGTGGGATCCTCGCCTCGATCTTCGGTGGTGCGATGAGCAAGGGTGCTCAGGCACTCCCACAGCCGGTGCCGAGTGACGAGATCCTCGCCGAGGCGTGGGAGGCGGTACCAACGACGGCCGACTGAGCGTCGCTGAATCGGGGTACGTCGCTTTCCAATCGCCCAAACGGCGACACCCCCCTTCCAGAAACGGCACGAACTACGCTCGGCATAGAGCCGAGACCAAGGAGACGTCATGACCGAGACCGACACCCCGGAGGGCACCGAGGTCGCACACACGACCAGCCCCGAGCTGCGCGAGCGTGACCCCGAGACGGCGCCGGATCCCGTCGACACGACCGAGGCCGAGTCGCTCGATGAGGTCCATGCCATGGCGGCCTACAACCGGGCCGTGATGGGTCCGGCGGCCGACGATCCCACCATCGCCACGCCCGGCACCGATCCGGTCCCCGAGCCTGGCCCCGGTCCCGAGGACAACGAGGCGCTCGACAACGCCACGGGCGGAGCACTGAGCAACGCCGCCGAGACCGGTACCGCATGGCCCGAGCCGCGCGACCACGACAGCTTCGCCAACAAGGGCGAGCTGGAGGCGCGCAAGGACGAGAACATCGGGATCAAGACGACGTTCGACCTCAACGCTCCCGGCGAGCAGGGTGATGTCGAAGGTGACGACGGCAGCGGCGAGTTCGACCCCGGCAATCACACCGTCGCCGAGGTGCAGGACTACCTCGATGCTCACCCCGAAGAGGAAGAGCGAGTGCTCGCCGCCGAGGCCAACGGCAAGAACCGCGCTGGCATCGTCGGTTAGTCGTCGTCCCAGCCGGGAACCGACTGACCTACGGCGGAGTCGAGGCGGTCCTCGGCACCTCCAACGACGGGGACCGTCTCCCGCCGTAGTCTCACTTGACGACCGTGCCCACTGCCGTTGTGCAGTGGGCACTTGTCGTTGTCGCCCTTGGCCGCCCAGCCGTGCTTACGCCCCGCTCTGAACCGGCATAGGCACGCACCGCAGATGTGGCACCAGCGCCCGTCGTAGCGCTCTCGACAGCGAACGATGAGCACTTAGCCGTACGGGTCGTCGTAGACCGGCGCAGGCACCGGAGCACGAGGTGCTTCCGGCTCAGGGTTGTCCAGCTCGTGCTGAGTCACGTAGCTGACCGGCACCGGGTATTGACGCTGGGTGCTCTGCTGTAGACCGTGAGCAATGGCGACGCGGTGATGCCCCTCAACGAGCTTGTCCGGCGCCCCCTCGATACCGGGCATGATCATGATTGGTCGCTGCACGCCGTGCTCGGCGATGTTCGACTGCAGCCGCCCGTACAAGCGCCCCGACTCGGCCGTCTTGGCCTCCATCACGTCACCCGGTGAGAGCTGGCGCCCGTAGCGGTCTTCCATGTGCTCGGCAGAGTGCATCTCGCCCGCCATCATGCGGTTGTAGATCACCGAGGGATCGAGCTGGGTCGGGCGCTCGGCCGTGGAGCGGATCACACTGCCAACGCTACGCGAAGCAGGACCGCCCGGGGGACGGCCCTGCTCTCGGAGACAATGGTGAGCACCCCATAGAACTCGATGGCGTGTCGAGACGCAGCATAGGGCAGCCAGTACGCTCGCGCCAGGAGGCCGTTTCCAATCACTGATTTGGAGAGACCCCCCTTTCAGAATCGGGACATGATCTGGCTCGGGACGCCGAGCCGGTAGGTGCGCCGGAGCGGCGACGCACGCCCACCCCTTCCGCCGGGGGCGGCGAATGGCGAGACCGCCCCGACGCACCGTTCTACCGAGCATGCGGTACTCCGCCCGGCGGACCATGTCGCACCCCCTGCGTAGGGTCGTGGCATGGGAGGAAATGTCGACAGATGTTGTGCTGAGACGTTGCACGACGTTGAACATCTGCTACTATCACTGGTGTGAGCAACGCACCTGCCTCTCCCCCTCAGCTCGGCTTCATCGAGCGACTCCTCGCCGAGCGCACCAGCCAGGCGCCCCAGGGTGTCGACGCCTTCATGGAGGTGCTGCGCACCAAGCGGATCACCAAGGAAGGCGCCAGCTCGCTGATCAACAGCCTGCTGGCCATCCCGGTGGACGTGGTCGAGGCGCCGGTCGCCGAGGCTGGCACCCCGGCCCGTGACCTGAGCCGCCGCAGCAACGCCTACGCAGGCAAGTGCGGCAAGTGCGGCCACACCGTGGCAGCGCGCGAGGGGTACCTCACCGGCAGCCGCGGCAACTGGGGCTGCGAGCACCTGGAGGGCGCCTGCCCCACCGAGGCCGCCAAGCCCGGCGTGCACGAGCTGAGCGAGATCGTGGGCGACCTGGAGGACGGCAACTACGCCATCCCCGCCACGTCCGGTGAGACCGACGTGTGGTACTTCACGGTCAAGACGAACAAGGGGTTCTACAACCCCGACAAGAAGGGTCAGCGCATCGTGCGCATGGTCGCTGGCGGCGGCAACGAGTTCCCGATCACCAACGAGTGGGTGCGCAAGGCTGTCGCCTCGGTGCGTGCGCTCGGCACCACCGAGTCGATGCAGATGTTCGCTCGTGAGATGCACATCTGCGGCCGCTGCGGTGAGGATCTGACTCAGGTCACGAGCAAGGTCACCGGCTTCGGCCCGGTGTGCCGCCGCAAGATCCACTACGTGGTCTCCCCCGCCGAGGCCGCTGAGATCAAGCGCCTCATCGAGGAGGCCAAGGCTCGTGGCGAAGACTTGTTGGTCTGAGACGTTGTACATCGTTGAACGACCTGCTACCATCACTGCTGTGACCACCACCACCAACTACCGCACTGCACTCGGCCCCCTCGCCGACGTCGTGATGCCTCACCTCATGGGCGAGGCGCACGTCGTCGCTCGTGGGCTGGCCGCCATGGCAGTCGCCACCGACGCCGACCTCGACACCTCGAACATCCTCGCCCCCGGCGTGGTGCTGTTCCCCTACCAGCGCGCTGGCATCGTCTACGCCCTGCAGGCCCGTCGCTGCGTCATCGGACACGCCATGGGCCTCGGCAAGACGGTCCAGGCCATCGCCGCCCTCGCCATCGAGAAGCGCAACACCGGCAGCCTCCGGGCGCTCGTGGTCGCTCCTCCGAGCCTCACCCTGAACTGGGTGCGTGAGTTCAAGATGTTCGCACCGCACCTCACGGTCGCAGTGGTCAAGGGCCAGACGCCCTCCGAGGTGCCGGACACCGACGTCGTGATCATCGGTCACAGCGTCGTCAAGCACTGGGAGAAGGCACTCATCGCCGCCCAGTTCGACGCACTCGTGATCGATGAGAGCCAGAACTTCAAGAGCCGCACGGCGCAGCGCACGAAGAGCATGCAGCAGGTCGCCCGCTGGCTGGACGACGATGCGCTCGTGCTCCTGCTCTCCGGCACGTTCGTCACCAACGACCCGGGCGAGGCCGCCCCGCAGCTCCAGATCCTCAACGTCATCGACGGGCTGTTCGGCGACGTGTTCGGCTTCCTCGACCGCTACTACCCCAAGGTCAACAAGTGGGACCGCGAGCCTCGCAACCTCGCCGAGCTGCACGAGATCCTCCTCGACTCGTGCTACTGCCGCCTGACGTTCGATCAGGTGCGTGGCCAGATGGGCGACCGTGCGCCGAAGGGTGTCGCTCGCCAGAGCACCGCCGTGGAGATGCACGGCAAGGCTGCCACCGACTACAAGGTCGCTCTGGCCAAGCTCCGCAGCTACCTGCTGGAGCACCACGAGGAGATCGCTCTGGAGGAGGGCATGACCATCGCCGAGGCCGAGCGCCTCGCCGAGGAGAAGACGGAGCGCAGCATGAAGGCTGAGGCGCTCGTGCAGCTCGGCGTGCTCCGCCGCCTGGCTGGCGAGGCCAAGATCCCGAGCGTCATCTCGTTCGTGGAGAACCTGGTGGAGCAGGGCGAGCAGGTCATCGTCTTCGGTTGGCACAAGGACGTTGTCCGCACCATCGCTGCCCACTTCGGTGCTCGCACGATCATGGGTGGTGACAAGGTGGAGGCTGTCGAGGAGGCCAAGGCTCGCTTCCAGGCCGGGCTGGACAAGGTCATCGTGCTCAACATCAAGGCAGGCGGCACGGGCCACACGCTCACCGCCGCCAGCCAGGTCGTCTTCGCCGAGTTCCCCTGGACGCCCACCGACTACCAGCAGGCCGAGGCCCGCGCCGACCGCATCGGTCAGACCGAGCTGGTCACCTCGCACGCTCTGCTCGCCGCCAACGGTGAGAGCACGATCGATGAGGCGCTCGTGGGCATCCTCAACCGCAAGGCGCTGATCGTCGGCGAGCTGCTCGACGGCAAGGCTGACACCCTGATCGAGGATCAGAGTGTCGCCGACGCCCTCCTCGATTGGGCGAGGGGGGCGTGATGGTTGAGCCGAGATGTTGTGCATCGTTGAACGACGGTGCTACACTCACCAGCATGAACGCACCCACGCCCGAGCAGGAGCACGACGACCGGCTCCTCGCCCTCTTCCTCGCCGCCGACCAGGCCGAGCAGCAGCTCGCCTGGAAGACCGACACCTACCGCCGCGAGTCGTTGACCCGCAACGACCCCCGCCAGGGCTGGAAGGGGCCGAAGGACATCCGCACGATGAACGAGGTCGCCGACGACCTGCAGGCCCGCCGCGACGAGCTGGTCCCGTTCTGGACCGAGCGCTCGGACAACGCCGAGGACGCCGCCCGCATGATCGCCTACACGGTCGGCGAGCTGGACCAGGTCGAGACGGCGTACTTCGAGGCGCTCGGCGCCACGGCTGTCGCCCGGTACGAGATCACCGCCCACGAGCAGAGCTACACCGGCTGGCAGCGCTACTTCCTCGTGACCAGCTCGGCCGGTCTCGTGCACGCCAGCATGAACTGCAGCACCTGCAACAAGGGCCGCCAGGCCACGACGTTCGCTCTGCTGCCGAGCTGCTCGGGCCGCTCGCACGAGGCGCTCGTTGCGGCGCTCGGGCCGTCGCTGTGCAGCGTCTGCTTCCCCGACGCCCCGGTCGCCTGGACCGACGAGCAGAGGATCTCCCCCAACGTCGCCACGGTGCTCGCCACCCAGGGCGAGGAGGCGTTCTGGACGGCGCTCGCCGACAGCCGTGCGAAGGCTGCCAAGCGCGCCGCCACCAAGGCTCGCAACGACGCCGAGCTGGCCGCCCGCCGGGCCGCCCGTGCTGCAGGCAATCGTTGAACGACGTTGCGTAACCACCACCACTGCTGCTACCATCACTGACATGAGCACTTCCAATCCCTACGTCGTCAGCCGTGCGGCCCGCGACATCGTCGTCGGCAACGTCCTGCTGGACGGCAAGGTCACCCGCGTCGACGCCGCCACCACGCCCGGCGTGATCTACCTCTGGCTGAACGGCAGCCTCAACGTCGCCGCCGACGTGGTCCTGAACCACGGCGACCCCGTCAAGGTCTACCCGCAGGGCCGCGGCCGCGTCGGCGCCCCCCGCGCCTGATCCACCACCCACTGACCAACCACCTCACCAAGGAACCACCACCATGAAGCGCAACGAGATCGCTACCGGCACCCCCGTGCGGATCCGCCCCAGCAACAGCCGCTACGGCCACAACTACGGCCACAACATCGGCCGCATCGTGAGCGACAACGTGTCGCTCCGCACCGTCGGCTACTTCGGCAAGACGACCGCTCTGGTCGACGTCGAGTGGTACGCCACGCTGAGCAGCGACGGCTCCACCCGACGCTGGGCCGAGACCCGGGTCGAGAAGACCGACTCCCGCAAGCTGGAGGCGATCGATGTCGCCAAGCTCGCCGCCGAGTACCGCGCGAGCCACGAGCTGGAGCAGGCCCACCAGAACGACGTCATCGAACGGCGTGACCAGATCGACGCCAACCTCGCCACCATCCGCGCCGCCCTCGGTAACGACCAGTGGGGCTACGCCCGCAACGAGCGCGAGATCACGCTCACCGCCGCCGAGCTGGCCGCCATCGTGAGCAAGGTCGTGGCGTCATGAGCCTCACCGTCGCACTGCAGCACCACCTGCAGTACAACCACTACCCATCGATCAGTGCTCGGTTCGTGCCGTCCGCTGAGCGCGCCATCGAGCTGGCCAACGAGGACGACTGGGACGCCATGATCGAGCTGCCCAACGGCGTGTCGATCTCGGTCGGCGAGATCGTGGACCAGCTCCACCTCACCACGTTCGTCACGTTCCCCGAGGACGAGGAGCTGGAGGACGACCTGGAGGAGATCGAGCGCCAGGAGCTGTCGCGGTGAGCAACCCCCGCGACAACGCCGACGACGCCTACGCAGCGTTCATGAGCATGCCCCAGTCCGAGTGGCTCGGGCTGTGCATGTCACTGCTCGGAGGCGGCGTGCTGCAGCCCGAGGAGCAGATCGGGTTCGAGCGTGCGCTCGCCGACCGAGCGAAGGCGCAGGGCTGAGTCATTCAACAGAATGCCACCATTGCCCTCTGTACGCCCCTGTGAGCGACGCAAGCGAATCTGCGCACCGAACACCGCACCGAGGCCCGTTACGTCGATCCTGGCGCAACGGGCTTCGTCGCGTAACGGCCGCTGGTCCATGGCGCAGTAGGCGCAGAGGCTCGTGGGCGAGTGATGATAGCAACGCACCATCGTTCAACAAATGCTCGCAACCACGTTGGCACGGCGTTGAACGTCTGCTAGCATCACTCTCGTGACCACCACCCCAACCCCCGGCACCCGCGTGTCGATCCGCAAGTACGGCTCGGTGTACCCGGCCTTCCTCGTGCGCACCACGCCCACGCGGGCACTCGTGCGCTTCACCACCAAGGCCGGTCGGGCCAAGGAGATGTTCATCCCCTTGTCCGACGTGCTCGGCAAGTCCCCGTACTGACCAACCACCACCACCGAAGGAACCACCGTGACTGACACCGCAACCACCACCAACTTCGAGCTGGACATCCTGCTCGCCAAGGTCGAGAAGATGTGGCGCCGGGCCAACCACCCGAACACGCCCCCGGCCGAGAAGGCCGTCGCCGAGGCCAAGGCGCTGTCGCTCATGGCGCAGCACCGCATCGAGATGGCGATGCTCAACATCGAGCAGGCCGACGAGCTGGCTGACCACGAGTACGGCGTGTTGAAGGGCGCCTACGGCCTGCTGCACGCCAGCCTGATCTCCGAGGTCGCCCAGGCGTACGACTGCCGTGTTTGGTGGCGCTCCAGCGGGATGACGTACAACGTGCGCATCAGCGGGTTCCGCTCCGACTTCGAGCGCGTCAAGCGCCTCGCCAACTTCCTCCTCACCGATGCGGTGGCGCAGTCGTGCGAGTTCAAGTCGCGGTCGATCGCAGTCACCAAGGACTACCGGCGCTCGTTCGTCGCCGGGTACACGGTCGAGATCGGCAAGCGCCTGCGCGAGAGCGTGCGCCTCGCTCGCACCGCTGCCGTGGCGCACGCCGCTGAGACCGTGACCGAGGCGGCTGCCGAGCAGCGCGTCGTGGGCGCCGAGCTGGTGCTCGTGGAGCGCAAGAAGGCCGTCGAGTCGTTCATGCGCACCAAGCGCCTGCGTCACGTCGGCCACTCCACGGGGCGCAGCTCCAACGGTCGGGCCAACGGCGCCATCGCCGCCCGCAACGCTGACCTCAGCGGCGGCCGCAACCGGGTCGGCTCGGGCACCAAGGCGCTCGGGCGATGAGAGACGTCAGCAAGAGCGTGGCCTACGGCGCCGAGCTGCACGCCTTCACCAACACGCTGCTCGGCGAGCAGCAGGACTTCGCCTCCCTCGTGAGCACCACGAGGGAGGTGGAGGCCACGCCGGAGTGGCAGCACGTCTACGGCAACACGCCGCTCAACATCATCAGCACTCGTGGCTCCCACGACTACGCCCGTGGGTTCACCACCATCGCCTACAAGACGATCGGCTCGTGGCGCTTCGCAGTGCCGCACGAGATGGCCCACATCCTCACCGACGACCGCCACGGCCCGAGCTGGCGCGCACGCTACGTGTGGCTCGTGCGCATCATGTACGGCAACGAGTGGGCCGAGGCACTCATCGCCGGGTTCGACAGCTCCAAGCTGTCGGTCGTGAGCTTCCCCGTCGCACGCACCACGCCGATGCTGCCGCCCGAGCTGTTCGACGCTCAGGTCGGCAGCCCTCTGTTCGCACCCACCACCAACGCGCCCGCCCGGGCGATCGCACTGTAAGGAACCACCATGGCCAAGATCACCAACGTAGCCTCGGCACGCAAGCGCAAGGACGGCAATGACCCTCACACCTGCTACGCCTGCCACGAGGACATCGCCGAGGGCCAGTCGTACTCGTGGTGCCAGCCCAGCCGGTACAGCCCTCGCATCAACTGGCACAGCACCTGCCCCACGCCTCCGCCGTCACGGCTGGAGTCGAACGAGAAGCGTGCCGCCGCCATGGCTGCATTCGAGGAGGGCTACGACGACCTGAGTGCACTGCGCGAGACCGACACCGAGACCACCACGGTCGACGGTGAGGAGGTCGTGTTCGATCCTGAGGCGTTCGTGGAGGAGATCAAGTCGGTGCTGGGCGCCATCGCCGAGAACGTGCGTGAGGCCGGTGAGCTGTGGCGTGAGGCCGCCAGCAACATCGAGGACGGGTTCGGTCACTCCACCTCGATGTCCGAGGAGTTCGAGGGGTACGCCGACGATGTCGAGGGCGTCGCCGATGAAGTCGACAACATCGAGCCGGACGAGTACGACGCTGAGCAGTGGGACGACGTGCAGCAGTGGCTGGAGGCCACGATCGACAGCGTCGTGGACGAGATGGGCAGTGCTGAGGGCAATCTGCCCTGAGACGTTGCATGTCGTTGAACGACTGCTACACTCACCAGTATGACCACCACTCACATCACCGCCGACCTCTTCGCCGACGCCAACGTCGCCGGAGGCTGGACCGAGCACGACACGGTTGCTCGCCGGATCTGCACCGCCATGTGGAAGGCCACCGGCGCCTTCGGCCGCATCACCAACTACCACTCGGACGTCGTCCTCGACTGCATCACGGTGCAGGACATCGTGGCCAAGCTGGAGCCGGGTCGTGGCTTCGACTTCCTCTACAGCGTCGGCGCCAACGGCACGATGCTGATGCGTAGCACGAAGAACGAGGACATCGCCTTCTTCCTCGCCGACGACCGCGGTGGCGACTCGGCTCGCTTCCTCGTGACCATCAACCGCTCGCACCTGGAGACCACGCCCTACGGGTCGACGTGGGGCGGAGACAAGTACGAGCTGATCGTCCGCACGCTCGAAGCCGCCGCCTGAGCAACCCTGTTACACCCATCAACGATACTGAAAGCATGAACATCCCCATGAGCACCACCCGCACCACCGCCGCCGAGCGCCTCGCCGACGAGATCCTCGCCGCCAAGGCCGAGCTGGCCCAGCAGGAGCTGGCAGTCAAGGAGCTGCAGAAGGCTCTCCTGGCCCTGGCCCCGGTCGGCACCGTCATCATCCGCGACGCTGGCAAGGTCACCGTCACCGAGCGCACCGACCTGGTCGCCGATGTCGAGACCCTCCAGGGCGTCGCCAGCCGCTCGCTCTTCAAGAGCCTCACCAAGACGGTGTTCGACGTCGCTGGCTACCGGGCGCTCGTGACGCTCGGCAAGAGCACGCCGGAGATCGACGCAGTCGTGACGGAGAAGGTGAGCGCGCCGTTCCTGGTGACCACGGTCGCCAAGAAGTGACGTACGACGAGGCCCGCTTCTACCGCAGTGCCAACACTGCGGTAGCGGTGGGCACGGGCGTCATCACCGGGCTGGCCCTTGGCTGGGCCATCCGCCGCTTCTCAGCTCTGACGTGGCTGTACTTCGTCGCCTCGCAGGGCTGCATGTGGTGGGGCATCCTCATCACGCCGGACTGGGTCGACCATCCCGAGCAGGAGGGGTTCACTGGCTTCCAGTGGTGCCTCTTCATCGCCGCCGCCGTGCTGTTCATCCTCGCCATCCGCGAGGGTGGGCGCAGCCTGCGGCGCTTCGCTCAGGCTCAGCTTGCAGCACAGCAGGAGTGGGCAGCTCAGCAGGTGCCAGCTCCAGTGCCAGCACCGACCACTCAGCGTGTCACACGCACCGTCACGGTCACCAGGGCGCCAGTGCGCAACGAAGATGCGCAACAACGCTCACAGGGCACCACAGGCACCTCTCCGAGGCGTCCTGAGCCTCGGCCGGTACGCAGCATCGAACAGCACGGCAACCTCAGGATCACCGACCGCCGTCCGTTCGACCCTGAGCTGGGCGAGTGACTTCTACGGTGCGGCATGACGTTGAACACCTCGTGCTACAGTCACCAGCGTGAAGTACACGGCCACCGAGGCAGCTCGGATCGCTGGCATCTCCTACCGGCAGCTCGACTACTGGGATCGCACTGGTCTCATCACGCCGAGCACACAGGAGGCGCACGGCTCAGGCACGCGCCGTGCCTACAGCTACCGCGACCTCGTAGACCTGCGCACGGTCAAGGCGATGCTGGACGCCAACATCGGGCTGTCGGCCGTGCGCAAGGTGATGCTCGTGCTGCAGCAGTTCCCCAGCCTCGACATCCCCAACCTCACTGTCGTGATGATGGGCGACAGCGTGCGCCTGTGCTCGCAGGACGAGCTAGTCGAGATCGTGCGCACCGAGAAGGGCATGCTCAACGTGCTGCCGCTGAGTGGCATCACCGAGGCTCTCGACAACGAGTTGATGGTAGACGTTGTACATCGTTGAGTGATGCTGCTAGCATCACTGGTGTGACCACCACCAACGCCACCACCGTCCGCTGCGCCTGCGGCTACAACCTCACCGAGCGCCCCTGCCCGCACCACGGCATGGACCGCGCCCACACGTTCCGCACGGTCATCACCACGACCGGCAACGAGTGGCTCGGCTACCGCAACGGCATCATCGTCGCTGTCTACGCCAACCGTTGGGTCGGCGAGTCCCGCCTCCAGGCCCGTAAGGTCGACTCGATCGCCCCCGTCGCCCAGTCGCTCAAAGGCGCCCCCGAGACCTTCATCGGCGAGCGCATCCTCGTGAAGGTGGCGTGATGAGCCGCAAGGACTACCAGCTCCTCGCTGAGGCCATCCGCAAGGCCCGCATCCTGGTCACCGCCAGCGCCACGCTGACCTGCCCTGCTCAGGGCGTCGGCATCACCGCCAGCTTCATCGCTGAGGCGCTGGCTGATGACAACCCAGCGTTCGACGCCGAGCGCTTCCTTGTAGCGGCTGGTGAGATGTGAGCCAGTGCATCGAGACCGTCACCGGCCGCGTGAGCGTGGGCATCCTGGGCCGTGGCACCGAGTCGTTCCGCGACGGTGTCCCGCACCAGTGCCCGCGCCGGGCCGTCGAGGGCGCCACGCGCTGCGCTCAGCACCAGGCCATCGCCGACCGCCGAGCTGCCGTGGTCGCAGCTCGCAGGGCTGCTGCCCAATCGTTGAACGACGTTGTGGAACTGCCGTGACTGCTGCTAGCATCACCACCATGACCAACGACCACGACCTCGGCTTCGAGGCATCAGTCAAGCTGGAGCAGTGGACGGCGATGGAGCAGGAGGCTCTGCGCTTCGCCGCTGAGTACGACGAGAAGGGCTGGACCTTCGCGGCCACCCTCGCCCGCCGCCGTGCTCGTGGCTACAAGAGCGCCCGCAACCGCCTCGCCCGTCGCATGGGATGGCTGTCATGAGCACCTACCGCTGCACCGAGTGCGACGCCACGTTCCCCACGCTCGCCAAGGCCAGCCGGTGCCACTGGGGCATCGGCGGCGTGGAGGAGGTCACCCCTCGCCCGCTGTACGAGATCGCCGCCGAGATCACCGCCGACTGGAAGCCGGTGTGGTTCGGTGCGGTGCCCTACGTCGAGGCGATGGGCTGCCTCACCTCGCTGGACCAGATGTACGGCATGGAGTCCGGGCGCATCATCGTGAGCTACTTCCTCAGCAACGCCAAGCTCTGGCGCGGCGACACGGCCAAGCGCATCAAGCGTGAGCTGAGGGCGATCCTCGATGCCTGATCTCTCAACGACGTTGTGTGTCTCCGATGCTGCTGCTAGCATCACACCTGTGAGCACCACCACCTTCGCCTGCGACACCTGCTACGACACGGGTGAGATCGACTACGAGGGCCGCGTCACTGCGTGCCCCGACTGCACCATCGCCGCCCCCGACACGATCACCATCCGCATCAGCGGCCTGGGCCACGGCCTCGGCGCCGACGGTCGCCACTACGAGACCGCCGTCGCCTGGACCGCCAGCTCGATCACGTTCGAGGGCACCAAGAGCGCCATCCGCGCCGACGTGCGCCGGGTGCGTGCCCACGCAGTCGTGGCCGCCAACATCGCCGGGTACAAGGGCCGCACCCGCAACTCGATCAGCTCGGGTGCGATCGCCATCGACAACCGCGTGAGCGCAGAGCTGGCCAAGTCATGAGCACCAAGGCCGAGCAGGCCATGGAGCTGGCGCTCGCCGCCGGGTTCGAGGTCACCGAGGAGTTCGACGCCTCCAACCAGGGCGACAGGTACTTCATCGATGGCAGCTACAAGGTCATCATCATGCGCCGCCTCCACGGCGCCCGGCCTATCCACGGCTTCGACTCGCTGGAGCTGCGCACCTGCGGCCCCAAGCTCATCAACGCCGTGCTCCGCTTCGGTGACGGTCGTGCGTTCGCCTCCAAGACGTGCACCTCGATCCCAGCGTTCACACGGGCGCTGCTCGATGTGCGCAACGGCCCCAAGCGCCGCCGGGCCGTCGCCGCCCACCTCAACATCCCCATCACCATCTGACCAACCACCAAGGAACCACCACCATGATCACCATCAAAGTCACCGACGATGGCTGCTTCGTTGAGACGTACACCATCGATGTCGACGCCGCCACCGGCCAGGTCACACTGGCCCGAGGCACGGGCGGAGTCATCGACTTCGGCGACGACCGTGACGCTGCCAAGAGCCATCTGCTCAACCATCTCCAGGCCGATCTCAACAAGGGCATCGGGTTCAACGTGCCGGTGCGTGAGCACGTCACCAAGGTCACCGAGGGCCACCTGGCCACCGGCAACGGCCGGGTGGCTTACTGGGGCACCTGCTCGTGCGGCTGGAAGGGCACGCCGTGGGAGAGCCGTGAGACTGCTCAGGCGAGCGCCAACGGCCACTTCGTCTTCCCCGAGATGGTGGTGCAGTCATGAGCGTCTTCACCCCCAAGAGCGTGGGCGTCACGTTCACCTACGAGGCCAACCCGTTGCTCGAATCCGTCGACATCGGCGCCAACGCCTTCCTCGTGCAGCGCCTGACCGTCAGCATCGAGCCTGACGAAGAGGCCGACGACGGCATCTACACCGACGTGCGTACGTGGGGTCGCAAGCTCACCAAGTCCGGTGAGATCGACCAGCGCAGCTCGTTCGGCGCCGTCTTCGTCCGCCTCGCCGACACCCAGCCATGGGTGGACGACGCCAAGGCCCGCTACGCCAAGCTCGTGGTGCTCGCATCATGAAGTACACCAACTACACCAACCTCGACAGCCGCTACGCGCGTGCGTACGAGCCGGGCGACCGGCTGGTGCGTGGGTACGAGGGCGAGCTGCCCAACCACTTCGCTCTCGTGGTCGATGAGGCCACCGCTCGTGCTACGGCCGAGGTGGTGTTCTGGATCCACAACCGTGACGATCGCCCCGATGGTCAGCTCTGCCCATCGATGAGCGTCGGCGACGTCGTGGTCTTCGGTGAGATGGCACTCAGTGCTGAGCCTGCTGGGTGGAGGATCGTGCAGCTCGATGCTGCCGATCTGGTCACCGATCGTACGTGGTCAGATATGGTGCGATCATGAGCGACTCCAGAAGCACCACAGAGGCCACTCAGGTGCCCCAGGAGACGAGCAACGACGTGGAAGCACCTACGACAGCCCAGGAAGCTCCTGAGGCCACACAGCGCGAGCTGGCCTACGGTGACCACGAGCACCTCGTGACCATCGCTCGTGGCCTCGTGACCAACGAGCTGATGATCGCCGACCTCAGCCGCCACGAGTGGCAGACGTCGCTGGCGATGATGTTGCCCAGCCTCGCCGAGTACACCAACCTCGGCCTGATCCTGGTGCCGTTCGCAGCACACGCCAGCATGCCCTGGATCAACAACATCGCGCCCGGCATGGTGATGCAGTGCCAGGGCGTGGCCCGAGAGGACATCGAAGCATTGACCGCCGAGTGCGAGCGCATGTACGCCGCACTCCACCCCGAACAGGAGAAGACCGTGAGTGACCAGCCGGACGAGCGCAAGCCGGACGAGTACGTGGACGACGAGCCGGGTATCGACCCGCGACTCATCGACCCCGACGAGGAGGACGAGCCTGATGAGTGATCGTCACACCAAGGGTCCAGGCCCGTGGTGCGGCACTGCTGGTGGCTACAGCAACCACAAGTGCAAGTGCGACGCATGCACCACGGCGTGGGCCGACGCGCGCCGTGACTACATGGCACGCAACCCCGAGCAACGAGAACGACACCGCGCCCGTGTTGCGGTGTGGAAGGCCAACCAGGTCAAGGAGACCGCATCATGAGGATCATCACACTGCCCCACTTCGCCATGGAGCGCGACGAGGACGGCACCGCCAACGCTGAGTTCCAACGTCTCGTGACGTACGCCATGCGGTGGTGGCCCGAGGGTCTCAACATGAGCGACATCGACTTCGCCAAGGGCGCCGCAGCGATTCGCTCGCTGGCCCAGGGCGACACGATCAGCTACGACCGCATGCAGCTCGCAGTCGGCTACGTGATCGACTCCATCGCCTTCTACGAGTCCGGCCCGTGGGAGGGCAGCGAACCGTACGAGGGACGCAACGCAGCAGCGATCGCCGACCTGCGCGCCCTGCTCGATGTGGTCAACGTCGAGGTGCTCGCATGAGCACCATCAACACCTGCGCTACGTGCGGTGGGCCGATCGCACGTCGCACCAACGTGGCCTACAGCCACGACGAGCAGCCCAACGACGGACCGTGGCTGCACCTCCACGCCGAGGACTGGCAGGACAACGTGCACGAGGCCAAGCCGGTGGAGGTGGACGCATGATGCGCTGCGACCACTGTGGTGAGGAAGTGCACCACGACGCCAACGGCTGGTGGGTGGGCGAGGACGACTCGTCCGACTGCCCAGTGGGCGATCGTGGCCACGAGGTGGGAGGCAGCAGCTCGTGAAGTTCAAGGTTGTCATCGCCAGCCAGCCGCTCGGCAACACCGTGGGACGCAACGGTGAGGACGTGTACGCCGCCTACGTGTCGCTGGCTGGTGTGCAGGTGCACAGCACCAGTGTGACCAACCCAGGCGGCCCCACGGCCCACGAGGAGATGCGGCACGAGGCGATGCAGAGCTTCGCCTACCTGCTCCACGACGTGCTCGCCGAGCACACCGTATGACCGACAACGAGGTGCAGGACTTCCTGCGCGCCCTGGCGCGCAAGGAGTTGGCACAGATGGCCTACGACGACATGAGCGTGCACGAGGTGCACATCCACGCCGTCGCCGACGAGCGTCGTGAAGCTCGTGCTGAGTTCAAGCGTGCGTGTGAGTGGGTGAGGGGACACTGATGACCCAGGACCACGAGCCGCCCGCCAACATCGATCCACGACCCTGCTGCCACCGTTGGCGTGCACCGCGCAAGGATGTGCCAAGATCTACGCCAGTGGAACACGTCTGCATGCGTCCGGTGGCCAACGCTGGCCACATGGGCGTGCACATCTGCACCTGCGGTGAGGTCACCACGTACTCAGGAGACGAACCATGACGTGCCCCATCTGTGACGAGGCCATCGACAGCCCCGACACGATCGTGCTGTACACCGAGGACGGCCCGCGTCCCTCGCACCGTGAGTGCATGCTGCGCGAGGTGATGGGTGGCATCGGCCACCACCTCGGCCACGAGTACTGGTGCATCCAGCGCGACGATCCCGACGCCGGACTCACACGCCGCCAGTCAGCGGTGATGGTGGCCAAGCTGTTGGAGCTGCTCGGCCCCGACGCCATGGCCGCCAACGCCGCAGTCATCCCCATCAATCCCACCGAGGAACCACCATGCCCAAGCACCCCAATCTGAGAGGCACACCGATCGAGGAGATGCGAGAAGAGTTCCTCGCATGCCGCGCACTGAGACACGCATGGGAGCCGATCGGTGCAACGCCTGGTGGTCGACGCCCTCAGTTCGGTGAGCTGGTGACGCTGCGCTGCATCCGCTGCGGTGGGCTGCGCTACGACAAGTTCAGCCGCATCACTGGTGAGCGCCTGGGCAAGCCACAGTACGACCAGGCGCCCGGCTACAAGGCCAGTGAGTCACACTCGTTCGCCTGGTGGAGAGCTGCGTGGGCCGAGACGATCAGTGACATGATCGTGAGCAGTCACGACAACGTCACACCGATCAAGAGGGGCAAGGCGTCATGACCAAGTATCTCGTCACCTACGTCGTCAGGGGAGCCTTCTCGGTGGAGGTCGACAACCCGTCGGACGACCCGGCGAAGGCCAAGGACAAGGTGAGGGATCTCATTCGGGAGATCCCAGGCAGCATGGAGCACGAACTGGTCGTCCACTACCTGGAAGAGTTGTCATGAGCAGCGACACGATGCTGATCACCACCAAGCTGGCCGTGGTCACCTGCTGGTGCGGGATGACGTACGCCATCCCCGAGAAGATCACCACCCGCATGCTCCGTCAGCGTGACAACAACGAGCGCCAGACCGACTGCTACTGCCCGCTCGGTCATGTGTGGGAGTACACCGGCAAGAGCAAGCTGGACGAGGAGCGCGAGCGCGCCGAGCGCCTGGCGCGCCAGCTCGCATCGCGCGAGGAGGACGTGCGCGCTGAGCGCGCCTCGCACATCGCCACCAAGGGACAGCTCACCCGCGCCCGCAAGCGCGCTGACCGCGGTGTGTGCCTGCACTGCAACCGCTCGTTCGTCAACGTCGCCCGCCACATCGAGACCAAGCACCCAGGAGTACTCGCACATGAGTGACACCCCGCCCCAACCGAGCGCCATGCTGCCAGGCGTGGCCGCCCTACTGCTCCAGCGTGGCTGCCCTGACGATCGCCTCGATGAGGCGCTGGATGGCCTCAGCGCCACGCAACTGCCCACCACACTCACCGAGGCCGTGGAGCACGCCGACCGCGCCGTTGCATCACTCAACGCTCGCCCACCGATCGATACGACAGCAACGTGAGCGACTTACGCCCTGACGCACAGGGCGTCAACCCGTACTGCGTGAACGACGAGCACGCCCTCTACGTCGGCTGCGTGGCAGGCATCGCCGTGCGCAACGGACTGCGTGTGAGCTTCGTTGATGACGAGCGTGGCGTGCACACCGACCGCCTGCTGATACACCTGCCTCGTGGTGTCGAGATCACGGTGATCGTGCCGCCGCCACCAGAGGGCTGGAAGCTCACCGACTGGCTGCCCGACGATGACGCGAACTGAGGCGCTGCGCCTCTTCGCTGACATGGGGTGCAACGAGCTGGAGGCGTGCGATCTCATGCGCATCTTGGACAAGGAGAGCTACCCATGGAACAGCACCGCCAGTTCGACCTCGCCATCGAGCAGTACGAGATCTTCAACAGAGGCACGTACGATAAGCGCAAGCACGTAGAGCACGTCCGCGCCGTGGTGGTACGCGGTCAGCAGCTACTGCGCGAGCTGGGCGAGCCGCCAACCACGAGCGCCAGTCTGAGCGTGATCATGGAGGCCAACGTGTGGGCACTGCAGCACTTCGAGGCCATCGACCGCGCCAACGCAGCAGTGCACTGCGCCCCCGTGCGCTACAGCCCGATCACGTTCCGCCTGGCGCGAGCACTACGTGAGGTGTGGCCGCCCACCGACGAGTTCACGCAAGCGATGACCAACGTGCTCCAGCACGACGGCGTGTACGAAGAGGATCCAGGCCGATGAGCATCCTCGACAAGCTGCGCACGAGGTACAAGGTGCGCTGCCGCATCTGCAACCACTTCGACGCCGACATGACCACAGTGCACGAGGTGATGGACGAGGCCGCCTCCACGATCGAGCTACTGCAGCACGAGCTGGACCGCATGCAGCTCGCCTACATCGAGGCCACCAACCCAGGCATCGACATGCACAGCGTGCGCCGCCTACGAGGCTGCGGCCCCGAGTGCTCCGAGCACCACACGTACACAGCGCCGTGCGTACTGGACGGTGATGCTCAGATCATGGAGGCAGCTCGTGCCAGCAACCGTGAGCAGGCGGCCGCCGTCGAGCAGCGCATGCTCGATGCGATGAGGTCACCTGATGCCTGACTGGCCCGAGTGCGATCGCCCACACTGCGAGGCGCCTGCTCGTTGGAAGGTCTACGCCGCCTACGAGGCTGAGCAAGACTCCGCCCACCCACGAGTAGCTCGCCACACCGAGCCACTGGCGCGCACCTGCGGCATGCACCTGCCACTCACACTGGGCCGCGACGCCGCCAACCACGACAGCACACAGATGTGGGTGGTGCAGCCACTGTGAGAGCACTGCGCTTCTCGATCGCCTACATGGCAGCGATGACCGTGCTCTACACCGCCGTGTTCTACGCCTTCCACCACGAGGTGCCCTGGTGATCGACGCACTGGTGCTCTGGCTCGAACGCATACACGGTCGCTACCAATGGCGCCGGTACTGGCGTGACACTGCACGAGCTGCCCAACGCCAACAGCACGCAGCGCGCATGCGCGAGCACGACGCCGAGTACAACCGCAACGCCGCCGCCCTCCACACGGCACAGCGCAAGGCCGCCGAACGGTAAGCACCATGTACCGCTACGCACACATCGCCGCACTGGTGATGAGTGTGATCGCAGTACTGGTCTTCCTGGTGGCCTGGCATCACGCCCGCCGTCACTGAGCACGCTCCACCTCGAACGTCACGCAGCAACTGCCCAACGCAGCAGCCAGCCGCCGCCCACTACCGAGTGCAGTGGTCAACCCGCGCCCACGTAACCAACGCACCATGGCCGCCCCGCACAGGGACGCCGTTGGATACTCACCAAGCTCGTACTCGACGCCGCCCACCGACACGCTCAGTAGGTAGAGGTCGTGGTCGATGAGGATGGACACGGTGGTGGTGGGTAGTGCGTTCACACCTAGTACAAGGAGCGTTGCGCACCTCGATGTCAACGCCACCCGGCACGCCGCCTAGCTAGCCGGACAGGCCGCCCGTAAGTGCTTCACTGCTCCACAGCCACTGCATGCACTACTCACACTCACACACGCACCCGTAGCGCTCACAGCACAACGACGTTGCGCTCACGCACGTTGCTACCTGGTGTGCGTCTACCACTCGCGCGACAGCCGCGCGCGAGCACTCAGGCCCGCACCCCGCCCCTACCGTCATACCGCAGCAAGCGCTCACGCTGCGTGTGCAACAGCTCTAATGAGGAGGCTGCGCCTCCGCATTAGCGCTTAGTCGTACAACGGCGTTGCGCCATTAGGCACTAATGGGCGCTACGCGCGCACGCCATTAGCACTAAGCAGCGGAGCTGCTAAGCGCTAATTGCGCAACGCAAGCAAGCAGCGCTGAGCTGCGTAGCAGCGCAGCTCTGCGTTAGCAACGTGCAACGACGTTGCGCATGTCACACCCTGTGGAGGTTGCGTTCGGCGTAGCCGAGCGCTACCACCCCCCACCCTTAAGTCGGCGGCTGCGCAGCAGTCGGCGGCTGGAGGTAGGCGCAATCCCAGCCACAACAGCATCGAGCTACGTACCCCTAGGCCCATTCCTGAGCCGAGATAGCTATTCAGCCGTACCACTAACCACTGCCGTACCCCCGTTAGTTAGCTGGTAGGCGCAGGCCGTAAGCGGGCGCACTGCTGGGAGTCGTACAACGACGTTGTGGGGAAGTAGGATGTGTGGATGCCACGCACCATCTACAAGTACCCGTTCATGGACTCCACCACCATCGAGGTGACTGGCGGCGAGCCGAAGCCGCTCTTCGCTGGGATCGACCCAGCGACGGGAGCGGTAGCCGTGTGGGTGGAGGTGGATCCCGATGGCGAGGACACCGCTACCTTCTCCTTCGTCGGCACTGGGTGGGAGGTACCGCAAGGGAGTTACGTCGGTAGTTGTATCGCTCCCGGTGGGTTCGTCTGGCACGTCTATCGTACGTAGCTGTGATCGAGGCGACGTGGTTGGGCGGGCCGCACGACGGTGATACGTGGCCGCTGAGCGGGCCAGCGTGGTTCTCGTTGGAGTTCCTCGATGAGGAGTGCTACGACGCCAGTGGGCAGCGCGAGTCGCTGACGTTCCACTCTCGCTGGTTCAAGCCCGAGCTGCTCTCTGATGGGCGGTACGTGATCGTGTGGAGGGAGAGCTAGGTTGGCGGGCGGCCCCCCGTCAGCAACTCCATACACGACGTGGTGGTTTCCGCCGCAGGCGGGGGGTCAACTTGCTCACTGCTCAACGACGTTGTACTGTGACCGGTGACGAAGGGTCTCGACTGGGTTGGCGCTCGGTCGTCCGGTTCCCCTCGTCCCAACCAGGTGGTTGGCGGCTAGGCGGCGACGTCGAACCCGCCGACCACCGCCTGGTTGTACAACGACGTTGGGACGCTGTAGGACGGCAGAGGGACGCCGTCGAGGGACGTTGAGGTCTCCAACTACCTTGGGAGGTACCAGACATGAGACGACTACTCGTCGGCCTCGTCGCCGCCGCCAGCCTGATCGGAGCGGGGAGCGTTGCTACGGCGGCGCCACCGGCTGCTCAGGAGGTCACCGTGCACCACGAGGCGCCAGCGGCCACCATGCACCCCGAGTGGGTGCGCACCTGTGGGTTCGCCAACTGCTCGGTGTACTTCAACAAGTCGGAAACCCGGGTGGCCGCCTACGGCGGGGCGCTGCTGTCCACGCTGATCTGCACGATGTTGCGCTCGACGCCAGCGGCGTTGGTGTGCACGGCGATCTCGTGGGCGGTGGGCAAGGCTGGTGACAACGCCGTGTCGGCAGGCAGGTGCGTGAAGCTGAGCTTCTCGCGCTGGACCGGCGTCGTCTACTACATCGGTACCTACTCAGGATGGCAATGCAAGTGATGGCCCGTCGAGTGATTCCCGTGACCGAGTACCGCTCGCCGTTCCAGGTGCCGAGGACGTTGGACGAGTGGTTGGTGACCGCAGTGGCGGTCGCCTGGCCGCTGCTGTTCATCTTCGTGATCTACCCGGACATGGAGCTGAACGCCTTCGGGCAGGTGATCGCCTGGGGGGCGGCGTTCGCCGTGCAGTGTGGGATCCTGTTCGCACTGCGCAACGCCAGGCGACACGCCTAGCATCATCGTTGGCGGCCCGGCCGACCGAGGTTCAGCTCTGGCAACAGACCTAGTTCGTGTAGGTCGAGCCGGGCCGCCGCCTATTAGAGCAGCAGCAGGATCCCGAGCACGACGGCGCCGATCGCCCACCACAAGAGCTGGTTCATCGTGATCCCTGGGTCGTCGCCCTGGTCGTAGACGGGGGGCGGGACGAACGGCTCGTAGTCGATGCCCTGGGCCGCCAACAGGTCATCGAGATCGTCGTCCACCGCCCCATCATGGCTCGTAGACGCTCACCCGGCAGTCGACCCAATGGCCGGTGGCCTCCATGTGCTCACGCCGCCAGTTGTCGCGCTCGACGTGGTTGGTGAACACCTTCACGAGGCGCGCTCTCGACAGTGGCGTCCAGTGCGTCAGGGCGCAGCCAGGGCACTCGGCCTGCCAGAGCAGCATCAGTCGGGAGGCGTCGCCCGCAGCTCGTCGCCGAGGCCGCAGAAGAGGTTGTGCTCGATGTAGTCGTCGGGGTCGTCCTCGTAGACCTTGGCGATCACGCCGTCGTAGAACCAGCTCCAGCGGAACGTGCCCACCGTCCAGTGCTCGGCGCCCTTCTTGCGCCACCAGCAGCGGTCGCCCACGATCATCGTGCTCGCCAGCCATTCTGCTTCGTTGCAGCGGTAGCCCTCGATGATCGGCCCGACGAAGCCGGGCGGGTAGGCAGCGAGGCTCACTGGCGCGGCTCGGGCTTCCAGCCGGGTGCGGGGCCACGGGCCTCTTCCTGCCAGCTCGGCGGGAAGCGCAGGCTGTCAGCGACCCCCTTCATCCACTCGGGGTCACGCCGGTCCACTGTGTCGATCCCCATCCCCGCCAGGGCGGCGACCGCAGCATCACGCGCCTGGGTATTGCGGATCGCATCGTCGGCGATCATGCGGGTGATCGGCACCAGCACACGCACGAGCGTGTCGATGGTGGCGTGGAACTCGGCGCTGGTCTGGTACATGCGTGGGTAGTTGACGGAGTCGAGATCGAGCACCGCCTCCAGCAGGCGTCGGTGGGCGTTCATAGCTTCTCCCCCAGCACCCACTCGTCGGCCTCCTCGTCCCACACCATCACGTAGCGGCCGTACACGCCGAGGTCGCCCTCGGTCCACGTCACGGTGCAGTCGAACAGCGTCCCGTCGAGACGCTCGCTCAGCGGGTGCTGGATCATCCAGCCGTCGTCACGTAGCTCGATGATGTGGTCGTTGGCGTGGGGGTCGTTCTCCAGGCGCTGCTGGGTCGCCAGCGGTAGATCTACGGGCAGGTTGCCCTTGTCGATCAGATCCTCGATGTGGTCGGCCACGATGGCGAACAGCAGCGCCAGGTCGGCGGTCAGCTTCCACATGTGCATGGAGTTGTCGAGGATGGCCGGGTTGTCGGCAGTGCGGAGCGCCATGTTCTCCAACTCGCCGTTCTTGGCCCGGCACAGGCGCGCGGCGCGCTCCGGTGTCAGCTTCTCGTCCGCTGGCAACCATCCATCATCTCTGTCACCCATCGTTGTCCTTCCTTTCGTGAAGTGGAGATCGAGACCGAGGTCGATCACGCCCCCGTCCATCAGTGGGCGCTCTCCCGGTAGGAAGGCGTGCCAGGGCCAGTCGATGTCGTCGTCAGCCACCGAGGTTCCAATCGAACGGGCGACACATGCGCCAGCGTTGCTTCCCGTCATCCTCCATGTCGAACTCCATCCACCCGTCCGGGCCTGCCTCACGCAAGAGAGGACCGACCGGGGCATCCATCTCCTGCCAGTCGGTGCAGAGCGGCTTGCCCAGCCCGTTGGACTTGAACGCTGGACTGCTCACGGCGGCCCCTCTCCCTCGTGGAGCACCAGCCCGTTGTCGCTGACGTGCTTCCAGGTCCACACACCGTCGCGGCACCAGTACTCCATGCGGGTGCCGTCGCCGTTGTTGAACCAGATGTCGGGCATCGCAGCGGCGAGGCGCACCTTGTCCTCGTTCGTCAGCTTGGCGCTCCAGGCGATGTCGCCCTTGCGCTTCACCTCGTCACTCACGGTTGCCCTCCTTGATGTGCGTGGCCATCCGCTCGATGCAGCCGCCGCCCTCGGCGCGCGATCCGCACTTGCACTCCAGCTCAGTCGGCGGCATGCCCGTCACTCGCACGAGGTAGTGCTTGGCGTTCTCGTCAACCATCGTGTCTCTTCCTGTGACGGGCCAACGCAGCGTCTGACCTCTCTTTCACTTCATCCCAGCGGCTCTCTTCGATGCCCCTCGCTTCGTTGTAGCGGGCCATCGCCTCGGCCGCCTGCACAGGCGGACGCCCGTACTTGATCCACAGCCCGAGTGCGAGCGCCAGCTCGTCGGCCAGCGCCTTCTCGGCCACGATCTCGTCAGCGGCTCGCTGTGCGATCTCGCGGAAGATGCTGTCGGGCATCCCGATGCGACCGAGATCTTGAACCACGTCACTCATCGTCATAGTCCTTGTCCTTGTCCTCGGGAGGATCACTCAGATCACGGCCACAGGAGCATCCACAGCGCCACGGCAGGCAGCGCCCGAAGTGTCGGTGATCGCTCCGGCACTCACTCGTCGTCATAGTCCTCGTCCTTGCTCTTGCCACCCTGCTCCAACCAGGCGCCCGCCACGAAGGCGGCGAACAGCAACAGCACTGCGACACCCACCGGGATCACGTAACCCATTCAACGACCTCCAGCGCCACCGCCATCCTCAGCGGCATCGTGGCGTACCGATCGAAGAAGCCCTTGCAGACCGGCTCGATCGGCTTGCCCTGATGCAGGTGATGATGGCACGGGATGCAGCCATCATCGTTGCGCGTTGCCTTGGCCACCATGTCGTCCACCCGCTCCTGGTCGACCGGCGAGCGCGGCCCGAAGATGCACGTACTGCACTGCTTGCGTCGGATGTGCACCTTGCCGTTGACGTAGATCTTGTGGCGCTTGCGGCTCACCGTGGATCGCGCTTGATGCAGGTCTTGCAGGTGATCGGCATCGACAGGGGAAGGTCGTGGGGGCTGGTGAAGTAGGCGCTCGTGCCGGTGCTGGGGCGGCAGGCGAGCACCCACTCCTTCCAGTCCCTCGACCAGAACTGCAGGTGCACCTTGCCCTCACCCCAACGGCTGCCTCCCGTGGCGACGAGGCGATAGCGCACGCCCATGACGGTGAACTTGGTCTTGTCCTTGATCGGCTTGTCGTTCACTCGATCACCTCCGAGGTACGCCACTTGCCGCTGGTGGGCTTGAACCGGATCCAGGCAACGCCGTTGACGCACAGCCAGATGCGGCCGTCCCAGGCCACCTGGACGCCCACCGTGCAGTGCTTGAAGTCGATGTCCATGATCTGATCGACGTTCTCGATCGAGAGCTGCCCCTCGGCGTACTGCGGCCCGAAGTCGATCGAGGCGTTGAGCGACGGCTCGTGACCACGCGACGTCCTCTTGCGAGTGATGTGAGTCATCCCGCCCGGCAGAGGGTTGTCGCCCTTGCGGGTACGGCACTCCTCGCCGGGTCGCGCCCCGCAGAAGTGGCACAGCACGCTCTTCGGGTCGTCGTTCATGTCGACGGGTCCGCCATGATCCGCAGACGCAGCTCGGCGCGCAGCTTGGTGAGCAGAGCGTCTGAGTCGAGATACTCCTGCGTCGCCTCGCGGAATCGGCGAGGGTTCTCGCCTCGGCTGCGGTTGCGCTTGTTCAACGCTGCGTCGCAGGTGATGGCGATCGACTTGATCACGAGCTGCAGCTCGACGTCAGTCATCGGGAAGTCATCCATCGCCCAACCTCCGCAGTGTCTCGGCGTGCTCGTCCAGTGTCTCTCGGATCATCTCTGACCGATTGGCCTTGTAGGCGCGGTAGCGCGCCATTACCCGCTCCACGTCGGGGTACTGAGCGAGGTCGACGCCAATGACGTTCAGCCAACCGACCACACTGCGGCTGAGCACATCGGCCAGGTCATCGACCAGAGCGGTGAACTGGATCTCTCCGGTACGGCTGTTGCGCGGCAGCAGTGCCTCGATCGCAGCGCTGTCCTCGGGCGTCATCTGGTCGCTCAACGTCGTGCCTTTCCTTGATGCTGTCGGTGTCGTCGGATACGGCGCGCTCTGCGCTCGTCGGGCGAGCCGAGCACCTTGCGCCCATCAGGGATCGGCATGGGTGCGCTGGAGTAGTGACGGCTCACGATGGTGTCGTGCCAGGCGTCGTTGCACTGCGGCTCGCCGTGGGGGTGGGTGCCGTGCTTGTAGTAGCGGTACTTCGTTCCGTACCAGTGCATCCAACGCCACTGACGGCCGCAGGACGGGCACAGGGGGTAGGCGAAGCGCCAACGTCGATGGCGGCTCACGGCAGCGGCTCCGTCAAGCGCTCATGCAAGGCGTGGTGCATCTCGGCGGTGGCGACCCGCAGGCGCCGCTGGGCCATCCGCAGTTCCCCTTCGAGGTGCTCGACGTCATCGAAGGCTTCGTCCCAGCGCTTCACCGCCTGGGCGTACGTGAGTCGCTCAACTATCATGACTCTCGCTCCCTCACGCACTTGGAGCCACGGCAGAGTCCTTCGACAGGAACCGACCGCAGCACGCCGCAGTTGGGGCACTGCACGACCTCTCTCGCCCGCCCACCCCAGTCGGCCGAGGCGATGTCACTCGTCCACCCGTAATCACCCTCGTGCTCGCCGTAGAGGACGGCGTAGTGATCGGTGTGCGGCCCCTTGCGCTCGCACTTGGTGCGCGACTGGTGGCCTGGTCCGTGGTAGATCACGGCCTCGCACGGCTTGTTCAAGTCGAGCATCTGCTGGGCGAAGGCGGGCCAGTCGGTGGTGCCGTCGTCGTTGGCCGGGATCTCGGGCAGGCCCAGGATCTGAGCGATGGTCATCTTCGGATCGTCGGTCACGACATCGCCTTCAAGACCATCTCGGCCAACTCTTGGCCCCCGGAGTAGTCACGGTCGAGGCCGAGAGCGATCACCGTCTCGGCCTCCTGACGGATCTTGTCCCACTCGTCCGTCTCTTCGACCTTGCAGATGCGGTAGCCCATCGACTCCAGGCCCGCCACGCAGTAGGTGCAGGCGTCCATCCAGGCACTGTCGGTGCTGGCACCGATGGCCTGCCACAGGTCACCACTCGACGGTGCGTCGGACCCCTTGCGGAGGCCGGTGTGGACGCCGATGGCGATGTTCTCGACCGCTTGCTCCCGCTCCATGGGCGTGTACTTGGTGCTCATGGTGCCTTATCGTACAACGACGTTGAACGATCATGCAACACAGTGCGTAGATCCTCCACCAACTGCATGCGCAAACGTAGGATCCTGGTGTCGAGCTGTTCGTAGAGTCCGAGCAGCTCGACACTGACGCCCAATCGGCTCATCTTCTGCAGCAGATCGCGCGCATCACGCTCCAGAAGCATGATGTCGACCCTCGTTGAGGCCGTTTCGTTGAAGATCACGGCTGGGGAGCGGCCTTCTTGGCCCCCGGAGCCGCCTTCTTGGCCGCTGCGGCCTTCTTCACGGGCTGTGAGCGCTCCTGAGTTGGCTCGGGGAGGTAGGCGACGCCCGCGATCGGCCTCTTCTCGTCTAATCCGAGCAGTTTGACGACCGCACCGCGCAGGTTGGAGTCGTCCTGCACCCCTCGAACGTCCACCACGACCCCCTCGGAGGTCATGAAGCGGTACGTCGTCCAGCGGTACTCGACCTCGTAGCCCGTCTCAGTGGGCACGAGGCGGATGATGTTCGTCATCCGGTCATCCTAAGTCGTGAAACGTCCTTGTGAAGCACAGAAGCCCCCCGAAGGGGGCTTCCGGCTCACTCCCTGGGCGGGTTGTCAGGGGGCGACGTTGAAGGTCCGCAGCACGACCTCCAGTTCTGCTGGGTCGGCCGTCTGGACCTGCAACACAGCCGTGAACGCATGGTCGGCCGGGTTGGCCACCACCATGTTCCACGTCATGTGCTGTGGGCCGCAGTCCGAGCCGACCTGAACGACACCGACGAACACCGGATCGTCGTACTCCTTGAAGGCGATCGACGTGCACCCCGACGTCAGCCCGTACTGGTCCATGATCGTGAGCGGATCAGCGGTGTACGGCACGGCGAAGTAGCTCAGTCCCGGCACGTCGAAGCTCGTGTAGAACTTCTGGATGTCGGGCGAGGCCACGATCGAGGGCTGCCCCTCGGCAGCGGTCCCCTCCTCGGGGATGAACGCCGTCGTGTTGACGTCCTGCCATGACGGAGGCACCGCCACCGCGATGGTGTGGCTGTCGTCCACCAGGGGCACGTAGCCCTCGGGGATCGGGATCGTCGTGGTCGGGCCGCTGGGCACGGTCGTGGTCACTCCTGTGGTCGTTGGTGCTGCCGCCACGGTGGTCGGGGCCGTGGCGGCAGGGGTGGGTGGCGGCGCTGGCGAAGATGCGTGCACCAGCGCCGCCAGAACGAGAGCTGCTCCTGAGATGATCATCGTTGTTCCTAGCAGGTGAGTGGGAGGAGCATCCCAGGCGTGAACCCGGGCGGCAGAGAGACGGACACCACCGGGTCGACCGGAGCCGTGGTGGGTGGTGCTGGGCAAGTCGTGGTGGGCGCAACGACGGTCGAAGTCGTCGTCGTACCCACCACGACACTCGTGGTCGACGTGATGACCGTGGTCGGTGTGACCACCGTGGTCGTCGTCGGCTCGGGATCGCCGCCAGGTGGCTGCGTGGTCGTGGTCGGTGGTGCCAGGCAGTCGATGTCGTCGGCGTTGATCCGCTGACACATGACCACCTGAGCGGTGTTGCCCGCATCAGCGTCGCCGGTACCAATGATGTTGCCCGCATCGTCCAGAGCGAGCACCTGCACGGCGTCGCCTGACTGCACCCCGTTCACGTTGTTCCCCTGGCTCACGCTCTGCGTGGTGTTGTTGCCCGTGTTGGCGTTGGCCAGGCCCAGCGAGATGATCACCGTCACCTGACGCATGTTCGCCTGCGCTCCGGTGGCCGACGTGGTCGTCGTGTCGAGACCCTCGAACGAGGCGTCGAGGCGCAGCAGCACGCCCTGGAACGGCACGTCGATCCCCCGGCTGACGGCGTCCATCGTGGCGCCGTTGGCAGAGTCGTGCACGAGGGCGAGCATCTCGGCCATGAAGGCCGCCATCATCACGATCGATGAGGCGTCGTCGGCTGAGAGGGTCTGGATGCCGCCACCCAAGACGTTCCCTCCGGTGTTAGCTGCAGCGGCTCCCATGTTGGCCACGAGGACGTTCTGCACGATGTCCACCACACCGTCGCCCGATGAAGCCGCAAGAGCAACCTGGCGAACGAACGTGTCGCTGTCGTTACCCACTGCGGTGGCGTCTCCACTGGAGATGGCGCCTGCCGCCGGGCCGTACCCGTACGACTGGAGCAGCGCCGGGAGGAGCATGGCGAAGAGGTCTTGTGCGTAGGCGTTGTCGTCGGTCGGGTCGGCGGAGAGAAGTCCACCAGCTACTCCTGAGATGTCGTTGATACCTGAGTTGGCGAGGGCGAAGCCCACGTTGAGCACCGTGGCGCGTTGCGTCACGTTGAGGGTCGCAGTGTCCTCACCGAGTAGCTGTGCGTACTGGTCGATGTTGGTGGTCGACAGGTTGCCGGTAGCGGCCGCATCACCGGCAGTGATCGCACCGCCCGAGCCGCCGGTAGCCCCGGCGCCCGTGACACCGTTCAGTCCGGTGTTCGCCGTACCGAGGCCCATCCACAGTGAGATGGCGAGCTGCCCGGCGTGGGCGTCGGTGTCCTCGTCGCCCGTCTCGCGCGCCGCCTGGGTGATGTATTGGCCGATATCGAGGCCGGTGGCGTCGGCGTCGCCCGTGGTGACGCCTGCGGTCAGTCCTGCTCCGCCTGGCGTGCTCGCAACGCCGTTGTAGCCGGAGTTGGCCAGTGCCACCCCAACATTGATGATGAGGGCCACCTGGACGACGTTGGCGATGGCTTGGTCCTGCAGCGTGATGTCAGCGCCCTGAGTGACGACATTGGCGTCCTGAGAGCCGACAGCGTCTGCAGCGCCAGTAGCGATGTCAGCAGGAAGCTGCCCACCGCCCGGCTGGCCAGAGTTGTCGACCGCATTGTTGCCTCCCGTGTTGGCGTTGGCCACCACGGTGGCGGTGACCACGGACTGCTGGTCCTGGTTGACCTGGTTGGGGTTGGAGGTAGGAGCGATCGCCACCGTCGTCTCGGCGTCGACCACCTGCTGCGGCGTGGTCACAGAATCATTCGATGATTCGGTACCGACGGGCGCTGGCGCTGTGGTGGCTGCCTCGGTAGGCGCCGGGGTCGTCTCCGGGTCCGTCACCACGATCTGGATCGTCGTGGGAGGATCGGTGTCGGGCGCCTGGGTGGTGGGAGCCTCAGTGACCGGCGCCGTGGTGGGCGCCTCGGTCGGCGGAGGTGTCTCCGGTGGAGTACTGGCGTCCACCATCGCCGCACCGATCATGGTCAGTGCCGCCGTTGTGACGAAGGCCGTCACGAGCCTGATGCCGCGCATCAAATCCGCCTTTCATGCAAAGGGGCGGGGCCACCGAAGCAGCCCCGCCCCAGGTTCTCCTCAGACTCCTCAGAGGAGAGGTTGGTCAGCCTGCGTCGCCGGTCGCCGCGGCCGAGTCGGCCGTGGTGTTGTCCTGCGTCTGCGTGACCGTCAACGTCGCGGTGTTGGTGGCCGTGGCCGCCCCCGTCGTGATGTTGTTGCTCGCCGTCGAGGCGTTGGTCCCGGTGTTGGTGTTGCCACCGCTGCTGGTCCCACCCGCACCACCGGTCGCCTCGGCGGCATCGCTGCCGCTGGCGGCCGACGCACCCGAGCCGCCGGAGGCGGACGAGGTCGAGTCGCTGGACGAGTCGCTGGTGTGGGCGCTGCCGCCGTCGGCGTCGCTGTCGGCGTCCTGCGACGCCGAGTTGCTCTGGTTCACCGTGTTGGTCGCCGTGTTGCCGCCCGAGTTGGACGAGGCGTCCTGGCTCACCGAAGCGTGCACGGTGGCGTCCTGGTAGACGCTCGCCGAAGCGCTGGCCTCCGCACCGGTCGGCGTCGAGGACGCCGCGGTGGCGCCGCCAGCCGAGGAGGCCGACGTGGCCGCCCCACCGGTCGCCGTCGCCGTGTTGGTGTTGTCGTTGGTCTGCTCCTGCGAGATGCCGCCGTTGACGGTGTTGCCCGCCGTGGCCGCACCGGCTGCGATGCCGTTGGTGGCGCCGCTCGTGTTGCCGCCCGTGTTGCCGTTGGTGGCATCGCTGCCGCCGCCGACTCCGCCGGTCGCCTTCACGCCGCCGCCGCCCTCGGCCGCCGAGGCGCCCGAGCCGGAAGCCGCCGAGACCTCGTCCTCGGAGCGGTCGCTCGAAGAAGCGTCCCCACCGTTGGCGTCGGAGTTGGACTCCTGGTCGGCGCTGTTGGACTGGTCGACGTAGTTGTACTCGACGTTGTCCCCGGTGTTGGTGTACGCCTTCTGGCACAGCTCGACGTCGGCGACGGCCGACTGAGTCACGCTGGAGCTGGCGTCCGAGACGGCCGGATCGGGAGCCGGTGCCTCTTCGGCGGACGCCGCAGCGCCGACACCGATGGTCAACCCCGCCGAAGCGAGGGTGGCGAGAACGACTCGCCGGGTCTTGGAACGAAGCATTGTGCCTCCTGGTTCAGGGCGTTACCGCCGTTTGCTGCGCCGAGGGGTGCCTGAGTGGAAGCTGACCCGGTTACCCGCCGTCCCCGCCACACCGTGTTCCTCTCGACTCGGAGCGCAACCTAACACAGATGTGGTGCGTGATGGAAGCGTTCACACACGCTTCTTTCAAGGATGTGGAGTGTTACGACTAGGTGACAATCAACGACGTTGGCACCTGCGTGAGCGCCTACGCGACAAGACCCCGAGGTCACCTCCATCCTCGGGGTCTTGGGGTTCGGTCTTCGGCCTGCGGAACATGCGCAGACTGCGCTCGGGTGTCCACAGCGCCGACAGGTTGGCGCAGCGCGTTCGACGGCCCACCGACGACACGCCGATCGCCGCCTGGGTCAACGGTCGGGTGGCCGTCTTCGCCCATTCGTCGTACTGCGGTTTCGTGGGAGCTGGGTCGAGCTTCACGCTCCGACCGTAGATCCCCAGTGGCGAGGTGATGTTGTGGGTTATGTCGTTGCAGTCATTCAACGACGTGTCTAGACTGCCACCCATGAGCTATCGCCGTGGCACCCGCCGCAAGCGCATCGACTGGGGTGGCTACTTCGAGTGCGCCCTTCTCACTGTCGGGATCACGCTGATCGTCCTCGCGATCGCCATCTGAACGGAACCACCATGAACCTCCGATCACGCCTCACTACTCACTCCGACACCGTGGCCGCCCGCAAGCGCGACAAGCGGTGGGCGCACTTCATCGCCACCTTCCCCGATCTCTACCGCATGACCGTGCTTGACCTCGGTGGCACCGTCAGCTCGTGGCAGCACGCGCCGGTCCAGCCTCTCCATGTCCACTGCATCAACCCGTGGGAGGACGAGGTGACCGAGGGGCGGATCACCTCCGAGCAGGAGGACGCCTGCGTCCCTCTCGCCTGGAAGTCACGCCGCCAGGTGTACGACCTCGTCTACTCCAACTCGGTGATCGAGCACGTCGGCGGCCACCGCATGCGTATGCGGTTCGCCGAGGTCGTGCGGAACAAGGCGGTACGTCACTGGGTGCAGACGCCGTACCGCTACTTCCCGGTGGAGCCGCATGTGATGGCGCCGATGATCCAGTTCCTCCCCCTGGCGGCTCGGGCCAAGTTTGCCGAGTACTGGCCGCTGCACACCACGCCGCACGACTTCCGCGACTCGGTCGTCACGCAGATGAACACCGAGCTGCTGGACATCACCCTGATGCGCCTCTACTTCCCCGGCAGCCAGATCCACTACGAGCGCATGGCCGGTCTGGTCAAGAGCATCACGGCAGTGCAGGCGTGAACCTCGATGACCTCGCCGAGTGGCTGGAGCGTCACCCCGAGATCGAGTCGGTGACCATCACCGAGGTCACGGAGACCGTCGTCATACCCGAGCTGCCTCAGTACTTCAACGAACTTGACGGATAGACCGCTCAGTGATGTATCATGAAACGATGTTCGCAGCAGTCACGCATGAGACCGTGAAGCGCTCCAACACCATCGGGATGCTGGTGATCATCATCCTCGTGCTCCTGGCCCTCCTGGTGCTCGACGTGGTCATCGAGATCGTGCGCATGCACGATCGTCCCAAAGATCGCCGCTGACGTTCAGTTAGTCAGCGTCGAGGTCGCTGTCGGCGGACGGCGACAGCAAGAGGCCCACTCCTCCACGAGGGAGTGGGCCTCTTCGCGTCAGCCCTCGGGATCGTCCTCGTACAGCGCAGCCAGCTCTTCGCTGGCGGCCTCCATCGCCTCAGCGAGGCGCCCCACGATGGGGTAGGCCGCCGAGGGCAGCGCCTCTTCGAGATCGATGTGGCAGTGGATCATCGGCTGGCTGAGGTCGAGTCGGTTCATGGCGTACCCCTCTACCGGGTCGGCGGCAGCTCGGGCGGAGCTGTCGTGGTGGTCGTGGTCGTCGGCGGGAACGGCCCGTTCGGGTTGGCGCACGCCGCCGTCTCGGGGGGGTACTCCACGAACGCCGTGGCCGTGGGGTTCACCTCGTAGGTGAGGTTGATGCCGTCGCGTAGGTAGTCGTCGCTCGGGTCGAGCACCCAAAAGCCGTCGCTGTTCAGCTCCCAGCCGGGCACGTCGGCGATCGAGCCATCGGGGTTCACGGCGGTACCGGGGTACAGCACCTGGACCGTGGTGCCCGGCTCGTAGACCAGCGGCTGCGACGACACGAAGTTGCCGTTGACATCCCGCATCGTCAGCGTGCCAGTGCGGCCCGCCAGCGACGGGAACTGGTTGCGGAAGATGATCTGGATCGTCGGCACCTCACGCTGGCACACCGTCTCAGCGTCTCCGAAGGAGAAGAGGCTAGGGATTGGTGGCGGAACGCTGCTGCTCGTCGTCGTGCTTGTCGATGACGGCGATGATGTGGTCGAGGACGACGGGCTTGTGGTCGTCGTCGTGGGCGTACCCTGCGTCGTCGTCGGAGCAACCGTGGTGGACGTGGTCGTCACCGCGGGGAGCGAGGTGGTCGTCGTTGAGGCCGTCGTGGTTGTCGGGGCAGCCGTCGTCGTAGTGGTGCCCCCTCCGGGCACGCTCGTGCTCGTCGTCGTGCTGGTGCTGCTGGGGACGGTTGTCGTCGTGGATGTCGTGCTGCTTGTCGTGGTGGTGGCCGCTGCGGTAGTCGTAGGGCCAGGGGGCTGGGTAGTGGTAGTCGAGGTGCTCGTCGTCGGGGCCACCGTGGTGGTGGACGTAGACGTGCTGGTAACCGGCACGGTGGAGGTCGTCGTTGAGGGCGCGGTGGTCGAAGACGTCGATGAGGTTGTTGTACCCGCTGTCGTCGTGGTCGTACACGTTCCTGGGTAGGTCACCGAGGCCGTCGCCGTCTCCGGGCCGAGCGAGTAGATCAGGTTGACGTTCTGCGTCGTGTTCGGGTAGGGGATCGTCACCGTCTGGTTCGACTGGAAGACCAGGAACACCGACCCGCCCGTGCTGAACGACAGGACTCCGGTCTGACCGTCGAGATCCGGCCGGTTGCCGAAGGTGATCGTGATCGTCGGCTGGCCATCCACGCACGACGTGAAGACGTTAACGCCGAACAGGCTCACCCTCGGCTGCGTCGTCGTCGTCGTGGACGATGTGGTCGTAGTGGTCACGACGGTAGATGACGTTGTTGGGGCCGTAGACGTAGTCGAGGACGTGGATGTCGTCGGTGGAGAAGTCGTCGTAGTTGAGGTGGGCGGGGAAGTCGTCGTGGTCGTTGATGTCGGCACCGCCGTGGTCGAGGTGGTCGTGGTCGTGGTCGTTGGCGTACCGGTGCAGCCGAGCACGCTCGGCTCGTCCTGGCCGATGTCGTAGGCGATCACGATGGAGCGGCCCTGGCGGTCAGCGAAGAACGCACCGTCGATCACACCGTTCCAGTTGGGGATCGAGTGGATGTCGACCGAGATCGGGTTGTCGCCGGTCTGGAGCCGCTCATCGACTCCCGGCGTCCCGACGAACTTGCAGACGAAGACCTTGTGGCTGACCTCAGTCGTCGTGGTCGCGCCACCCGGCAGCGTCGTCGTCGTCAGAGCTGGGGAGGTGGTAGTCGTCGTAGTCGAGGAGGGGGCCGTTGTTGACGACGTAGCCGTCGTCGTAGAGGTGGTACTGGATGTGGGTGTCGCCGTGGTTGTAGTACCGCCGTCCACGGTGGTGGTGGTGCGAGGAGGCGATGTTGTCGTCGGCGCCACCGTCGTCGTGTACTTCGGGATGGTCGACGTCGGCGTGATCGTGTTGTGGGTCGTCGTCGTCGGGTTGTCGTGTGGGGTCGTGACCGGCGCCTGTGTGGTCGACGTCTCGTACCCGCCCCGGAAAGCGTCGCCAGGCACGTCGAAGAACGCCATCGTGGGCGCCCCCACCGCCACCACTGCTGCCACGGCCACAACTGCTGCTACCCGCACCTTCATCAACGCCTCCCAGCATCACCAGATCGGACCCAAACTACTCGACCATCCTTGAAGCAGGTGACCCTACTCGCCCTGCCCTTGTTGTGCAATGTGGTTGAATGATGGGGTACCATGGCCTGCATGCAGGACTGGAACGTACCAATCGACGTCAGCCACCAGATCGCCAGGGCGATCCTCGGCAAGGTCCGCACCGACCTGATCGAGATCCACGAGGCCAACGCCTCCTGGGAGCCGTCGCCCGTACCCGACGACTGGCACCCCTCCCCCGACGACCACCTCCAGCCACGGGCCTACGCCATGCCGCTGCACGTCCTCGGCGATCGGTGGCTGAGACCGAGCCGCAAGGGTGATGTCGTGACGTTCTACGACTACTCGATGACCAACGTTCCACGACGAGGTTGTATCCTTGAAGGACCGGGATGACCCACAGGAGTATCCGATGACCCAGCCCTCCAAGCCCGAGGCCGACTCTCAGCCCCTCGTTGGCGCGAGCGAGGCCGCAGAGATCATGGACGTCGAGCTGTCGACGTTCTCGCACCTTCGTCGCCGGGAAGAGGCGGTCGAGGGATCGAAGTTCCCCAAGCCCGTGGCGATCCTTCGCTGCGGCCCGATCTGGAAGACGACCGACATCAAGCGGTTCGCCAACAAGTACGTGGCGCCGCGGCCCGGTCCCAAGCCTGCGGCCGAGGTGGCGAAGCCGATCAAGAAGGTCGCTGCCCCGGCCAAGAAGGTGCCCGCCAAGGCGGTCGCCACCAACGGCCACACCGAGCCGGAGAAGGCGCCCGCCAAGAAGGTCGCCGCCAAGAAGACCGCTCCGCTGCCCACCAAGCGGCCGTTGAAGCGTGCCCCTCGCACCCCGGAGACCGTCGGGGTCTAACGTTGGTCAGCCATGGCCTCGAACAGCGATCGCAGACATCTCTCTACACCGGGAGATGGATCGCGTCCGGGGCCATGGTTGCCGTTCCAGTCGACCCGGCTCAACGTCGCTAGGTACGACTCGGGCCTGCAGCAGATCCAGGTCATCTTCCGCGACGGCACACCGTGGGTCTACGACCAGGTGCCCCGCAACGTGTGGCGCAACTTCCGTCGAGCACCGTCGCCCGGTAGGTACATCGAGCGGGTGCTCAACGGCTTCCCCTACTTCCAGGGATCGTTCAGCTACTCAGGCCACCTCGACACGCGCGACGACGAGGAGTTCGGCGGCGACGTCGAGCCGGAGCGTCAGGTCGTCGGTCAGCAGTTCGGCGGGCCGAGGACAAGCGGCACGCCGCTCCAGTCGGTCGGCAATCCCTGGGTGTGAACAAGGTCTGGCTCCACACCTACTGGTTGGCGTGGGGGCCGATCGCTCCGTCAGTGACGTCGCTCAGCGATCGCCAGCCACGCATCCAGCGTGCGTGGATGCGCTCGGTCGCACCTCCCTACTACGAGGGCATCGGCATCGCCATCCGCTTCGGCGTCAACACCCTCCGCTTCGGTACCTGCACACCGCTCGGCAGTGTCACCCGGCCGGACCTCGATGACGGGATCATCGAGTCGATCTTCGGCCGCCCCGTCGACAAGGAGCAGGAGGGCACATGGGGTGGCGTAGAGAGAAGCGCCTGACCGAGTACCCGGTGCACGAGGCGGTGGAGGTCTCGTACCAACGCTCGCTGACGATGGACCGCACGACGTTGCTGACGTGGTCCGAGGCGACGGCCGTCAACATCGATCGGCTGCTCGCCGAGTACCGCAAGGGCCAGCCCAGTGCTGCCATCGAAGCGCACCACCAAGCGCTCCAGCTCGTCGGGATGACGCGCGCCATCTACGAGCAGGCCATCGTCTGAGGTCATGAAACGGTGTCGTACGGTTACCTCTATGAATGTTCCCGTGATCGCTCGCCAGGTGGCCGACGCCCTCCAGCGGGTGGTCCCTGGTACCGACCTGACCTCCGAGACGTTCGAGGAGGACCGGGTTCGGGTGACGATGAACTGGCGCGACGCACTCGTGCTGATCGACTTCATCGAGGAGCACAAGAAGGCGATGAGACCTAGCCAGCGTCAGGTGTCGCTCTTCGGCCCTACCGATCAGTGACGCCGATTGCTGACGAGCTTCATCGGCGGGACGGCGACATACAGCCGGTAGTCCCACGGCCCCAGTGTCTCGCCCGGTCGCTCCCTGAGCGGCCAGCCAAGCTTGCGTAGGTCGCGCACCCGGCGGAGCGCCTCCGAGCCGTGGACGAGCAGGTCTCTGCCAGGCACCCATTGACGGTTGCGGATCCACAGGTGCCGCCAGCACTTCCACATCACCGTGCCTCGTACCGCCTCGTACTCCAGCGCCGCCAGGATTGAGTTCCAGGTGCCGTCGTAGTTGGGGCCGACGACCGCATGCCCATTGCGTTTCGTCTGCAGCTCGAACGTCCCCTCGACATGTCCTATCGGTGCACTCTCCCCGTGCAGTGCATACTCCCGTCCCTGCAGGTCACGGAAGATGTACGGCTTGCGTTCAGGCACATCGTTGATTATCACACACTCGGAGAGGCCCGTTCTAAGCTGCCCGTGTGACGGCAGCCGTACGCGAGATCGCCGAAGAGCGATACGAGGAGTACGTCGAGGAGCAAGAGGAGGCCGAGGACTTCGTTGAGGTCGACCCCGACTCCGAGGAGTTCATCCACGAGCTGACGATGCGCTGCATGGTCTTCATGGAGGCGCTGGCCGAGATACAGCTCCACCCCTATCAGAAGGATCTGGCGTACCGCACGATCCAGTCGGTGTTGCTCAACGACGGCGCCGAGATCACCGCCCTGTGGGCACGCCAGTCCGGCAAATCGACAGCGCTGGCGTCGATCATCGCGACGATGATGGTGCTGCTGCCCAAGTTGGCGGCCGCCTATCCCGAGCACTTCCCCCAGTTCGCTCGTGGGTTCCTCGTCGGAGTGTTTGCTCCGACTGAGGAGCAGGCGTACACGGTGTGGTCGAAGATCCACGACATCCTCACCTGCAAGCGCGGCCGCGAGATCCTCAGCGACGAGGACATCGAGGACGTGCCGCAGAAGGAAGGCTCCAAGGTCAAGGTCGTCCGCCTCGTCAACAGCGGCTCGCTGTGCCGCATGCAGACCGCCAACCCGAAGGCGCAGATCGAGTCGAAGACGTACCACTTCGTGCTCCTCGATGAGAGCCAGGACTGCGACTCGGAGAAGGCACGCAAGTCGATCTTCCCGATGCTCGCCTCGACCAACGGCACCAAGGTGTTCACCGGCACCTGCTCGCGCAAGCGCAACTTCTTCTATGACGCCATCCAGGCCAACAAGCGCAAGGCGCTCCGTCGAGGCTCCCGGCAGGACCACTTCCAGTACAACTGGAAGGTCGTCGTCAAGTTCAACAGCTTCTACAAGAAGTACATCGCTGGGGAGAAGGAGCGGCTCGGCGAGGACAGTGACGAGTTCCGCCTGAGCTACGCATGCGAGTGGTTGCTGGAGTCGGGGATGTTCGTGACCGAGGAGTCGTTGGACTTCCTTGGCGATCCCGGCATGGAGATCCAGCCGTGGTTCGTGGTCGACAAGTGCGTTGCGGGAATCGACGTGGCGCGCACCAAGGACTCGACCGTCGTCACCGTGATGTGGGTCGACTGGAACAACCCCGACCCGTACGGCTACTGCCAGCACCGCATCCTCAACTGGCTGGAGATCCACAACAAGCTGTGGGAGCAGCAGTACGCACAGATCATCGAGTTCCTGTCGCACTACAACGTCGCGATCGTCGGTGTCGACGGTCAGGGCATGGGCCAGCCCGTCGGCGAGCGCATCGCCCACGAGATGCCGTGGGTCGACGTGCGCATCCTCAGCTCGGACCAGTCCACCCAGGAGAAGCGCTGGAAGCGGCTCAAGGCGTTGATCGAGCGGCGCATGTTCATCTACCCGGCCGGTCGCAAGACCAAGAGGCTGCGCTGCTACAAGCGCTTCCGGCTGCAGTTCGAGGAGCTGGAGACGGCGTACAGCGGCAAGTACATGCTCGCCGCAGCGCCCGAGGCGGTCAACGCCTTCGATGACTACTGCGACTCGGCGGCCCTCGGCGTGGCCGTCACCGAGGACGAGGACTTCGGCGTGGTGCAGGTGGTCGACTCACCGTTCCATGGTCGCCACCGGTAACGGGGCGGGAACTACGCTGGGACCATGACGATTGCACCGAACCCGCTCTTCCCCGAGCGGACGTCCCAGGCGTACGAGCTGGCCTTCGCTGCGAACCCTGCGGGCAACCGCGGGGACATGCGGTTCGAGGAGGGCATCGGCACCGACACTGACGTCCCCAACGACTTCGTGCGTGGAGCGTTCATGGACCCGACCTCGGTTCCCGGGCGGCTCAGCCACAACAACCCCGACATGGTCTACAAGAGCGCCGAGGAGACGATGCGCGAGCGCGCACACGTCGGCAGCGCTTCGTGGATCGAGGCGCCAGCGATGCTGAGCGACTTCGTCGCCGGAGCGGGCGTCGGCCAGACGCCGCCCTCCTTCGAGATGATCCGCGTGCCCGGCACCTACATGTACCGCCGGGCGCCAACGGTCATTGACGACTGAGCTGCCGTGGCGCGCTCGTACAAGTCAGCGCTGCCGACGTGGTCGACGTACACGCCGCACGTCTCCCCGCTCGGGATCCAGGCGCCTGTGAACCAGGAGACCATCTGGCGTAATCGAGCGCGCCAGTTCTCGCCTGCTGGCATCCACGGCGAGATGAACCGCGCCATGCTCGGGATCCAGGCACAGGTGAAGGGCACGGGCGCCGGGTACGCCGCTGTGCAGACGGTTGGCCACACGCCACTCATCGACGCCGCACAGGGCTTCGCCAACCAGCGCCGCGACGCCCAGCGCACCTGGGCGGCGCACATGCAGGACTCGCTCCAGCGTCAGGCGCCCGAGGACATGGTCGCCCCCGGCGAGGCGCCTCCGCAGGAGGAGACGCAGGTGCGTGCCGCACGTACCGCACCCGACACCGTCAACCCCGCCGACGTGCAGACCCAGGACGCCGCTCGCGGCTCCGCCGAGCAGATGGTCGGAGGCGTGCTGCGCTCGAAGCGCTCCGGCCCGTCCACCATCCCCGTGTCGATGACCCAGTCGGGCATCTTCGTACCCACGAGAGGCAGATAGCCATGGCAGATCAGGACTACGTCGGGCAGCTCGCCCCCGGTGAAGAGGCGGCCGGTGGGCCGATCGATGAGCCGTACCAGGGCTTCGCTCCGTACATGCACCAGGGCCAGTCGATGAACGAGGCGTTCGCCGAGGGCGCTCAGGCCGGTCGCTACTGATCGACCCGGCCCGATAGGGCCGTCGCTTACGCTGGGCGTGTGGACACCAACTGGGGTATCAGTCTCGTCCGCACCATCGTTGTTCCGCTCTCGATCGGCTTGCTCGTCTCGTTGCTGATCCCCTTCGGTGGCGGCTCTTCCTCCTTCGTCGGGATCGCAAGAGTCGCCACCATCTTCTCGATCGCCGTGGCGTGGTATGTCTGCGCCCGTCTGGCCCAGCGCGCACGCCCGCAGCTCGGCTTCCTCCTCGGAGTCTCTGTCCGACCTCGGTACGGAGAGGACGGTGAACACGAGCTAGCGCCGTCCCTCCGACGCACGCTCGTGCCGCTCGCCGTCGCCACGGCGGTCGGGTGCTTGGTTGCGGCGTTCATCGGGGGCGCCACGCCTGCACTGGCCGTCGTGGCGGCCGCACTTACGTACTACGGAAGCCTCCGCTACATCGAGGTCTACGCCCGTCCCTACTCGACAGCTCGGGACGTCGCTGGGTGGTTCCTCGGCGCCCGAGCTGTCCCCTACTACTGAGGAGTCGACGTGCCGAGGAAGAAGGCCGCAGCAGCGCCAGGACCGATGTCACCGGACGAGCTGCGCGCCGCATACATCCCCGGCGTGGGGCCGCAGGGATCGATCAACGGCGTCAAGCCGCACCGCACCGCCGCCGGTCGTGAGAAGCAGCGGGCCGCCCGTGAGGAGATGCACCGCACGATCCCGCAGCAGGAGCTGCCCGAGTCGGGCGAGGCCGTGCGCATGCCCAACCCGAAGTCAGCCAAGTTCCACAAGCCAGCCGTGATGAGCGAGGCCGAGTCGGTGCAGGCGGCCAACGCTCGTGCGTCTCGCGCTGCGTGGGAGCAGACGCCCGAGGGCAAGGCGCGCACCGCCAACATGAGCGACCTGATGGGCGCCGATGCCAAGGGGATGTCGATCCGCCAGGTGTACGGAGCCAAGAAGGCACCGACGCGCGACCCCGGCCCGGTGACCGGTCAGCTACAGCTCCCCGGCATGGCCGACCCCCACGCAGCTCCGCGCCCGGCGCGCTGGGAGGAGCTGTCGGAGGCCAACCGCAGCCACGCCCTCAAGGGGCTGGCGCTTCACGGCACGAGCATCGAGCAGATGATCGGCGACTATGGAGCGCAGATCGACCAGGCCCACCACCGCGCCTGGCAGGCCGGTGCCGAGCGGCCCTTCTCGCAGGAGTTCTACAGCGTCGGTGAACCACGCCAGGTGATCAGCCAGTCGGCGCACGAGCTGGGCATCCCCGAGCAGATCCACTCGCACATGAACGCCCTCACGTCGCCGAACACCAAGTTCAGCCAGCGCACCAAGGAAGGCGAGACGGTCTACCCCAACAACCGCGCCGCCGAGCACGCAGTGCGTCACGTCCAGCAGGGTGGTGATCCGGCCGACCTGACCAACGCCTTCTCGACCACCGGCATGGAGCGCTGGAAGGGCGAGCACGCCCAGGGCTACGAGAAGAACATGATCAAGGCGGCGTCGTCGTACCAGCAGCACGAGGCTGGCGTTCCTCCGGCGGAGTGGGTGACCGGCAAGAAGGGCGAGGGTCCGTTCGAGTCATCGCCCAAGACCGGCCCGTACTCCAACTCGTGGAACGACTCGCACCCGCAGTTCTTCGTCAGCGACGTGCACTCCGGTGGCGGCGGCTTCCTCCCCCACCTCTCATCGGACAAGCCGGTGCCGATGGAGGGCGGTCAGATCAAGCGCACCGCCTCGGGCAAGAAGGCGTCGGTGAAGAGCGAGCGCGAGGTCGGCATCGAGCGCACGCCGTTCTTCCATGCCGCTGCCGACTACGCAGCGCGCCAGGCGCACGAGGCCCGCGGCATCGCTCACGTACGGGAAGGCCAGGCGGTGCAGTGGGGCGAGGAGCAACTGCAGCGCGGTGAGGCCGGGATGCGCGGCGCCCCCAAGCAGCGCGACGTCTACCCGGCGGCGGTCAACACCAAGCAGTTCAACCACCCGTCGCTGTTCGACTGAGGAGACCACGATGAGCAACTACGAGAACGAGCGGGAGATGTGGGACGACATCGCCCGCAACGATCGCCCGAGCGGCCGCATGATCCGTCGGGTCGGTGTGCACCCCAGCAACTTCGGCAAGGGACCGGCGCTGCAGAAGAACGCGAGCGGAAGTGGGTACCACGTCAAGGGCGCCCCCGGCTTCGAGGACGATCCCGACTGATGGCCAGTTACCACTACCCAAGGGGAAGACAATGAAGCAGCTCGCAACCGTCATGCTCGCCGAGATCATGGACTCGCCGGACTTCGCCGAGATCATGTTCCTCGTGGCGTTCATCCTGTTCGTCATCGAGGTCGTGCGTCTCGCCGTCGGCCGCGGCTCGGCGTGGGACTTCCACTGGATCCTCGTCGTCGCCGGTCTCGCCTGCATCTCTCTCGGGCTGCTCGCCCTACCGACCGGCGCAGCACCGTGACGCCAGCCGTGCTGTCGGCGATCCTCGCTGATGGCATCTATGTCGGCGGCGGCTTCCTGCTGCTGGTGCTCGTCATCATCCTGATCGTCATCCTGCTGCGGAGATAGCGATGGCCGCCCACGATCATCTCGGCGCCCAGTTCGGTGTCGGCGACACCGTGCACGTACCAGGCCACGGGCCGGTCACCGTCGAGTCGATGAACAAGCGCTACTTCTCCGGCACCACGGCGTCCGGTGAGCGTCTCGGTCAGACCGGCATCGGTCTGGCCGCCGGGCAGGGGATGCGTGGCGGCACCCCGTGGCGGGTCGAGAGAGGCGCCGAGTAGCTCGTGACGATCCGAGGCCGTATCTACCGAGGGGAGGTGCGCCACGCCGTTCCGACGTACCAGCACCCCGACCCAGCGGCGCATGCGGCCGAGGATCCCGAGGGCTTCCTCCACCAGTGGATGCAGCCGCACTACCCGTACCCGAAGGGCTGGACCGGCGACGCTCCCACCGTCGGCCAGCACTGGACGCGCTCGCCGCAGAGCATCCCCGAGCGCTTCATCGAGCCGGTGCTGCTGCGCCCGCAGCCGGGTGTGCCGATGGGCAAGCGTGAGCAGACCGCCGTGATGCGCCGGGAGGCGACCGAGCAGGACACGGGTGGCCCGGGCTACGGCATGCCCGGCCACGAAGAGCACCAGGAGATGATGCGCAAGTACGCGGCGCATGCCGACCGAGCTGACCGTCAGGGCATCAACACGTACCACGATCTCTCCGGCGGCGACCCGGACCGCCCGGGAGCGGCCAAGCCGTACAAGATGGCCGTGGTGTGGGAGGGCCAGCACCATGAAGCTGCCGAGCAAGGCACCAACTACGAGGACGAGCTGAACATCCCCATGGGTGAGCACGTCACCGTCACTGGTGCGCGCATCTACGTACCGAAGCCAGGCGTGGAGCACGACTTCCGGGCGCGCCACCCGTCGGTGTTCACGCCCGAGGAGCACGCCCACGCACGGGCCGACGTGATCACTCGATCGGCGTACAGCCACATCGACCCCCACTCGTCTATCCCTTGGAGCCGGATCCAGTTCGAGAACGCTCAGCAGCTCAAAGTCGATCGCTACCGGGGAGGGTCGCGCTGAGCTACAGTGATCTTGAACGTTGGCGTGAAGAAGGGGACGAGTTATGCGACAACCGGCTCGCCCTGGAGTAGTCGCTGACGACGGGGTCGGGCCGCAGGCACGCAGGTCCGGTTGGTCCGACCCCGACCATTCGATGGAGGGCACGTACTGGTGATCTCGATCGGTGCTGGTGAAGCACGGGCACTTGCCCCTGACGCTTTCCTTGGATGCGACGTACAGCCTTCTGGTTCGCCGGACTGGCCGAGGCGGGACACCATGGTCTGTCGTTCAGGGAGAGAGACCCGGATGGATCCAGAGACCGACGAGGGCATCGGGTAGGCGTTCACGGACGTTGAGAAGTGCGGGGGGACCGTGATCCTCCCAATGCGGCGACGTGCCCTCCCTCAATCCAGCGAGCAGTACGGTTGGTCCATGGCCAAGCACGAGCACATGACGCCGGTCGACGCCGTCACCCACGCCGCGCTCATCGGGCACTTGATCCGCGGCACGGTGGTCGAGGGCAAGAGCTTCGTGGAGGCACACGCCGATGCCCGCAAGGCTGTTGGCGCCGGAGCGGAGAGCCACGTCCGTCACGCCGGTCCTGCGATCGATGAGGCGCTCTACCCGTCGTGGGCGCAGCCATAGCTCCCCCGTGATCGGGGCCAGATCTACGCTGGGGCCATGACGACCCCTGCTCCCGTCCTCACGATCACGCCCGCCTCCGTGAACCGGACGGCCGCCGATCTCACCCCCACCGTGAACCTCGCCGACACGGCGACGCACACGCCCGTCGCCACCGGCCGCTCGTTCCGGTTCGACGCCGTTGCCGTGAAGGCGACCGTCGGCGCTACCGGAGCAGGCATCTCCTCCGCAGTGCCGTACCCCGTCAACCTTGCCGCCGGTACTCGCCAGGGCAGCGTCGCCACGACGAATACCGACGGCACCGGCACGAGCGCCAACGTTGCGCTCACCGTGACCGACGCAGTCGCCACGCAGTACGCCACGCCGGTCTACGTCGAGAACAACAAGAACGTCAGCCGCTGGTTGCCCGAGCAGCTCCCCAACGAGTACCGCGACCCCACGCTGTCGACGCCGGGGCTGCCCACGGCGACGGGCGTGTACAACGCCCGTACCCGCGGCGTCATCTGACGTGCCTCGGGTGGCCGAGCCACCTGGGCAGGCTGGGTCCACCCGTCTAGCCCGCGAGCACGTCGACCGTACGCGCGACCTGACAGCAGCGGCCGCTGCGCCGGGCGACACCAACGCTGCTGTCGACGCTCACCAGCACGCCGTCAGTCGTGTGCAGGACCACGCCGGGCGCATGGGCGTCAACCTCGTTGACCTCCCGCCGATGAACCCCAAGCCGTTGCGGCCGGGACAGGTGAGCCAAGGCACGCTGTGGGACTCCCGCTCGATGAAGCCGTCGCCGGAGCACCAGTGGGCGGCGCACGGCTACTCCCCCGAGCGCCGCGACGCCATCGCCGCCGCGATCCCCAAGGTGGGTGTCTCGTCTTCCTTCTCGTACCCCGGCGGTAGCACGGGCGTGCCGTACACGGGCGAGGTCACTGGCGGTGTGTATCCGGCGATCGGTCAAGTCGGCGGCAAGCGCAAGAACCAGGTGGCTGCGACACGCAACTCGGTGGTCGACATCCTCGCTCGATCGACGGCGCCGTTGGGCGACATCGTCAACGCCACGCCGGACATCAAGGTGCAGCCGATGGCGAGAGCGGCCGGTCAGCACCGCACGAAGATGCGCGGGTGGGAGGACGAGCCGTTCGTCCGTGAGATCAAGCTCCACCCCGGTGGCGGCCCGGCGCGCACCCGTGCCCAGGTCGAGCACACCGTGCTCCACGAGTTCGGGCACAACGTCGACTTCGAGCGTGACCGTAAAGCCTTCACCACCAACGCACGATTCAACCTCCCGGCGGTGGAGGGGTTCGCCGAGGGCTACGCCGCCAAGCACCGGGTGGGGCGGCGCAACGAGCCACCCGTTCCGTACTCCGGCGTTGCCGCCTACAAGAGCATGCACGGTCGCTCCTCGTTCGGTGAGAACTTCGAGCGTGCAAGCGGGCGATCGCTCCCTCAGGCGATGGGTGCGCAGAAGCATCTCGGTGAGCAGTGGTCGCAGGGCAAGCTCTTCACCGGATCGAGCGAGACCGGTTTCGTCAAGGATGAGAACGAGCCACTCCCCACGATCTCGAATGCCGAGTGGGACCACCTCACCGGGCGCAACCGTGCCCGCCGTTGACCATCTCAACGGCGAGCTGTTCCACGGCACCGCTCACCCGTTCGAGCCGGGCGACATCGTCAGCCCCACCGACACCGAGCACACCGAGTTCCCGACGGCGTGGGCGACACCACGGATGGACGAGGCCAACCAGATCGCACGGGCCAAGGTGCGTCGGCACAACCGTCGCAACCCCGACGACCCAGCCACCGAGCACGTCTTCGCCGTCGAGCACATGAGCAAGCCGGTCGATGTGTGGGGACGAGCCAACGTCGCCGCAGACCCCGTTGGCTTCCGCGTACTACGTAGGGTTGGTCCGTGAGCATCGCCTTCTGGCCTCCGAGCTACCGCGCCGGTACCTCGGACCTTGCCATCCAGATCTCGCCGCTCGGCCTGGTCGACCTCAGCAACGAGGAGATGGAGGTCCACGGCATCCGCCTCAGCAGGTACTCGCTCTACTGGGCGCACTACCTCGGCCACCACTGGGCGTACCGCCGTGAGGTCGGCGAGCCGCAGTTCACGTTCAACTACGTGCGGGCACTGAGCGACTACCTCACGAACTTCACCTTCGGCCGTGGCGTCACCTTCCAGTCGCCGCCAGCGACCGCCGCCATCGTGCCCACACTCCTCAAGCGAGTGTGGGAGGGCGACAACCGCAAGGCCGCACTGCTGTGGGAGATGGGACAGATCGCCTCGGTAACCGGCGACCTCTTCGTCAAGGTGGCGTACGAAGACCCGTTCGTTGACCCGGCGGGACGGGTCCATCCTGGCCGGGTTCGGATACTCCCTCTGAACCCGGCCAACTGCTTCCCGCAATGGCACGAGCACGACCGCACACGGCTGCTCAGCTTCAAGCTCAAGTATCGCTTCTTCTCCACCGACCAGACCGGCACGCGCATCGTCAATACCTACGTCGAGCGCGTCACCGACAACGGCATCGAGGAGTACGTCAACGACGAGCTGATCTCGGCCCGCCCCAACCCGCTGGGCGTGATCCCGATCGTCTACATCCCCAACATCATGGTGAGCGGCTCACCGTGGGGACTGAGCGACATCGGCGAGGTGATCCCGCTCAACCGTGAGTACAACGAGAAGGCGATCGAGATCTCCGACATCGTCAACTACCACTCCGCTCCCGTCACGGTGATCACCGGGGCCAAGGTGCCGCAGTTGGAGAAGGGTGCGCGCAAGACGTGGTTCCTGCCCAAGGACGCCAAGGTCGAGACTCTGCAGTCCACCTGGCAGCTAGAGCACATGCTCGGCTACATGGAGGTCGTCAAGCGGGGCATGCACGAGATGACCGGCGTGCCGGAGCAAGCGCTCGGGCAGGTGCAGCCGATCAGCAACACCAGCGGCGTGGCGTTGGCGATCCAGTACGCGCCAACGATGCAGCGCTTCCGCATGAAGAAGAACAACTTCGAGACGGGCTTCCAACAGATCAACGAGCTGGTGCTCTTGACGCTGTTCCAGAAGGAACCCATGTCGATGCAGTTCAACCCCATGGAGGATCTCGCCCCCAAGCCGGGACAGCTCACAGCGCTCGATCCCGCTGACCCCAACAGCTACGAGACGTCGGTCTACTGGCCCGAGCCACTGCCGGTCGACGTGCTCGTCAAGCTCAACGAGATCGCACAGAAGATGCAGCTCGGCATCGAGTCCAAGCGCGGTGCGCTCGCCGACCTCGGTGAGGAGTTCCCCGACGCCAAGCTCGCCGAGATCTTCGCTGAGATCCTCGAAGACTCCAAGGATCAGGGTGCGTTGCAGCTCCAGAACAGCGCCATCCAGTCGGCGATCGTTGCGCTCACCGGCATGGTGCCCCAGGGCGGCGAGGTGGCCGACACCGGACAGCAGGGTGCCGACAGCGGCTCGCCTGACGCTGGTGGTACCGGCATCATGCCTGGTCTCGTGCTCGATCAGAACACGATGAACCTCATGAACGAGCTGACGACTCGGGCGTACCTGCCTCGCATGGGACAGTTCAGGAATCCCTCCAACGCAGGCATCGAGTAGCGTTCGACCTCTTCACGCTGGGTAGATAACCTCTACTGGCACAACGTCGAACCACCGCCGGAGGCTTTCAATGTCGGACAGCAACACCATCCAGGTCGATCAGACGGGTGGGCAGCCCGCCAACAGCACAGGTGGTGCCAATCCGCTCAGTACCGGCAACGGCTTCCTCACTGGTGTGCAGCCCGCTGCACAGCCGGGGAGTGTGACGCAGACCAACCCGCAGGGTCTGTCGGCGGCCGAGCTGGCGTTGGTTCAGCAGCACGCCGCCCAGGCTGCTCAGGCCGCCGTCGCACCGCAGGGCGAGACGCTCGCCGAGATGCAACAGCGCATGGCCGCCATGCAGACCGAGCTGGACGCCGCCCGTACCGCTCGTGAAGCGTCCGAGGCCGAGGCCGCTGCTGCCGAGCAGGCCCGCCTCGATGCCGAGCGTGCCGCCGCCGAGAGCACCATGTCGGCCACCGAGCTGGTCGGTCAGGTGCGTGCCGAGATGCAGGCCGAGTTCGCCGCGATCCAAGAGCGCGCCGCCGCCAGCGAGGCGCTGCTCGAACGTGAGCGTCGGTACAGCGCACTGCAGGACTACAAGGCGCAGCGTCTCGCCGACCCCGAGATCGCCGCCGCCGTGATGCCGCACCTCCACCCGTACATCGTTGGTGGCAGCGAGCAGGAGATCGAGGAAGCGATCGCTCGGGCGGCGCAGACGTCCAGCAGCATCGTGGCCGAGTTCCAGCAGTACCAGCAGCAGTACCGCCAGCAGGCACCCGGCGTGTCGCCGACGGCGCCGACGACCGGCCCGCTGGAGCAGCAGCAGTCGACGCGCCCGATGAGCGCACAGGAGATCGCGGCGCTCCCCGACGCCGAGTACGCACGGCTGCGGCCACAGTTGCTGCGCGCTGCGGGACAGCAGTTCCGCGCCCAGCGCGGAGGCTGATAGCTCCCGTCGTACGAAAGGGTCGAACTACTGTCTCTTGTAGGTCAGCAGCTCGTCTGATCGTCGCGACCTTCAAGGAGTAACTCATGCCCGATATCTCAGGTGGCATCTCGGGTACTGGCAACCTGTACTCGGGTGTGTCCGGTGGATCCAACCCGGCTGCCGTCCCGGTTGGTGGTGCCTTCCTCGGGGTGCAAGTGCCACCCGCCCCCAGCGGTCTCGTGACCCAGGGCTATCCGCAGGGGACGGCGATCACCGGCTCCACGACGATGACCCCCGCGGTCCAGACGATCTGGTCCAAGGAGATCCTCTTCCAGGCGATGCCCATCCTGAGGTTCGAGCAGTTCGCGGTCAAGAAGACCGAGCTGGGCGTCACCCCCGGCCTGACCGTGAACTTCATGAAGTACAACAACCTTGACGTCGACAGCGTCAACGGTGCGACCCTCACCGAAGGCATCCGCATGAGCACTCGTGCGCTGTCGGCCTTCCAGTTCCGCATCACGGTCGCCGAGCAGGGCACCGCCGTCGCCGTCTCCGAGCTGCTGCTGCACGCCTCGTTCGATGACGTGATGGCCTCGGCCTCTCGCCTGCTCGGGCGCCACATGGCGCAGTCGATGGACTACCAGGCCCGCAACACGCTGATGCTGGCGCCGGGGTCCGAGGTCTACGGCTACGACGACGCCGCCCCCTGGCAGGGCGCCTCGACCAACATCTACGAGCCGGGCACCAAGGCGGCCAACGCCGCCGCAGTGACCGGCGCCGTGGCCGCCACCAACAAGTACTACCTCACCCCGCACACGGTGAAGGACGCAGTGCAGGCGCTGGCGTCGCTCAACATCCCCCGCCTCGGCGAGACGTACGTCATGTTCGCCCACCCGGCGCAGGCCCGCCGGTTGCGTGACTCCCCCGAGTTCATCGAGGTCACGAAGTACGCCGCCCCCGGCAACTTCATGCTCGGCGAGATCGGCCGCCTGTGGGACGTCGTCATCATCGAGACCACGCAGGTCAACTACGCCGCTGCGGGTGCGGGCAACAACTACTACGACGGGATCATGATCGGCGACAACGCCTTCGGTCACGCCGTGTCGTTGCCGGTCGAGCTTCGCGATGGCGGAGTCCTCGACTTCGGGCGTGAGCACGCTCTGGCGTGGTACGCCATTTGGGGTTGGGGTTCGATCACGCCGCAGGCCGTGGTCCGCGTCCTGACGAACTGAACCCCTACCAAGCCCTCAGGGGTTGAGGACGGAGCGCCCCTTCGGGGGCGCTCTGTCGCGTACCGTGGAGGTGTGGCCGCCAGCGATCACGTCAACCCTGATCAGCTCCAGCTCTTCATGACGGGCACGGAGTTGAAGGGTGCGATCACCGACTCGATCGACCGCAATCCGCTCGGTGGCTTCGGCGGCACGATGGACAAGATGTGGGCGACCAAGCTGCGCCAGTCCAAGCGCCCCGCCGACCATCCCGGCCATGGTGCTGGCATCTACCAGTCGATGAAGCAGCACGGGTGGAACCCACCCGAGCAGGTGTGGGGTGACGAGGCTCCTGGGTGGGACAACGCAGGCTTCGAGATCAACCACGTCCGCAAGTACGGAGGCATCCCCGAGTGGGACCGTACCGAGGTCTCTGTCACGGGCGCCCACCACCGCATCGCTGCGGCCGCCGACATCGAGGCCAAGACCGCTGGCACGAAGAGGCCGCGCACGATCTACTTCCCGACGGCCAACAACCAGTACGAGCACCCGTCGATCATCCCGCCAGATCGCACGCCAGCGAAGAGCGATCGCCTTGCCCGCTGACGAACACCTCGGGCTGCAGTTCGACTACGACAACCCCGAGCTGGGCACAGCGAAGGTCGTCCACCGGGTCACAGCGAGAGCAGGCCCACTGTTGAACGAGGTGGGGCGGATGCTCTGGAACAGTCGCAGCATCCTCAACATCGACGTCGATCCGCAGCACGCACGTCGTGGGGTGGCGACATCGATGTGGAACGAAGGTCACCGGCTCGCCGAGCAGAACGCTCGCGTCCCCGCACCCAAGCACTCACCCGATCGCACAGCGATGGGCGATGCATGGGCGCGCTCGGTCGGAGGGCAGCTTCCCCGGCGCAAGAGAGACGCTGGTTAGAGTTGGCCTGATGCCACCCCGAGCACGTACCCCAGCAACACCCGCAGAAGTCGAAGTCGAGGTGACGCCTCCCGACGACCTTGGTCCCTCGGGTGTGCGCAGCCTGGAGCCGGAGCCTGACCCCGAGACGGACTACGACGGCGTGGACGAGGTCGAGCAGCCGCGCGATGACATCGCCACCACGCAGAACTTCTACGGAGGGCACCCCACGCAGGGTGTCAACGAGGTGGTCGAGATCCAGCCGGAGATCCTCGAAGGTGACGAACCGACGTACCGCATCCGCCTGACCCAGGACATCGACACGATCTTCATCGGCATCGACAACCCGATCCCACCGATGAAGAAGGACGTCCTCTACGAGGTCAACCAGCGCGTCTACGACTACCTCCTGCCCAAGGGCTTGATTCAAGGGAAGTGACCAATGGCCAAGACATCCGCCAGCAACGATGAGCCGACCGGCGAAGAGGTCGACGCTCCAGAGCAGACCGACGCTCCGCCCGAGGAGACTCCGCCGGAGGGCGAGGAAGCAGAGCAGGCCACCGAGAGCGAGCCGCAGGCGGCGACGTTCGAGCTGCCGCCCACGCTCAAGGACGCCGGTCTCAACGGCGTCGTCGCCACGTCGTCGGGTCAGTACAGCACGCCCGGCGGTTCGAGCTTCTTCCTCACCCCGGGGCAGGGCTATGCCATGTCGCCCGAGGACGCACAGGCGTTGATCGACATGGGTGTGGCCAAGGCTCTGGATGACACCAGCGCTCCGACCTGATGCCCTACAACGTCCCCAACGGCCCCGACGTACCCGTCGTAGATCTCGCCGAGCCTGACTCGGGGGACTTCCTCGCGCTCGGCTACCAGCGCACGGGAGTGGTGTCAGGGGGCACGGTGACCCAGTCGGGGTCGCCGAACATGACGGTGTTGGTGGCGGCTGCCGAGATCGTCATCGAGGGCGTGCCGATCACCAAGACCGCAGGGTCGGTGGTGCTCGATGCCTCTACGGCCAGCCCGCGCTTCGACCTCATCGGTTGGAACGTGGCTGGCGCCCCGGTGGCGATCAAGGGCACGCCGTCCAACAACCCGTCGTTCCCGGTGTTCGACCCGTCGGTGTTCTGCGTGACGGCGGCGATCTACGTGACCGCCGGTACGTCGACCATCACGTCGCCGTACATCGTGCAGAAGCAGGTGGTCCCACCGCTCGCCCTGCGCCGCCACTACGCCAACGACACCGACATCGTCATCGAGTCGACCACGCCGATGCGTGGTGCCAACGCCTTCCGCCTGCTCGCCAGCGGCGCAATGCAGTGGCTCTCCAGCACGCTCGCCTCGATCAACGAGACGGTGATGGAGATGGTGGCGACGCTGCAGATCCGCCAGACCGCCAACACCGACAAGGCGTTGATCCTCAAGGTCACCGGGACGGGCGTCAAGGGCAACAACATCTTCGAGGTGCAGGGCGCCTCGGCGCTCGCGCCGCTCGTCGGCATCGACACCATCGGTCGCTTCTTCGCCACCAACCTCCGCGTTGGCAACGGCTCGCCCGAGGGAGCGGTCACCGCTGATGCTGGCACGCTGTTCATCAACGAGGCGCCGACCGACGCCAACACGGCGTTGTACGTCAAGCTCACCAACGGCGTCGCCACCGGGTGGGCTGCGCTCGGTGCGTTCGTACCGTCGTCGCAGGCGGTGCCCGTTGGCACGGTGATCGCCTGGCCGGGTGTGCTCGTCTCGATGCCCGTCGGCTACCTCTACTGCGACGGCACCGAGTACGCCTCGTCCGCCTACACCGCTCTGTCGGACTGGTGCGCCGGTCGCTTCGGTGCGGCCGCCGTCGGCAACTTCAAGCTGCCCGACTACCGCGGCCGCACGCTGTTCGGTGTGGAGGGCACGCTGGCCACGGCGCCCGGTACCAACGTCGGCGCAGACACGGTCACGCTCACGCTCGACCAGATCCCGTCGCACACGCACCCGACGACCGAGACGCCTCACGGCCACGCTCAGGACGGCGCCTACCTCTACAAGGTCGACCAGGTGTACAGCCCGCCGTGGAACATCGACCACAACGACAGCACCGGTCTCGGTGTCGGCGTCGAGGCCAACGACTCGGACCACACGATCGAGACCGGTCTCACCGTGCAGGCGGTGGGTGGCGGCCAGCCCTTCTCGACCTACCAGCCGTCGCAGTCGACCTACTGGATCATCAAGACGTAGTGGCTGGCTTCGAGCGCTTCTTCGGTCACCGCGACGCTGTCGACGGGATGCTCTACACCGGCAAGAGCGACGACCCCACCGACCCCGGCACCGACAACTTCGAGCCGGGCTTGGCCAAGATGGTCGACGTCGCCCAGTCGGACGACACGCTCGACAGGGACTGATCTAGCCTGGCCTCATGGGCCGTACCATCGAGTCGCTGATGGTCGACGCTCGCTCCTGGCTGCGTGACTTCCCGACCTACTTCACCGCCACCTCGTCGGCGACGGCGGCGTCGCACCGCACGATCGAGCTGCCTCACAAGAACATCCTGTACGCCGGGCTGGCCGTGTGGGCCACCGACGGCACGACGACCTGGCAGGGCGTGCTCGATGACCACGAGGTGACCGTGGCGGCCGCCGAGTTCGGCTACCAGCTCGATGAGCGCAACGGGCTGCTGCGCATCACCACCACGCCGACGACGACCCCGTTCACGAACACCACGCACATCAACGTCGAGGGCTACTACGTCGAGTGGGTCGCTGACCCCGACCTCAAGTTCCACACCGTCAACACGATCGCCGAGTACGGCTACGGCAACCCGAGCTGGACCCTGGAGACGATCGGAGACGTCGAGGCCGACCTCGTCTCACTGCGCTCCGCAGTCGATGCGATGTACGCCCTGCTGGTCGAGTACTCGCGCGACATCGACGTGTCGACGCCGCAGGCGATGCACATCCCGGCGACGCAGCGCTTCCATCAGGTGAACGCTCTGCTGTTCGGGCCGGGCGGCCTCAACGAGAAGCTCAAGGAGAAGGAGAACATGCTCGGCGTCGGCCTGGGGGCCGCCGAGGTGGGCACCCTGCGCCGTGTGAGCAAGACCACCAACCGGCTCGTGCCGGTGTACGTGGTGCGCGAGTACGACGACATCTCGCGACCGCGGCGCCTCTTCACCGAGCCGGACACGCCGGGCCAGTTCACGCCGCCCGCTGGCTTCGTACCGGGGCGCGCCGTGATCGCTGCGCAGGGTGGCACCTTCCCCGACGAGCCGAACCCGTGAGATGGCCTCCCCTCGCAACGAACTGAGCCACGTCCGCCGACAGCTCAACTGGTACCAGCGCGAGCACGGCGAGGTCGTGATGTGGTTCGAGCTGGACGGCAAGCAGTCGAGCTACGACGACACCTTCAACGTCCGCAACAAGGTGTACCGGCCGGGCGTCGCCGTACCGACACTGTGGGTCATCTACACCGAGGACACGCAGGAGTCGAACCCCGAGGGCAGCAGGCACAACCCGTCGTTGCAGTTCGCCGTGTCGATGTGGGAGTTCCGTCGTGTCGGCATCTCCGATCCCTACGACTTCGAGCGCCACCTCAACGACCTCGTCGTCTACTACGGCGAGTACTTCTCGGTAGGCGAGTTCTCCCCGCAGGGTCGGCTGTGGCGCGACGACGTGATCCTCGCCGTCAACACCACGAAGGTGTACCCCGAGGAGGAGTTGGTCGGCAGCGAGATCCCCGATGCCGACTACGTCGCTGAGTCGACGCGCCCATCGCTCGGCATCAACGCCAGCGAGCCGCAGACGTACGTGCTTTATCCACCGCCAGCCCCACAGGCTGTGACTACCGGGACGATCTCCGGTGGCTACTCCTGGGTGAAGGCTCCGTAGCTCGAACCCCCGCAAGTACTGTTGGCCGTGAGACCGGATTGCGCCCGGCTCCCCAACAGTTAGCGAGTGCGTAGCAGTGGCGACAACGCTGTTTGAGTTCAACATGCCTGCCATCGATCTCCTCAGTGGAGTGCGGTTCGGTGCTGATCTCAACGACCTCCTCAACGGCATCGAGGAAGAGGTGCGCAGCGCTCTCACCGCTGAGGCGCCAGCCGAGAGCTACGAGGTGGAGTGGGCCGACGGTGGCCTCAGCATCGGGCTGACCGGCGACCAGGCCGAGCGCGAGTTCGGTACGCCGAGCGTGCCGATGCAGCCGCACGTACGCAACGCCGTGATGATCGCTGCCGAGAACGTGCGGCCGCGACTGGTGATCACCTCGTGACCACCACCACGCCCGACCGGCGCGTCGACCAACTGCATCGCGGCCTCATCTTCGCCGAGTCGTCGGCGTTGAAGGCCAAGCTGTCGGGGATCTCCGTCCCTCGACCTGGCGGGGATCCCCGGCGTGTGCGCACGTACTTCCGCTACCCCGACGAGCAGACCGAGCGCATCTACCCGTTCATCACCATCGAGTTCATGTCGATGCAGCTCGCTCGGGACCGCGCCCACTCGGCGCAGATGGTGCCGATCGACTACTGGCCGAGCGAGTACGCCACCTTCGCCGAGTACGCCGAGGCGCACAACCTCACCGAGTGGACCGGCCGGGTCGGCAGCTCCGAAGCGGTGATGTGGCACCCGTACAACATGCTCTTCCAGATCTCGGTGCACAGCCGCGATCCGATCGACGCCATGTACCTCGACGGGCAGCTCATCGGCACGCACTACATCCCCGACCGTTGGGGCTACCTCGACATCCCCGAGGACGGCTCGTGCCGCTGGCTCGACCGCCTGGAGATGCGCACCGCCAACTACATCGAGGGCAACCCGCAGGCGATGAACCAGACCGTGTTCCGCACGATCTACACCGTCTCGGTCAACGCCCACGTACCGCCGATCGACCCCAACGTCTTCTTCCAGGCGCTGCGCATCGTCGGCGTCATCCTCAAGATCTCGCTCCGCCCTGGATCGGATCCTGTGGTCCTCGGCTCGTGGATCAACGAAGCACCAGAAGCACCCTCCCCGTAGAAGGACGGCACCATGGCCACCATCACCGACACCTACTTCCCCGGCGTCCACGTCGTAGAGCGGCCGTTCCAGCCGGGGATCAAGAACACCGCCGATGTCACCGCCTTCGGCGCCTTCATCGGCAGGTCCGACCAGGGGCCGACCGTCCCCACCGAGTGCCGCTCGTGGGTGCAGTTCGTGGGCCTCTTCGGCTCGCACTACACCGACCTGCACAACGCCGTCTACGACTTCTTCTCCAACGGCGGGCGTCGGTGCTACGTCGTGCGCCTCGCTGGTGTCGGCGGAGCTGTGGCCTCGCTGCCGGTGTACGACGTCGCCGTGCCCGAGACGCCGGGTGCCGCCACGCCGATCTTCACCGTCACGGCGACCAACCCGGGCACCTGGGGCAACTCGCTCTACCTCGGTACGTACCCGCGCGACCCAACGAACTACCGCTTCGACGTGGCGCTGTACAAGGTGCCAGCGGGCGTCACGTTCGATGAGACCAAGCGCAACAGCGAGTACCTGGTCGACCAGTGGAACGACGTCACGCTGTTCCCCAACGACGAGCGCTACCTCTACACGGTGACCAACCCGCCGTCGGCGACCGGCTCTGCCCTCGTGACCTTCTCGGGCACGAGCTACGACGCATCGCTGCCGAACAACCCGACCAACCGCCCAATGCCTGGGACCGGTGGTCCGTACCCCGGCTTCACGGGTGGGGTCGACGGCAGCTACACGGGCGGCTACGACCCGGCCATCGCCTACCCCGCCGCCATCGCAGCGATGCAGGTGGTGCCCGGGCCGTACGTGCTCAACATGCCGAACATGACGACGGGGTCGATCGTCAAGGGCGCCATCCAAGACGCCGCCGCCCGCGGCGACGTGTTCGTGGTGTGCGACTGCCCACTCGGACAGACCCCGACGCAGATGGCCACCTACGTCAACACCACGCTCGGACTGAACGCCTTCCAGTCCAACATCCCGAGCTTCGGCGCCATCTACTATCCGCAGGTGTTCATGCCCGCCATCGGTGCCGCCTCGCCGGGCCGTACTGCTCTGCGCCCCGCAGGTGGGGCGATCATCGGCACGTACATGGCCACCGACGACCAGCGCGGCCCGTGGCGCGTGCCCGCCGGTCGTGACTTCCGCCTCGGCGGTGCGCTGCAGGTCGAGTACTCGCTGACCGAGGCCGACCTCACGTCGTTGAACAACAACAACATCAACGCACTGCGCGTGATGATGGGCACGGGTGTGTCGATCATGGGCGGGCGCACGATGAAGAAGACCGCCGCCGACATGTACATCAACGTGCGCCGCACGCTGATGGAGGTCACCCGCAGCCTCGTCAACGCCACCGAGCCGTACGTGTTCGAGAACAACGACGCACGTCTGTGGGAGCAGCTCGGCGGAGTGTGCGTCGCCTACCTCAACAACATCTTCACCCAGGGTGGGTTGAAGGGCGGCTCGCCCAGCGACGCCTACTACGTCCGCTGCGACGACACCAACAACACGCCGCAGACCGTCTCGCAGGGCGTGGTCAACATCGAGGTCGGTGTTGCTCTGCTCACCCCGGCCGAGTTCATCATCATCACCATCGGCCAGTACGAGGGCGGCGCCACGGCGACCACCTCGGTCAGCATCTGAGGAGGAGCATCACCATGGCTGGAGTAGCACAACTCACGTCCCCCATCACGTCGAAGCCAGCGATCCGCGATCCGCTGCGCAACTTCGTCTTCCGTGTCGACTTCGTCGGCAATGCGAAGATCGGCAAGGGCTTCGCCGCCATGGGCTTCATCTCGGTCTCCGGTCAGGGGATCAACACCGAGATGATCCCGTACCGCGAGGGCGGCGACAACACGATCACGCGCAAGATGCCCGGGCAGTCCGACGTCGGCCCGCTGCAGCTCATCCGCGGCGTGTTCATGCACCCGACCTCGCCGCAGTACGAGTGGTTCAAGAACGTCTTCTCGGTGCAGTGGGGCAAGGGCAACACCGAGTGGGCCGACGACTTCCGCTGCAACGTGATCGTGCGCGTCAACAAGCACCCAGTCACCAAGTGGAACCAGAACGGCCAGGGCGATCCCCGCGGCAACCTCTCCGCCGGGATGCTCACCTACTACTACAACTGCTGGCCGTCGGCGATGCAGTGGAACGACCTCAACGCTGGCGACAACTCGGTGATGGTCGAGACCATGACCCTGCAGCACGAGGGCTTCGACGTGTACTACGGCGAGGGAACGTTCCCCAACGGTGCACAGGGCGGCGTCAACACGCCCAACACGTAGTAGTACGTCACCATGACGAGCGAGCAGACAGAGATCCCGGTCAACCCCGAGGACGAGATCTTCGACATGTCGAAGTGGTCGACCACGCCCCCGGGCCTGGCCGCCACCGACGACGAGTCGTCACCGGAGACCAAGAACGACGCTCTGCGTCAGATGCTCGAACCGGCGCGTCCGGGCATCCCGGTGATCGATGATCCGCCACCGGGGACGGCCGAGCTGTTGTGGGGGATCGAGCGTGACGGTCGCCGCTACCGCACGGCGTTGGTGCGTGAGTTGACCGGCGCCGACGAGGAAGCGATCGCTCGCCTGCCATCGGGCAGCCCCAACTTCAACGTCATGGTGGTCGACCTCCACCTGCGCTGTGCCGTCACGCAGATCGGCGTGGTCGACGTCGAGCAGGACAAGGACGTGCTCGGTGAGCTGTTGATCTCGGACCGCGACATCCTGTTCAAGGAGGTGCTCCTCACCACCTACGGCAAGACCCGCGAGTACGAGAACGTCGCCTGCCCGACATGCGGGTTCGAGATGGACCTGCACATCGACATCGAGGGGTTGATCGAGGTCCGCAACCCGAAGACGTTCGAGAGCGACAAGTTCACCGTCACGCTGCGCGACGGCAAGCAGGTGCTGATGCGCTTCGTCAACGGCAAGGATCAGATCTCGGTGTTCCACAGCGGCTCCAAGCGGCTGACCGCCCCCGAGGCCAACACAGCGTTCCTCGCTGCGTGCGTGGAGCGCGTCGACGGCAAGGCGGTGGCCGACCCCGAGGCGTGGGCGCTCGGGCTGGGGATCGCCGACCGGCGCATACTCGTGGACTCACTGCTGGACATCCCAGCCATCGGCTTCAAGGAGGTTGAAGTGCCCTGCGACAAGTGTGGAGAGAACCTCCCCACCGTGTTCGGTTGGGCCGACCTTCTACCGAGTTAGCTACCAGGCGGTCTACGCCAACTACACCCGGCTGGTCGAGACGTTCGGCTGGAACCCGACGATCTGCAAGGCACTGACGATCAGAGAGCGCCGGTACTGGATCCAGTACCTCGACTACAAGCAGCGGCTGGAGCAGTTCAACAAGATGATGGCCCCGACACAGCAGAGGTAGGTAGGTGTGCCCGAGACAATGATCGGCGGTGGACCGCAACTCCCACCTCGATCTGGTTCGTGGATCGGTGGCAAGTCCACCCCGCTGACCACCATCGGCGCGCAGGTCAAGGTCGACGGGCTGCGTTCACTGGAGCAGGCGCTGGCGTCGATCGCCAAGCACTCCAAGACCATCCGCGACAACTTCGACGCCATCAACAAGGCGGGCCGTACCGGCGGTTCGATCTGGAGCAAGCTCGGTAGCGGAGGCGCAGCGCCCAGCTCGGGCAACACATCGATGCCGTGGGCCACCCCGCTCATCCAGCGAGGCCCACAGCCGACCATCACGGCTGGCGCACCACAGCGAGCAGCAGCGACGACTGGTGCGGCTCCTGGCGGCGGCCAGGCGCCTCCGGCGGGCGGAGCCACATCCACTCCGTCTGCTGGAGGCAGTGGGGGCAGCACGATGCCGTGGCTGTCCCGTACCGGCTTCATGCTCTCGGCGGTCACCACCGGGGCCAACATCCTCAGCAACCGCATCGGGCGCAACATCGCCGAGAGCGCACCCATCTCCTCGCAGATGGCGCTCTTCTCCTCGATGTACTCGGGGATGCCGTACCAGGGCCAGGAGATGCGGCGCTTCGATGCGTCGGGTCGCTACGGCGGCACCCGCCAGGATCAGGCCGCCACCCAGGCGCTCGCTCTGCGCTACGGCCAGACCCCGCAGCAGGCGACCAACTTCATGTCGGGCATCGGCAACATGGTGCAGGCGTTCGGCGGCACGATCTCCTCGACGCAGGCGGCCTCGCAGGCCGGTGGCTTCCTCGATCCGATGGTGCTGCGTCGTCAGATCTCCTCGGGCATGACCCCGGCGCGCGTTGGCGGTCAGGTGCGCAACCCGATGACGGTGGCGCAGGAGTACATCAAGAACTACGAGCAGCGCCGCAACGGCGGCACGAAGCTCAACGAGTTCGACTTCATCAACCTGCAGACACCTGGCTCGGCGTTGCGCATCACGTTCGCCCGTCTGTACGGACTCGATGACGCCTCGCTCGATCTCATCTCCACCGCCGGGATGCAGACCGCACGCGCTGGTGGGTCGCTCAACTACAACTCGTCGGCGGCGATCGCCGGGCAGCTAGGGATGGATCGCAGCAAGCTCGGCCTGCAGGCCACCAGCCTGCTGACGACCAAGGGCCGCCGTGAGGCCAGCTTCTTCAACCAGAACGAGGGTGGCATGAACACCCAACTGGCCATCGAGGAGTCGACGCAGAAGGCGCTCACCGGTCTGGAGGATGCAGCCAGCGGACTGACCAACACCTTCGCCGCACTCGACAAGGTGATCAAGGCAGCGACCGCCGGACTGGGGCTGCTCATGGGCGGCTCGATGCTCGCTGGTGGCATGGGTGGTGGTGGCGGGTTGCTCGGGTTGCTCAAGGGCGGCAGCCGTTCCGCCGCCGGAGCGCCCGGAGCAGTGACTGCCGCCTTCGGTGGTGGCGGTGGTGGCGGTATCGCTGGAGGGTTGGCCACGGCGGGGATGGCGATCGGTGGCACCGTGATGGCGGGCAGCGCCATCCAGTCCGCCGTCAACACCAACAGCCTCGGTGGCTTCGCCGGGTCGGTCGGCAAGGGTGCGGCCGCCGGGGCGATGCTTGGCAGCGTCATCCCCGGCGTCGGCACCATCACCGGCATGCTCATCGGTGGAGGCATCGCCGCTGGGCTGTCCGGCGCCAGTTGGCTGACGAGTGGCGACGAGAAGGCCAACGCTGCGGCGCGCGAAGCCTCAGGTGTCCAGGCGTCGAACATGAGCGACAAGGAGATCATCAGCGCCTTCTTCGACTGGAACCACCATGCCCCGCAGGGGTCGTACGTCCAGGTCGATGACTGGAAGAACGTCACCTCCAGCGACCCCGACACGGCGGGACTCATCGACGTCTTCCAGAGACGTCGTGCGACGTTGATCGCTCAGTGGATGCAGGACGTCATGCAGCGCGACCCCAATGCGTTCACCAGCATGATGAGCCAGCTCGCCAAGGCGGACGAGACGACCCCGGGGAAGGAGGCGCAGGACTGGACCGCCATCACGAACGGCTTCCTCGCTCTCGCCTCCAACGCCAAGCCCAGCGACGACGACTACAACTCGTGGGGCGACAAGCTCATCAAGATGTCGCGCGCCGCTCGGTCACCGTCGTGGAAGAACGCCTACCGAGGCTCGCGTGCGATGTTCGACATGTACACCGAGTACTTCGGTGGCATCGAGCACCCCATGCGGTTCCAACCGATCTACACAGAGAAGAACTATGCGGTGATGGATCAGTTCGGGACGTCGCTCTCGGACTACTCCATGGCCAACGTGACGCAGCCGACGGGCGACCCCACCGACACGTCGAGCAACACATCGAACACCGCCAACTCGGCGAACTACTCGTACGTCGATCGCATGCCGATGGCGAAGCCGCCCGACGACAGCTCGTGGGGCGGTCTCGACTCCCGCATGAAGAAGCGCTTGCTCGCACTGTTCGCTGCCTCGGGCGGCTCGGTGCGCCTCGGTGGTGGTGGCGGCACGCGCTCCACCGAGCAGCAGCGCAAGATGTTCCTCGATCGCCACCGGGTCGACCCCAACGGCGACATCACCTGGGATGGCAAGAAGTGGAGCCTGATCCCCGGCAACGCAGCGGCCGCACCGCCCGGGCGGTCGATGCACGAGATCGGTCTCGCCGCCGACCTCGATGGCCCAGGCGTCGGTACGTGGCTGCAGAAGAACGCCTCACGCTTCGGACTCAAGACGTTCGCCAACGTCAACCACGAGCCGTGGCACGTCCAGCTTTCCGAGCTGCCCAACAGCCGTCGCGAGTACGAGGGCGGTGACTACGGCGCCACCAGTACCGAAGACCCCGTCGCTGCCACCTCCGAGTCGACCCCGGCGAACGCTGGGTTGGCTGGTTCGATAGGAGCGTCCGGCCTCGGCGGCACGAGTGGTGGCGCTCTCAGCCTCGGCATGTCCAGCCTCTCCATCCTGCAGGGCGGTGCCCCAGCGGGTGGTGGCGGTGGTGGGATGGAAGGGACCGGCGGGCAGACCACCGCCAGCCAGACGGCCGACGTCAACTACTCGGGCAGCGGGCCACTCACCGGCAAGCAGATGGCGCAGATGCTGTACAACCAAGGCTTCCGAGGCGACGCCCTGGTGATGGCGCTGGCGATCTCCAAGCGCGAGTCGGACTGGGATCCCAGTGCCTACAACCCCAACCGCAGTACCGGTGACGACAGCTACGGCCTGTTCCAGATCAACATGCTCGGCGATCTCGGTGTGTCGCGGCGCAACGCTTACGGGCTGCACGACAACAAGGATCTGCTCAACCCGAACACCAACATCCGTGTCGCCTGGGAGATGTCGCAGCACGGCAGCAACTTCAACCCCTGGGGCGGCTACAAGGGGATGGCCGACAACTACAACACCGACATGGACTCGGCCCGCAACATCGTTGCGAGCATGCACCTCGGTGACGCCTCGTTCGACACCGGCCAGGTCGGTACCGGCGGGCTGGTGCTGCCGAGCGGTGGCGTCGGTCGCAGTGCCACCAGGCAGGACGTCGCCAGCGGCAATGGTGGTGGTGTTCACGTCCATGTCACGATCCAGTCCACCGGCAACTACACCTACGACGCCCAGCGGTTGGCCAAGGCCGCCCGCCCGGCACTGGAAGCGGAGTACGCCGAGGTCTCAGCGAAGAGGAACACGTAGTGGCGAACAACGCAGCTCATACCCCAGCCACCGATGCGGTGGGGCGCCAGCAGGCCAACGCCACGTACACGATCAGCAACGACTACCTCTACCCACGGCGCACCGTGCCGCCGATGTTGCGGCAGTCGTACCTCGATCGCGGCGCCGAGACCAATCCCTACAAGAACATCGGACTGCTGCGTGGCTTCATCTACCCGATCGACATCAACAGCTCCGAGGCGACGGCGGCGATCACGTCGGGTAATGGTGACGACCCGCTGTCGGCATCGGACAAGGCGCGCCAGGAGGTCGTGGACGCCTACAACCTGGCCAACTCAACGGCAGCAGCAGGTGCGACGGTGTTGGCGGCGGCGCTCGCTGCCACACCGCTGGCAGCGGTTGGTCCGTCGCGCGGCTCGGGCACACTCGCCGCCACCGCCAACGACCCGGTGAAGCAGCCCAAGCGGATCCGTTACGCCGAGGGCAAGCAGTTCCAGTTCAACCCGATGGCGTTGTCGGTGACGATCGGCATGACCGGCGTGGCTCCCACCGAGACCGTGCAGACCGAGGGCACCGCCGGGAGCATGATGGTCGGCCAGGGCGAGACCGGCATCCAGCTCTACTTCGATCGCTCACTGGAGACGGCGGCCGCATCACGAGGTGCGTTGACGGTCAACGGTCACTCGGTCGATCCGATCTTCGCCGACATCGGTGTGCAGAAGGATCTGTGGGACGTCTACCGGATCATCCTCGGCGGTGACGAGAACTACTTCTCCAAGATCGGCAACAAGATCATCAACATCGACAACGCATCTGGCGTACAGATGCAGGTGCGCCCCGGTAGCGCCACCGACATGTTCGGCCGCCTCTTCGACCTCGGTGCCTCCGGTACCAAGGCGTGGGGTCGGCGTGTCGCTCTGTTCTTCAATCCCAACCTCGTGATCATCGGCGACGTCACGAGCATCGGCTTCGTGTACGCCGAGTTCAACGCCAACTACGTACCGACCAAGGCCAAGCTCGACCTCGGCATCCAGATCCTGAGCACCACCTCGGAGTCGGGCGCCGACGCCTTCAACGGCACCGACACCACCACCGACACCACCGACGACAGCACCAGCAGTTCCAGCAGCAGCTCCAGCTCCAGCAGCAACGACGACACTCCCAACGCCTCGACCGTCAACGGTGCGGTGCGTACGGTCAACGGCCGTGTCGTCGTCACGCGCTCCACGCCCAACGGTGGTGGCTCGAACACCTACACCGTCAACCCAGTCGATCTCCACCTCCAGGTCTGAGGCACCATGACCGCTCGCTACGCCAACGAACAGCTCGTCTCGATGCCGCACGCCAGTGGCGTGCAGGTGCAGACCGTGATCCGGCGGCCGCACTTCTGGATCAACCAGCCGTACATCACGTACACGCTCACCGCCGCCGATGCGATGTGGACCATCGCCGATCGGTACTACCTCAACTCGCAGGACTGGTGGGTGATCGCCGATCTCAACCCGCACTTCCCCTGCCCCGACGACTTGCTGTACGGGATGACGCTGCTGATCCCTGTGGGCTGACATGGGCGACACCTTCATGGTCGGTGACCTTGCTCTGCAGGCCACCACGTTCACCATCGAGGAGCGTTGCGGGCAGCACGACCTGCTGTCGATCTCGGGCACACAGTCGACGGCGTTGACGAAGTACGCCGGGCAGCCCGCCAAGCTGACCGCCTGGCAGGGGTCGGCCACGCGCGCCATCCACGGGTATCTCGACACCCACGCCATCTCCACCGGCTTCAACAAGGACATGGTCGTCACCGGCTACGTGCTCGGTGCGTCGAGCGTGATGCGCTCGGGCGCCGAGCGCCAGTGGAAGGACAAGCGCCCCTTCGACATCGCCCGCGACATCGTGCGTCCCTACGGCTTCTGCCTGGAGATGGACACGTACCAGTACACGATCCCGCTGTTCGTGCAGTCGGCCGAGAGCGACTGGCAGTTGCTCGCTCGGCTGGCTCAGGAGATCGGCATGGCGCTGATCGGTACCAACGTGGTGATCCGCATGGTCGATCCCTCGTTGGAGATCCGCCGACGGCGGATGCGGCCGCTCTACAAGTTCAACGTCAACAAGCTCTTCAACTACTCGATCAGTGCCTCGCCGGTACCGCTCGGCTACGAGGCGCGCGTGTTCGCTGGCGTCGACAAGTTCGGCGAGTCGTTCAGTGTCACCGCCAACCCCGACGCTGCCGTCACCCTGCCAGCGCCGGAGACCGTGCGCTCACTGGAGGATGCGATCAGCGCTGCCGAGCGCATCGGGCGGCGACGTCACCGGCTGCGCCGTGCGACGTGCTCGTTGAAGTTCACGCCAGGGCTGCGCTCGGGCACCACGGTGGCGCTGACCAACGGTGCCGACACCAACGTCTGGTTCGTCCACGAGGCGACGCACGTCAAGTCGTTCGAGGAGAGCTACACCTCGCTCGTGCTCAACCGCGACGAGGACGACCAGACGGCGACGTCGCCGGTCTGGCAGAGCGTGCAGTGGCCGCAGCCGACGCTCCAGTCGGCGCGCTGGATCGCACCGTCGCGCTGGGAGCGTGAGCTGTGAGCCGCGACATCCTCACCCTCTACGAAGCGCGGGTGCGCAAGTTCGATCAGTCGACCGGCGTCGCCACCGTGGTGATGCCAGGGCCGTACGGCATGGAGCCGATCGAGGCACCGCCGTTCGCCCGTGGTGTCTTCGACCCGTACACCATCGAGCCGCTCGTGGTCGGCGACCGCGTGTTGGTGACGATGAGCGAGAACCAGCCGCCCGAGTGGATCTCCTCCAACAGCGACTGGATGGCCAAGGGCGACGATCGCTGGGTCGACATCTACGGCGACCGGATGACGGGGACGTTGGAGATCGTTGCTGGCATCGAGTCGCTGCGGCTCGCCCGGTACGGGTTCACCACCCCGCACATGGGCTTCTACAGCGACGACTTCCTCACTCGCTACGGCTACATCATGGGTACGCCGACGGACCTGCGCGCGGTGAGCACCAGCGGCACGGTGTCGCTGTGGGGAGCGGCCAGCGTTTCGCTGTCGGCCACCGGTCTCGGGGTCACGATCCCCAACCCGAACATCCTCGACTTCGGTGCTACCACCCGGCAGATGCTCAACCTCTACGGGTCGACGTACGCCGCTGGTGTCCAGGGGAGCACGCTGTTCCTCCGCACGGGCGGTGGCTTCAACATCTACCGAGGCGGCGTCTTTGCACCTGGCGTTGCCGATCCCGGTGGCGGTGTCAACGTCTTCACGATCCGCAGCGACGGTGTGATCGAGGGCTTCACACGCATCCAGGGTGTGATGCGGCCGCAGACGGGCGCTGGTGTGTGGGGCAGCGGTTCGTCCTACATCGCCTTCTACAACGCCACGACTGACCCTGACGCTCTCGGCACACGCACTGGCTACGTCGGCTTCTCAGGTACCGACATGTACCTCAACAACGAGAACGGAGTGAACACTCGCATCGCCTCCGGCTCGGGCGTGCTGCTCTTCATCCAGAACGTCACCGAGGTCAGTCGCATCGAGCCAAGCGGCCAGGCGTGGGGTCGCACCATCGGCACCTACAACACCACGAGCGGATTCGACATCCGCACCGATGGTCGGTTCATCTCCTCGATGGACGGCGGCTCTGCCTACAACTGGATGATCAACATGGGTGCGGCCGACACCAACGGCGGCGTCTTCCTGACACTGCGCCGCGGCACTCCCACCGCTGCGCAGATCGGCTCGATCACTCAGGTCTCCACGACAGGTGTCAACTTCAACCAGACATCGCACGGCCCATGGAAGGGCAACGTTCGAGATCTCGATGACGACGAGGCACTGGAAAGGTTGGCGCGCTGGCGCCCCGTCGCTTACCAGTGGAAGTTCGACGCCGACGGCATGCAGGACGAGGAGGGCACTCCGAGCGGAGACATCCAGCACGGCTTCATCGCCCAGGAGCTGTACGAGGTACAACCCACCGCCGTCACCAAGGGCTTCGGTGTGCAGACCGAGGAGAAGGTGTGGGCCGAGCGCAAGGCCAACCACGAGGCGGCGCAAGCGGTACGTGAGATCGAGATCGAGGAGTGGGAGCAGCTCGACCCCGAGACTCGTAGCGCCCCGCCCGAGCGCATCGCTGACTTCGATGAGCCGGATCCGTTCATGCCGTGGGGGCAGGACAACTCCAAGCTCGTGCCCGACATGGTGGCTGCGATGCAGGCGATACTGCGAAAGGTCGAAGCGCAGGAGGACGAGATCGCTGCGCTGCGAGATGAGGTAGCGCTGTTGCGGTCAGCCCCGGGCGGAGAGACCAGCTAACTAGTGTTGGCTGCATGACCGGCTCCATCACACCGCCGCCCGCGGGCACCACCTTCACCAAGGATCCGGTGCTGATCACGACCGTCGTGTTCTTCATCATCTTCGGTGTGGCCTCGTTGCTCACGGCGACCGGTGTCTTCTCCGACACGGTCGGCGGCATCATCATGGGCATCATCACCGTGCTGTGGGGCGGCGTGCAGTTGATGATGGTCAAGCCCGCCACCGTGCCGCGACAACCGCTCGCCGAGCTGGCCTACGAGAACCAGCAACCTGCTGGCTCCGTCATGCCTCCGTCCACTCAGGTGGTCGAGGTAGCCGATCTCCCCATCGATCAACAACCACCAACAGGAGCAACACAATGAGCGACGACGACACCGCCACTGACGTCGAGGCGATCCCCGCCGGGGAAGAGACCGACGACGACTTCGTGAGCGATCCCGTCGACCCCGATGCGGATGACGACGACAACGACGTCGATGACGATGGCTGAGGTCAAGTACCCGTACGGGTACGCCAACCCTCCGGCGATGCTCACGCTCGATGAGATCTTCGCCAAGGCGCCGGTCGCCATGCTCCACTCGGAGTACAAGAAGCGCTTCAAGGGGCTGATGGTCGCGGGCGGCGGCAGGTTCAGCATCGGAGGCGCCGGGCGCACGACCAAGCAGCAGGAGACCGTGTTCCTGCAGCGGCACCACGAGGTGAAGAGCGGAGGGTGCTGCGGCTACAACGGCAAGCGGTACCAGCTCAACACCGGCATGGCGCACGCTGCGCCGCCTGGTCGCTCGTTCCACGAGCCGCTCGTGCAGGGTGCGGCGTCGGCTGTCGACGCCATCGGCGACCTCAAGTGGGCCGCCCTCAACTGCGAGGCGTACGGCCTGGAGCAGGCGACGTGGGGCGGGGAGATCTGGCACTTCCAGTTCTCCGAGTTCCCGCACAGCGTTGCTCAGTGGCAGAAGTCGGGCAGCCCTGCACCGCAGAACTGGAAGCTGCCCACGTCGGGCGGCGGAGGTGGCAGTCCCACGCCGCCGGTCCAGCCGAACACGTACACCGTCAAGTCGGGCGACTCGTGGTACGGGATCGCCAGCAAGGTCGGCTGCACGCCGGAGGCGCTGGTCGCCGCCAACCCGCCTGCCACGATGAGCACCGTCATCCATCCGGGCGACGTGCTCAAGCTCCCGAGCGGAGTGGCGCCGCCTGCGAGTACCGACTGGAAGGCGTACGGCGCCGCCGCCAAGACGCCGCCAGGCAACCCGCAGCTCGTGCTCGGGGTGATCCACCCCAACGCACAAGAGGTGCAGGCGATCCTCTGCTCGATGCCCAAGCCCGCCGCCGACGGCGGAGCACCGTGCTACCCGCCGGAGAAGGTCGACAAGGACACCGTCAAGGGCGGGCCGCCGACCGACAACCTGTGGGGCGACCAGAGCGTCGCTGACCTCAAGTGGTGGCAGGGCAAGAACGGGCTGACGTCCGACGGTCAGTTCGGCCCGAAGACCTCCTCGAAGATGACGAGCGTGCGCGGCAAGTAACCCCCCAGCACCCTGATCGGAGGACGGTGCCTGAGCAACCACAGCGTCCTCCACGAGTGCCGCTCATGCCTCGTCCTCCGATCAGGAACATGACGGACTTCATCGTCTTCGCCTTCATCACGATCATCGTCTTCATCCTGATGTCGGCGGCGGTGACGCTCGTGCTGATGTCCATCTTCCGGCCCGAGCAGGACAACGCGCGGCTGGTGACCATACTGGCCGACGTGACCACGTCGTTGATCTCGGCGCTGGTCGGCTTCCTCGCTGGCAAGGGCCAGGGGCGTAGCGACGCCGAGGAGGCGCACAAGGAGCAGGAGCTGCGCATCGAGGAGATCAAGGCGCACGTCCCAGCACCGACGCCAGTGGGCAAGGACGGCGACGTGTGAGACCGATGCAGGGCATTGTCGCCATCGCCGTTGTCGGTACGGCGGTCACTTGCGGTGCTGTCGCTGCAGGCGTCAACATCCGCAACGGCAACGAGCTACCACCTGCGCCGGTCAACGTGGTCGACGTCAACGGTGCTGGTGTCGTGGAGACACCAGGCGGTGGCTCAGTCGTTGTCATCGAGGGCGAGCGCGGCCCGCAGGGCGTTCCCGGTGACCAAGGTGAGCAAGGAGACCAAGGTGAGCAGGGCATCCAAGGAGAGCAGGGCGACCCGGGTCCGCCGGGCAGTGTCGGCGAGCAAGGACCGCCTGGGAGCACGGGAGAGCGTGGTCCTGTTGGGCCTGCTGGCCGTGACGGGAGTCCTGGTCTCGCTGGCGCTCAAGGCGAGCAAGGCGCCCAAGGAGTCCCCGGTGACACCGGAGGCGTCGGACCGCCCGGTGAGGTAGGTCCGCAAGGCCAGCAGGGCGAGCAGGGAGCTACCGGAGCGCAGGGTCCGCCGGGCCAGGACGCTCAGAACGTGCCCGTGCCCGGGCCTCAGGGCGAGCAGGGCGCTGCTGGTCCAGCAGGACCGCCAGGACCGGCCGGGGAGTCCGTTACCGGCCCGCAGGGTCCACCGGGAGCGCAGGGCGCTCAAGGCGAGCCAGGAGCGCAAGGAGAGCAAGGTCCGCAGGGCGAGCAGGGACCAGCGGGCCAGGACGGTGGCTCGTGCCCTGGCTCGATCCAGACGTTCATCGTGCACGTACTCGACGGCCCCAACAAGACGATCCAAGCGTGCGTAGTTGGGTGAGGTCACCGCCGAGTTAGTCCTGCGTGGGAAACTGGCGAGGTGACCATGACGTCGAGCGTCTTCGGTCCCGGCACCTGGTCGATGGACTACTTGGTGACGGGCGGCTGGGCCTACGCGCCCATCGGTGACGTCTACCCGCTGGAGCCGATCTGGTCGGAGAGCCATGGCGTCACGGGCGAGACCATCAACGTCGCCGACGAGCAGAACTACTACTCGCTGGTGTGCCCGTACTACGCCGACATCGACCCGTACTTCATCGTGCAGGTGACCGAGGACGACCTCGACACCGAAGACGTCGAGGAGGACGTGCCGATCGGCCCCGTGTCCACCACGGCGTGGTGCTGGCTGCCGTGGGGCTGGAGCACCGAGCACCAGGTGCTCGTGCAGCAGGTGATGAGCGGCACCGCTCCCGACGAGGTGTGGACCGGCAAGTTCAAGGTCACGTTCGAGAAGCCACTGCGCCAGGCGATCGGTCCCAACACGTTGGCCAAGTTCGCCTTCGACTTCTGGATCACCGGGGACATGGAGCGCATCCGGTTGGCCTTCGGCGACGTGGTGTTCCGACGGTGACCGACACCATCAACGAGGCTGCGCTCGGGCCGAAGCGCAAGTTCACGGCGACCGTCGCCTTCCCGCAGTCGCGCGTGACCACGGCGCGCAGTGACGAGGTCGACTTCGTCACCGGCCCTGGCGGAACGCCGGGGACACCCGGGCCTCCCGGGCCGCAGGGCGAGTGGACGAAGATGACCCAGGCCGACTACGACGCCCTGCCCAACAAAGACCCCAACGTTCTGTACGTGATCATCGGATAAGGAGCAACCGGCCATGCGCCACTTCGGCACCAGCTACCAGTTCGCCCACCATCGCACCGTCGATGGCGAGCGCTGTCTCATTTGGGGCAACGGCATTGGGGAACTGCTGATCCCCGTCAACTCGATCGAGTACGCCGAGGCTCTCGGCGATCGTGGTTGGCAGAACAACGCTCTCGTCAACGAGGGCGAGGACGAGTTGCTCAACACGTACTTCCGTGGACTGGCCAAGAAGACCACGCTCTACGGGCGGCTGTACGGCGCCGGGACCATTGTCGAAACGTCGACCCTCGCTGCTCCGGTGGCGACCGAGCTTGCTGCCACGAACGGCTACGCCCCGGCCACGCAGTGTGCATGGACGGTCGGCAACACCGACTTCGGTGCGCCCGCCGATGTCTCCGGCTCGCAGACGACGACTTCGACCACCAAGACGTTCACCGCCACGGGTGGAGCGTGGGCACCAGCGGTGCAGCTCATCCTGTCCGATGCGGCCACCGGTACGTCGGGCAAGCTCATCGCCTGGGTGGCTCTGTCGGCCACCCGTACGCTCGCCGCCACCGACACTCTCGACGTCTCGGTTGCTGTTGGCCTGAACTAGCTCATGGCCGCTTCGGCCGTCAGCTTCAACGGCACGAACACCCGGTACACCCGAACGGCGCTCGGCCTGGGCGGCTCGTTCACGATGGCATGCTGGGTCAAGATCGTGGTCGACCAGAACACCTACACATCGGTACTGGCCCAGGGCGACGGAGCGAGCAACTACTACCACCTCGGTACCGGTAGCACCGGCACGCTGTTCACCAGAGACTCGACGTCAGGTGCTGGGGCCAACAGTGGCTACGACTTCCCGATCGGTACGTGGGTGTACATCGCCACCGTCAACGACACCGGAGCGGGCAACGATCTGATGGGCTACAAGCCCGCTGGCGGGTCGTGGACGCCTCTCGCACTGGGCGCTGCCACAGTCACGGGACCGAGCGATACCAACACGTTCTACATCGGGGCTGACTCGTTCGGCGGCTGGCTCAACGGCTCGGTCGCCGCCGTCAAGATCTGGACCGTTGCACTCACCGACGCTGAGCTACAGGCCGAGGCCGCCACCTACGCACCGGTCAAGACATCCGGGCTGTGGGCGGCGTACTCGTTCGAGAACGGCCCGCAGACCAACGACGAGAGCGGTAACGGTAGGACGTTGACGGCAGCAGGAACGCCGACCCTCGACGCCTCGGGGCCACCCATCACCGGTAGCGGTCCACCGCCGACGTTCATCCTCACGCCGATCGTCGCCGTGCCAGCCATGCCCATGGGAGGATAGGTACATGACCGAAACGTTCGCAGCACCTGGATCGCCGTGTACCGCACGAGCCAACTCTGGTGCTTCCATGGTCTCGGGTGAGGACGTACTCACCTGCGACAAGGTGCTCGGCGCCTACGGCGAGCACTCCGGCAGCCACCACGATCCGATGAAGGGCGATTGGAGCCAGATGCTCGCCGACCCAGCCTTTGATCCACTGGCCGGTACGGTCCCCTACGACCCAGCCGAGCTGCCTCCGGGGATACCGCTGACGTTGACGAGCAGCAACCCGACCGGACTCACTCAGGGCACCAGCAGCAACACCGTTGTGTTGACCGGCAGCGGCTTCGTCGATGGCTTGATGGCCGGACTCAACGGGGTCGCGGTCCCGACGACGTTCACCGACGAGACGACGGCATCGTTCGTCACCGTGGTCGAGATGACGGAACCGGCTGGCCAGGCGGCGATATACGTCTACATCCCCGGTGGCGATCGGTCCAACGACATTCCATTCACGATTTGGGGGGCGTAATGAGGTGGTCTCTCGCAGGCCGCTCAGCGGCGACAGCAGCGACGGCGAACCACTGTGCCTGTCAGCTCTGGAACGCATCCTCGACTCGCACCATTTGGGTGACGGCGATCGGCTGGAGCAAGACCGTTGCCACGGCCGATCAGGTGGCGTTGAAGCGCTCGACGGCACGAGGCGCCACCCCGGCGACCACGGTCACGCCGACGATCGCCTCCGACTGGGAGCGTGAGATCATCCCGCCGTCGCTGGCGGTGCTGGAGCTGGCGCTGTTCACCACTCAGCCCACGCTCGAAGGTGTGGCGCTGTTCCAGTACAGCCTCCCGGCTGCGCAGGCGTCTGGCTTCATCCTGCCGTTCGAGACCAAGGATCTGCAGGGGATCAAGCTCATCCCCGGTGCAGGGTTGTGTCTCTACACACCGGTCGCCACCATCCTGCAACCGGCTGACGTCTTCTTCAACATCTACGAGTAGGAGCTGAGCCGTGCCGATCTATCGGACCGGCGCTGGCATCTACACCGTCGTCCAGACGTGGGGTCAACTGACTGGTGGTGCTGTTGACGTAGCGAGCTTCGTCTCGCAGGTCAACGTCGCTGCGCCGCCGGTCGTCCCGCAGCGTTACGTCTCGCCGCTGAACATCGCCGTCCCATCGCTCTACCTCGTCCCCACCCCGACTGCCTACGTCGAGACCGGGCTGTCGATCTCGATCACCGCCACCGTCGCCACCGTGACGGAGTCGGCCAAGTACAGAGAGCCGTGTGTCGTCACCGGCACTCCCTACCTCTACCCCACCACCGGCCGGGCCACCACGCCAGACCCCGGCATCCCTCCCTATCCCTTCCACTGGCTGGCCAAGCTGCGTGGTCCGCAGAGCACCTCGGCCTCCGACCAGTACGTCGCCAGCCAGGGCGCCGCATCCGGCTCCTACTCCTACGAGTTGGCCCGCCGTGGTACCTCGACGGCGACATCTGCGACTGGTGCTTACGTCAGTAGTGACGGGACTAACCGCTTCTTTGCCTCTGCTACGGCGCCGATCGACAAGGTGAATCCTCAGTACATCGCCGCCAGCATTCAGGACGACACCGTCAACACACGAGCCATTGTGTACACGTCTCCCGATGGCACGACGTGGACCCAGTACGGCTCCAACTCGAACACCAGGGTCACGGCGCTGTTCGACTCCAACGATGTGGTACGTATCGGGGGTCGAGCTAACGACACCAGCCTTGGTCGGTGGGACGACCGCATCTACTGGGTCGAGATGCGTAGCGGCCTCACCATCGGTGGTGGGACGTTGCTGTGGCGCTTCGATGCGTCGGAGTGGGGTACCAGCACGACGTTGGTCGACCCTCGTGGTCTGACATGGACGTTGTCGGCAGCCGGTGCCATCGTCCAGCCGCCGGGTGTCGAGGCGACGGTCACCAGCACTGACATCTACCGCCAACATGAGCCTGGCCTCTCCATCCCGATCACAGCAACGGTCACCTGCACCGATGCGCTGAGGCACGCCTATCAGGATCTCGGCCTCTCGATCACCATCGCCGCTGCCGTTACCGCAACCGACGTGGCCCACCGCAAGGAGATCGGCCTGTCACTGCCGATCGTCGGAACGACAACGACATCCGACATCATCCACCGCAAGGAGCTTGCGCTCTCCGTTGCGATCGCGGCGACCGTCGCCTGCACCGACACCTACCACGCAGGGTCCACCAGCCAGAACTACAACGAGACCGGGCGCGTCCTGGCCATCGCCGCCACGACCACGCTGCCCACCACCTCGGCGCACTACCACGAGATCGGCACCCCGACCGCAGCTCCCTACCGCTTCGCCGAGGACTGGAACACCGCCGACGCCAGCAACTGGGACTTCCTCAAGTGGCCGCACCAGCGTCCGTTCGACTCGATCTCGGGCGGCGTGGGGATGATGGCGACGGGTGGCAGCCCGACGCAGGTCTACGGCGATACGTACGTCGAAGACTTCGAGATGACGGTCAAGATGACGTGGCCGTCGTCCATTGGCGGGCAGTATCCCGAGATCGCCTGGCGAGTCGCCGACGGCATGGGGAACATCGGCAGCATCACCGCCTACGCCATCCAGATCAACGGCTCGGGCAACGGCATCGACATCTTCAAGATCGGTGCGTACTCCTCGATCGGCAGCGCCTCCGACGCTTCGCTGTTTGCTGCTGGCACACGGTGGTTCAAGATCCGTGTGGTCGGCAACAACCACAAGGTCAAGTGGTGGCTCGACGGCTCGGCCGAACCAGGCACCTGGAACATCGACGCCACCGACGCCACGCCCCTCACCGACTCCGCCGGTCTGCCAGTCGTGGGAGGTGGCATCGGCTTCCGCTACTGGGGCGCTACGCAGATCTGGTACGACGACCTCACCGTCACCGACCTGAACAGCACGCCACTGCCGATCGACGGCTCGCTCCGCATGCTGAGCCACGGCAAGGTCAACATGGCGGGCAACGCCAACGTCTTCAACGTCGACACCGACCTGACGTGGTGCTGCTGGTTCAAGACGACCTCCCTCGTCGTCGGCTGCCCGGTGATGTCGTTGTTCAACGGCGGCTCCAACTACTGCATCACGACCCTGCAGTCCGACGGTGTGCTGCGCCAGTACATGAGCACGGGCGACTTCAACATCGGCACCACCCTCTCGCTCAACACTTGGTACTTCATCGCCCTGTCTCGCTCGATCACCGGAGGCTCCGACCTCTACTGGGCGCCGCAGGGCACAACGACGTTGAGCAGTGTGCACAGTGCCAGCGTCGGTGTCGTCACCGGTCAGCCGCTGCGCCTGCTGTCGGACGAGTACGGCAGCAGCCCCTACGAGATGGGTGCCGCCTTCAAGGTGTGGAAGGCAGCGCTCACCCAGGCCCAGCTCGAAGCGGAGATGGCGACCTACAGCGCCGTGCGCACCGCCAACCTGTTCGCCTCGTGGCCCATGCGCAACGGGCTGAGTCCGTACTCGGAGAACCCCGTCGACAACAACCTGCTGCTCTACTACGAGGCGGGCGGCATGGTCTCGGGGCCGGTGGCTTCCTTCCTCACCGATGCACCGGTACCGAGTGGTGGTGCGGGCAGTGGGTTGGCGATCGCGGTGGCAGCGGTCACCACTGCGACGGACAAGAAGGCGTACGCCGAGCTGGCGCTCTCCATCCCGATCGCAGCGACCGTCACCGAGACAGACCTGATCCACCGCAAGGAGCTGTCCCTCCCGCTCCCGGTGGCGGCAACGGTCACCGAGACCGGCGGGGCGCACTTCAAGGAGCTTGCGCTATCGCTCCCCATCGCCGCCGTCGTAGCGGTCAACGACGCCTTCGGCCACCTCGGCAACTTCTCGGACCTCAACCTGTCGATCCCGATCTCTGGCGCTGTGGTGACGACCAGCAAGGCGACGTTGAAGGAGCTTGTGCGCTCCATCCCGGTCGCCGCCACCATCACCCGCACCGACGTGTACACCGTCGGCTCTTCCCCCCTCATCCAAGAGGGCTTCCGCTGGCGCAACGACGACGGGTCCGAGACGACGGCGACGTGGCTGGCGGCGCAGGACACCAACGCCTCGCTCGCCCTCGCCTCAGCGGCACGGCTGCGCATGGTGGTCGACTCCGCTGCCGACCAGTCCTTCACGCCGACGCTGTACTACAAGAAGTCCACCGACTCGACGTGGCTGCCGGTGCCGGTCGGGGCGGGCGGTGGTGGTCCGGTGTACATCGCTACGTCGCCCAACGTCACTGCCGGTGGCCAGGCGACGACGGCGTTGCTCACCTCGCCCTCGGGCAAGACGACGACCGACTTCTCAGTGGGCCGGATGTGGGACGACGAGAACGGCAGTGACGTCCTCACGCTCAGCAGCGGTGGCGGCGGCACGACGCCAGTGACGATGACGATGCAGAGGATGAAGCCGTCGGCGGCGCTCAACGAGAACCTCACCGTCCGAGCGAAGGTGCTCGTCACTGCCGACGGGAACGTGCCCGGGCAGGGCGCCCCGCCGGGGTACGGCAACACCAACCAGCCGGTCGGCACCGTCACGTTCTACGACGGCGGGGTGCCGATGCTCACCACGCTGATCAACATCTTCGGTGAGGCCGACGTCGTTCGTGACGACCTGAGCGTGGGCACCCACAACATCACCGCCACCTACAACGGCACCGCCACCTACGCCACGGCGTCCGCCGGTCCGGTCGTCCAGACGATCACGGCGGCGAAGGTAGCCCCGACGCTGAGCACCTGGCAGGCCAACTACGACAGCTACGACCTCGCCAAGATCACCGAGTGGTACCAGTACAACACCGGCCACCTGGCGCAGGGCTTCGATCACTCGACGTTGTGGAACCCGGCCGGTGGCTCCAGCCTCGCCGACGTCGAGATCGACGCCGCCTGGCTGGCCGCCAACGCTGCGGCGGGCAAGGTCGTCAACACGGGCGGCAGCAACTGGACGATCACCGGACTCCGCTCGTCACGGTTCGAGATCAGGGTGAGCAACCTGATCTTCAACCACTGCCTCGCCAAGCGGGTGAACTTCGCCACGGTGTGGGGTGGAGGCTTCGGCTTCTACCAAGTGGGCGTCGGCACCGACAACATCACCATCACCAACGTCACCTTCAACTACTGCACCGGCTTCACCGACGGGACCGGCGTCGAGTCCGGTGGCTGGGGCACCAACATCGGTACGTACGGCGATGCGATGGGCTACGACCCGGCCACTCCGGCGCCCAACCAGGTCGTCTTCAACTACTGCGAGTTCTCGCAGTGGCGGGCCGGGTTCCTCACCCAGGGTGGCGTCACCGCCAACTACTGCTGGGTCCACACCCTCGACCTGTACGGCCTCGACCCGCACAACACGTCGGGGTCGATCAGGGACCAGTACACGACGTTCTACCGCAACCTGTTCTGTGACGGCACGTCGTCTGACATCTCGCTCTACGCCGACAACAACCCGTACACCAACTTCTGGCTCACTGAGAACATCCTCTGGTTGGACGGCGACCACGCCTCTCAGGAGATCAACTTCCCAGTGCGCGGCACCGGTTGGTCGCCGCTGCTGCCGGGCTACGTGCGCGAGTGCGTCGGCAACCTGGCGCAGGATGGCTCCGGCGGTGACTTCGCCTACTTCTCGAAGGTCGCCGGTAACCGCATGCTCGGTGCTGGCAAGAAGATATGGGGTTGCGCCGATGCGGTGCAGACCACCAACGACCCGTCAGTGCTGACGCTGATGCCGCCCAGCGAGTACTTCGGGCACGCCTCCGTCTACGACACCTACACCTTCACGCCGTCGCCCAACTCGACGCTGTTCCTGTTCCAGGGGACCGGCCAGTTCGCTCACGCCACGACGCCGAGCCTGGCCGTCACCGACTCGGCAGGAGGTGGTAGCTGGGCGGCGGTGACCGGAGCGTCGACACCGATCGAGGGCTACTGGGGCAACACCAACTACGGCATGTCGGCCTCCCTGGTGACCCAGCAGCCGGGTGCCACTCCGGTGTTCCGTCACCTCACCATCGATCCGTACTCCGGTAGCAGTGCCGAGGGTGTGGCGGCGACGATGGTCGTGGAGGTCACCGGGCGCACCGGGATGACGTTGGCCAAGCCGGTGGTGCTCAGCGCCAAGGGCAATGCCACGTCGTTCGGCGCCCACCTCGGCACGTTCAGCTCGGGCACGTTGGCGTCGCCTGCCACGAGCGGTCACCTGGTGATGTGGTTCATCGCCTTCCGCCACGATCTCGAAGGTGGCATCCCCGCTCCGCCCGCTGGCTGGTTCATGACCGGCAACAACTGGGACCGTGAGGTGGGGACCGCCCTGCTGTGGCGCAGGGACTTCACCGGCAGCAGTGTCACCATCTCCGACATGGGCGTGCTCGACGTCGCCGTGTCGATCCTCTGTGAGTTCAACTGATGGCCAAGTACACCGAAGTTGAATGGAGCCTGCGGCTACAGGCTCCGGCGACCAGCACCGAGGTCTACCAGTTCCGCCTCTACGACGGGAGCACGCCACTCACCGTCGCTGTGACGCCACAGCTCACGGTGGCTGCGGTCGTCAACTACAACGAGACCGGTCGCTCGATCACCGCCGTCGGAACGTTGGCGGCGACCGACAGGCAGGGGAACAAGGAGCTGGCGCGCTCGATCCTGGTGACGGGGACGGCGGCGACCACCGAGCTGATCCATCGCAAAGAGATCGGCGTGGCCCTGCCGATCGCCGCCACGGTCACGGAGACAGACCAGGCGGACTTCCACGATCCTGGCCTCTCGATCCCCATCGCCGCCACGGTCACCTGCACCGACGTCTTCGGTCACTTCGGCAACTTCACCGAGCTGAACCGCTCCATCCCCATCGCCGCCACCACCACGATGGTGGAGCAGGCCGACTACCACGAGACGGCGCTCTCGGTCACCGCCACTGCCACGACCACCGCCACCGACACCTGCAAGCGCCGGGAGCCGAGCCTCTCCATCCCCGTCGTCGCAGCAACGACGTTGGCCGTCGACCAGGCCGACTACGAGGACCACCCGGTCAGCTTCTCGATCGACAGCACCGTCACGGTGTTCGACAACCATTCGTCGCCCGGGCACTACGACGAGACGGATCGCCCGATCTTCATCTCGGCGACTGTCACGCTGCCGGTCGACCAGGCGGACTTCGACCAGCTCGGTCTCAGCGTGGCGGTGGCGGCGACGACCACGGTCACCGATCTCCTCCACCGTTACGAGCCGCAGCTCTCCATCCCGGTGTCGGCCACGACGGCACTTACCGACCGCCTTCACCTCTACGAGCCGACCAGTGTGCTCATCGACGCCACGGTCGACGCCACCAGCCAGGCTGACTATGAGGACCACCCGGTCAGCATCACGGCTGCTGCCACCGTCACGATGCCGATCGAGTCGGTCGGGCGGCACGAGCTGGCGATGCCGGTCGCCATCACCGCGACCATCGACGCCACCTACCGTTCGAGCTACCGACAGCTCGCTCTGCCGATCGACGTGATGGCGACGACGTCGATGGGCGACTCGCTGCACGGGGTGATGCTGTTGGTCGTGCTAGCTGTCGCCAGGATCACCTGCACCGACTTCCGGTCGAGGGTGGGGATCGTCATGATCAACGACGCTGATGCGATGTACCTCGGCGACGAGGAAGTGTTCGCTGTGTTCGCAGGCGCCGACCGGGCCTGGCCCTAAGGAGTAACTCATGCCGCTCAACGACACCTGTCTCAACATCGGTGCCAGCGCCATGCGCTCGGCGCTGGCGTGGGTCTCACTGCACAAGGCGATCCCCAACGGTGCGGGCAACAACGAGACGACGGCACCGCGCGTGGCGTCAGCGTGGGCACCACCGATGGTGGGCGATCTCGTCTCGGCCTCGCTGGCCTTCACGGGTGGCATCCCCAACGGGCCGATCGCCGCCGTGGGCTTCTGGAACCTCTTCGCAGGTGGCACGTTCTACGGCTACTACGTGGTGGAGGGCGACAAGGTCTTCAACGCATCGGGCCAGTTCACGCTGGGTGCCTTCACCCTCGTCGGCTCCAGCTCCTGATCTAGGCTGGCCACAATGGGCTACCTACCGTCACCCCGCGCCCAGGTCAAGGACAACGCCGCAGGCGTGGTGATCCCTGACTCGGCGCAGCTCCCGGCGGCCCACACCGACTTCATGAAGATCGTCGGAGCGATCGAGTCGAACCTCGTGCTGCGGCTGCCGAGCATCGCCCAGGCGACGACTGCTCCCTACGATCTCTCGCCGCTGCAGAACGGCATGGTCGTGGTCACCACGTCCGCCCCCTACGAGGTGTACTTCCGTGCCAATGGTGCATGGGTGAAGATCTACCCGAGGATCTACAACGGCACGACCGTCCCATCGGCTGCGCTCGGCGTGGACGACGACCTCTACATCCAGTACTAGGCCGCCGTGCCCGCCAGCGTCAAGAAGGCCGGGGTACACAAGCCGACGGTGCAGCCGTACGTCAAGGTCGGCGGCACGCAACGCCCGGGCAAGAAGCTGTACCTCAAGAAGGCTGGAGCTTGGGGCGAGGTGTGGCCTCGCATCCCCAACCCGCCGACCAACGTCAAGATGACGACGACGGTGGTGGGCGACAACGTCGTCATCAACGGCTCGTGGTCGGCGCCGGTCGCTGGCGGCTGGCCGTGGAACGTCTACCGAGTGCGCATCCACTTCCCCAACCGCACGGGCCGCGCACAGATGACGCCGTGGGTGGAGAAGACGCCCGGCCAGCTCACCTTCTCCGACGACAACGAGGGCGTCGGCTGGCAGCACGCAGCGGGCGAGAAGGTACAGGTCGAGGTGTGGACGGTGCGCAAGGCCACCAGCAACGAGCTGGAGCAGACCAGCGCCATCATCGCCTCGACGGGTCTCTCGATCCCCGGCGCCACCGCACCGCCAGTGATCCCCACGCTGCCCGGCCCGCCAGCACCGACGAGCTTCGACGTCAACATCTCCGAGTGCGAGATGACGCAGACGTGGGTGCACCCAGGTGGCAACTCGCTCAGCCGCTTCGAGATCCAGACGTGGCTGACCGGCGGCGCCGTCACGACGTACACGGTCACCGCTGCCTCTCGTAAGTGGACGACCTTCCCGTGGAACGCCGACACCATCGGGCGCGCCACGGTCAACACACAGATCCGCGCTGTCGGCCCGGGCGGTGCGAGCGTGTGGACCAAGATCTCCGGTGTCATGCCGGGGCCGGTGTCGCTGTCGAACTACGGGTACTCGGGCGGCGTGTCGGGCGCCTCGCTGTTCTGCACGGTCGACAACATGGACGACGGCGTGGTCGTGTACACGCAGAAGTACGGCGCCAATCCGGTGCTGCAGAGCACCAACGCTGGCAACGCAGGCAAGGTCACGTACGGCTACACCAACTCGTTCAGCCACGCCCGCGACAACGTCACGCGCTACCGCCTCGGCTTCCTCCCACGCAACGCCACGGCTGGCCCTGCGCTCGGCTGGACGGGGCGCCCGCAGTGGGGTGGGTGGTGCATCAAGATCCCCAACCCCGTGTTCATCAAGCCGGTCGACTGCAACACCTGGTGGTCGATCCCCATCCCCGGCAAGTGGCGCACCAACCCGCAGGCTGACAACTGGTTCTACCAAGGCAAGTCGATCAGCGGGAACAGCTACGGCACGCTCTTCTACCAGACGCAGGTGCCCGACTACTTCGCTGTTGCGCGCATCGGCTACTCGGTGACGATCACCTCGTGGGACGTGTACACCAAGCGCACCAACACGGGCGGCCTGGTCGCAGCGGTGGCGCTCAACACCTGGACCCACGCACGCGACAACGACGTGTACGACTCGGCACCCGGGCTGGTCGACGGGCCGTTGGTCGGGCCGTCGCTCGCCCGTGACCAGAAGATCTGGCTCGCCCTGCCGATGGGATGGTTCGCCAACATGATGTCGTTGGCAGCTCGCGGCATCACCTACTACGTGCCGCCAGGCCAGGCTGACAATCAGCTCCGCCCCGAGATCGGCAACGTCTCGAACCGCTACATGATCCTCGACAAGCCGACGTACGGCTCCACCCTCGACGGGCAGATACCCGGGACGCTGAGGATCTACCACGATGCCTAGGACGTTGATGATCCCGCTGACGCTCAACAGCGACGGCACGTTCGCCACCACCGACGACCCCGTGCAGGTGGTGCGCCTGCGCATCCTCGACCTGTTGGTCACCAGCAACTGGGAGCGCGTGCACCGCCCGACGCACGGGTGCGATCTCGAAGGCTTCCTCTACACCAACGTGGTCGACCACATCCTGGCGTTGAAGGCCGACGAGATCATGACCACGATCAACAACACGCTGACGTACGGAGAGGTGGTGCAGGTACGCCTGACGCCAGTGCCTGCTCCCGAGTCGGCCGTGGCGGTCGAGGTACTGTACCGGGTGTACGCAGGCGGGGAGATCGAGTCGTTGGTGCAGACCTTCACCGGGGTCGCTGAGGAAGGGAACCCGTCATGACCGACATCAGCGTCACCAGCACCATCACCGATCAGTCGGTGCTCCCGTTCGACTACACGTCGCGTGACTTCGCTGCGTTGATCAACGACATCACCCGGCGCATGTCGCAGGAGATCCCCGGGTGGGAGGCGACACCGGCCAGTCTCGACATGGCGTTGCTCGATCAGGTCGCCTACGTCGGTGACATCCTCAACTTCTACATCGACCGCATGGCCGCCGAGGCGTACATCCAGTCGGCAGTGATGCGTGAGTCGGTGCTCAACCTCGCCTACGCCTTCGGCTATGTGCCGACTCCGCAGACCGCCGCCCTCGCTGCGGTCACGTTCACCAAGTCGCTCATCGTCACCAGCGACATGACGATCCCGGCGGGCACCCAGGTGTACGCCAACTCGGGTGGTGATCAGGTGATCTTCGAGACCACCGCCGACCTCGTGATCCTCACCGCCAACCAGACCGGCACCGTCAACGTGAGGGAGGGGCTGTCGGTCACGATGGAGTCGATCGGCGTCAGCTCGGGCGCCGAGCGCATGCAGTTCCCTCTGCTCAACCGCAACGTGATCAAGGACTCGGTCGTGCTCTACGTGCGCGACGGTGGCTTCGACGCAGCGACCGGCCAGCCCACACTGGTGCCGTGGACGCAGGTGCAGCGGATGATCGACACCGATGCCGTCGACCGTGCGTTCACGATCTTCGTGGACGAGAGCGGGCTGTCGATCATCCGCACTGGTGACGGCGTCACCGGCCGCATCCCCACGACCGGTGCCGCCATGTACGCAAGCTACCGCTACGGCAAGGGGGCAACCGGCAACGTCGCTGCCAACACCATCCGCTCGATGGTCACGGGTGGTGACATCGCCACCAAGATCGACTCGCTGACCAACGCCGCACCGGCTGCTGGCGGTGCCGACGCCGAGTCGATGGCGTCGATGCGCACCAACATCCCGCGCTCGCTGCGCGCCCTCGATCGAGCGGTGACTCTGCAGGACTACGCCGACCTCGCCGTGCAGGTGCCCGGTGTGGCCAAGGCGGCTGCAGGTGCGGTGCTCAACACCAACGTGTCGCTGGCGATCCTCGGCTTCAACTACTCGATCGCCGACGCTGCGCTCATCGCTGCCACGCAAGCGTTCATCACCGCTCGCAAGATGATCGGCACCACGGTCACCATCATCGGCCCCACCTACAAGCTGTTCAACGTCACCGGCACGTTGGTGGTCAGCCCGCTGTATGTGCGGGCGAGTGTGCTCGCTCAGGTCAACGCAGCGATCACCAAGTACTACGACTTCTCGACCGTGGACTTTGGCTTCACCTCGCGCCTGTCCGACCTCTTCGCCGCCGTGATGTCGGTGCAGGGCGTCGCCAACATGGCGATCAGCCAGCACTACGTGCAGGGCGACACCGCACTGCTCAACCAGAACATCACCATCCTCTACAACGAGTTCCCCAAGGTCGGCACCCTGTCGATCTCTGCATCGGGAGGCATCGTCCCGACATGACCGACACGAGTATCCGCCGGTCGCTCGCACTGCGCAGCGGCACTGGTAGCTCGGCGCTCCGTCCGAGCACCGTCGGGTACGCCGACTTCTCCGGTGTCGTCGCCGAGTACCTGTCGTTCGATCGTGCTCCGGCGGCCTCGATCCTCACCATCGAGTACGCCGTCAAGGTCAAGGTCGACGCACTCGGTGTGGTCAGCCGACTGTCCGGCTGGGCGGGTGGCTCGCTCTTCCAGATCAACGCCGGGAACACGCTGTCGATCTCGCTGACGAGCGCTGCAGCCACCCAGGTCGGTAACGCTGCGTCGAACGCCACGGTCCCGGCTGGCGTCGCCACAGGGCCGGTGTGGCTGCGCGCCAAGCTCACCTGGACCACCGCCGTGTGCGAGTACTGGTACAGCACCGACCCCACCGACGTGTACGAGCAGGTCGCTACGTGGACCTCGATCGGCACGCCGCAGACCGGCACCAACGCCGCCGCCGCACTGCTCACCAACGTCTCGATCAAGCCCATCGTCGGCAACCTCGCCGTCTCCGGCACCGCCTCGTTGGCGGGCAACATCTACGCATACGCCGAGCTGATCAACGGCGTGAAGACGGCGTGGTTCGTCAGCTCCGACATCCCACGCTCTCCGGCCACCTCCTTCGTTGCATCGGGAGGTGGGCCGACGTGGACGGGGACCGGCGCCGCCCTGGTGTTCGTGCCCACGCAGAACTACCAAGGCGCACTGCGCTCCGACTACATCTACAACCCCTCGCTCCTCGGGCTGCAGCAGGACACGATCCTCGCCGTCTACGGCGTCAACCACCACACGGCGCGCGTGAGCTACCAGTCGGGCAACATCCCGGCGCACCCGACGCTGGGTGGCTTCCAAGAAGCGATGGTGGTGCGCTCGACGGCTGGCTTCCCGGCGACCAACCTCGACGGTGCGATGGTGCTGCGCTACCTCGCCAACGATCCCTCGCTGGCCGGTGGGTTGGCCTCGGTGGTCGACTCCGAGCTGCTCGGGCAGCAGTGGTACTACTACGCCCTCTTCGTGCGCTACGACGCCTCCAGCGGGTGGTTCAAGGTGGCGGAGCAGTCATGGCTCAGCCCAGCGCGCTACGGCTATCCCGAGCGCCTCTGGCGTGGCTTCCCCAACTACTACCGGCGCATCGACCAGGGTGTGTGGCTCGACCCCGGCTACCTCCGGCGCATCTGTAACGTCATCGGCTTCGAGTTCGACGTGCTGCGCTCGTACGCCGCCACCGTCGGCGACGTGTGGGACTTCGAGCGCATCTCGGCCAAGCTCCTGCCCGAGGCCGGGGCGGCGCTCGGACTGGTCAAGCAGTCGGCCAACGGCGACCGCCGACTGCGCACCCTCGCTGGCAACATCATGGCCCTGCGCAAGCAGAAGGGCACGACGGACGGCGTCGAGGGGTATGTGGCGGCGCAGACCGGCTGGCCCACGCGTGTGTACGAGGGCATCAACCTGCTCCACCGCACGCAGCACACCGAGTGGCCCTACAGCTTCACCGCACAGGACGGCTCGGCCACGCCTGCCACCGACAACCACCCCGGCTGGACGTCGAGCTATGGCCTGCCGCCGACGTACACGCTGTGCGGTCAGCTCTCGCGCCAGATCGCTGCGGGTGGTGAGGGCAACGCCGCACCGATCGCCATGCCCGACGGTTCGTTCTACCTCCGCCTCACCAACAACACGGGCGGCAACAGCCAGCTCGTGTTCCAGTACGGGCACGGCAGCTACGCACCGCACTCCGCCATCCCGGTGATCGAGGGGCACAGCTACATCTTCTCGACGGCGATGAAGGCGTACGCCGCAGCGACTGCGGTGACAGTCTCGCTGCACTGGATCAACGAGCTGGGTGTGCAGATCGGTGCGGCGAGCACGACGGTGCTCACCGCGATCGGCACGACGTGGGTGCGCCAGAAGACGGCGGCGGGCACCTGCCCGGTCGGTGCGAAGTACTGCTCGATCCGCTTCTACTCGGCGGCCACCCTGCCCAACACGACGGGTCACATCAACATCTTCAAGCCGATGCTGGTGGACCTGGCCTGGCGGCCCGAGGGCATCCCGACACTGGCCAACAACGTGCCGCTGTCCTCGAACCTCGCTGCCGACCTCGGCACGTTCGTGCACCAGGACTACTACGAGGCGCCGAGAGAGGTGAAGATCAACGTCTACCCGATGCGCACCAACCTCGCCCTCAACTCCGACTTCCTGCTCAACAACCTCCCCGCTGGTGCGTGGGCCACCTACGACTCGCCGAGCTACGCACAGTTGCCGGTGGCGTACTCCTCGTACGCCGACATCGTGGACGCCGAGCCTGGTGACTCCGAGACCACCTACCTCGACATGGCGCAGGGGCTGGCGCCGTTGGTCGGCTCGGTGCCGACGCTCACGTTCGACACCACCAACGGCGGCCGCCTCACCGCCAACAAGGCGAGCGTGCCGTTCGGCTTCACGCTGATGCACACCTTCTTCCCAGCCACCGACCTCGGTGGGATGAGTGCAGCGGTGGTGGCCTCGACCAACGTCGTGCCGAACACCGACGCTCCCTACCTCACGCCTACGGTGAGCACGGTGACCACGCCCGACCCCGGTGTGCTGCCTCCCGACGATGGCGTGCTGCTGTTCAAGATCCGCGGGCCGCTCACCGCCTCCGAGGGATCGGTCGCCGGTCAGATGGCGGGCACGCCCAACGACGGCTGGGAGATCCGCCGTGGCTACACGTTCGGCACCCTCTACCCCGACCGCATCGCCTGGATCGACGCCGAGGTCGGTGGCCCTGCGGGCACCGTGTACGTCAGCCACGTCGCTGGTGCTCCGCCCACCGGCAAGGACGAGATCATCGCCATGGCGTGGCACTGGGACGCCGTCGCCAAGCAGCGGCGCCTCACGGTGTCGATGTCGCCCGACGGCATGACGTGGTCACCTCTGCCGTCTCGTCTGTGGAACGCCATAGGCGCCACGCTCGACTCGCCTGCCGTGTTGCGCATCGGCGGCACCACCACGAGCACCGGCATCTTCAACGGGCGCATCTACTGGGTGGAGATGCGCACCGGTACCAACCCGGCGGCAGGCGACCTGCTGTGGCGCTTCGACGCTGCTGACTACCCGGGCACCGGTACCTCGTGGACCGACCCTCGTGGCCGTACGTGGACGATGAGCAGTGCGTCGGCGATCACCAGGCCCAACCCCGGCACCACGATGTCGATGGCGTTCGAGTGGTACACGGCGGCCAGTGGCCTCAACCGCATCAACGTGCCGCCGGACCCACCCGGGTCGAGTGGCGTGCCACTGCGCACCCAGTCGCCGACCTATCTCCTGACGACCACGCCGACGCGCTACGAGGTGGTCAACGCACAGCCACCGGCCAACGCTCTGTACGGACGGCTCATGCTCATCTTCTCCAACACGGTGACGTTCAACGCCGTGTTGGAGAACGCACTGATCGAGGACGCTCCCTACCCCGAGAGCTACTTCAACGGGGACTGGAACGACGGCGACGACGGTGACTTCTTCTACGCCATCGGCAAGGGCTACACCGGGGCTGCCCACCTCAGCCCGTCGGTGTACTACCAGCAGTTCAGGCACTTCGCCTCGGGTGTGAGCGGCAGCGACTCGCTGTCGCAGTTGATGCCCTACCTGCTGCCGTTCCGCAAGCCGTTCAAGGTGATCACGGCAGGTACGACCCCAACAGGGTTGTACAACGCCATTCCCTAGCTGGTACTGTCGACCCCTCATGGTTGCGGCAGCGGTCTCGTGTGGCGTGCTGGCGATCTTCGCACTCATCACACTGCGCAGCATGCGCCTGCTCGGCGATCGCGTCTTCGACTTCCAGGTGTACATCTCGATGGGTGCGGCCGCCGCCTACCTCGCCCTCAACGACGCCAGCTTCGAGGCGTACGTGATCTCGCTGGCGACGCTACGGTTCGTGATCTTGTTGTGGGACGTGATCGATCTGTTGAAGATCCGCATGGGTGAGAGGCGCTTCTAATGGGTGAGCCACTTGACGACCTGATCCGCCTCGCCGAGGAGATGTCGCGACGCAGGCTGCTGACCCAGTTCGGTGTGCACGACAGAGAGCAGTTGGCTGCGTTGAAGGAGCACCTGGAGTCGGCACCGAAGCCGCCCGGCGGGCTTCCCGACGCCTCCCTCTTCTGCGGTGCCCCGATCTACTACGACGAGGACGTCCCGGTAGGGATCTTGCGTTGCTACTTCAACGACAACACGACGCAGGACGTGAGGCTGACGTGACGGTGCTCGGCATCTTCGGCGACAAGGACGCACCAGCACTACTGGTGACCGCCGCCCTCAACGACATGCTCGAAGCTCACCTCGTTGATCACGAGGGTGAGGACTTCTGGCTGTGCGTCGGCGTGCGCAAGCCGCTCGCCATCTACCAGACCATCATCGGCTGGGCGCTGCACAACGGTCTGTACGTCGCCGTGTACACCAAGTTCAACACGCCCTCGTGGGAGGCGGTGTTCGGTAACGGTGAGTTCGAGGTAGCGGAGTGGCACCACTCCGACCGATGGATGCTCGACGTTGTAGAGCGGCTCTCCGCCGAGCACAACGCAACGATCTACGCCCTGATGGGCGATGAAGATCCACCAGTAGATGTCCGCCGTGCGCTAGTACGTGCGCTGGACAGCGGGCTGGAGGTACGAGACCTCGCAGAAGCAGGTCTCACGTACGTCGGCGTCGCCGACAACCCCATTAGACAAGGGAGCAACACCATGGCCAAGGAAGAGATGACACTGGAGCAGGCCGGAGAGCTTGCCGACGAAGGAGATGCCGAGTCGATCCAGGCACTGGTCGACCTCGCCGAGCGCTTCGAGCTGGACCCCGACGACTACCCGACGTGGGTCGAGCTGGGCACCGTGCTCGACCCGCTGCTCGCCGAGGCTGAGGCCGAAGCGGAGGGTGGCGAGGGCGAAGGCGGAGAGGCCGAGCCGGATGACGAGGCGCCCCGGCGCAACCGCGGCGGCAACATCTCCGCCGAGGATCTCGAAGAGAAGAGCGTGCCCGAGCTGCGTCAGCTCGCCAAGCAGCTCGGTGTCGACGGGTGGGAGAAGAACCGCTCGGCCAAGCTGATCGAGGGCATCCTCGAAGCACAGGGCAACGGTGACGGCCCCCCTCGTCGGGCGGCCGCAGCCGCGGACGACGACACCCTGCTGGCAATCCTGGCGCGGGGTCTGCGGGCCTTCGCCGACGCACTATCGAGCTGAACCCTGGCGCCAAGCTTCCGCTTGACTTTGATGACGTCTTCCTGATCACCCGAGAGCGCCCGATCCCTCGCAAGACGGGTCGGGGTGTTCGGATGACGATGTACGACCACTGGCGCGAGATCGTCTACGACGCTGTCGACGCCAAGGGCGGCATCGTCCGCATGGGACCGAGCATCTTCAACAAGCACATGTCGATCCTGCGCGAGCGCTACGAGGTCACGGCGATCCGCGATGGCTTCCGTCGGTTCGCCGCACTTGTTGAATCGGGTAAGGTCGACGTCCGGGGCAAGTCCGCCTGGTTCGTCTTCTTCGGACGGTACGAGCGGTTCATCCCGCAGTTCAAGCCTGCCGAATCCATCGCCGACGTCGAGAGGAAGCCCGTGAAGACGCTCGCCGACTTCAAGCCACAGACCGGGCGCAACGTGCTCGCACCTCCATAGAACGAGAGCGGCCCCCCTTCCGGGGGGCCGTCCTCATTGTGACTGACCAACACCATCACCACCGCACCGGGCTACCAACCCCAACACAGAGTGCCTCTGGCAACTTCCATCAACAGAGGAGTGACGATGCAACTGTCGCTCCTCACTCTACACGAAAGGGTGAGTGATGCAACATCATTCAACAGCAGACAGGCCACCTCTCACGGTGGCGCCCGACCCGGTCCGAGACCTCTTCTTCGCCTCCCACATCGGGGCCGAGATCGCCGTCGGGCGGTCGGAGCACACCAACGTGGTGACCATGAAGCACTTCGACCTGTGCCACGCCTGGCGCTCGCCGCAGTGGATGCTCGTCCACGGGATGCCCAAGTTCTCCAACCACGAGTGGCGGGTGCTCGACCACGTCATCTTCAACGGGCGGATGGCCGAGGGGTACCAGACGTGGACGGCGATCAGGGGTGGCCAGCAGACGATCAACAAGTCGCTCGCCTACGAGACGGCGATCGATACGCACAACGTCAGCAGGGTCATCGCTCGCCTGCACAAGGTCGGGCTGCTCGACTACGGCGAGTCGCATTCGAGGGAGTCGGTCTACCTCACCGAGCACTTCCACCGCATGATGTTCGAGGTCCGATGGCGAGCCGAGCTACGTAACTCAGCCCCCCAGGCGGTGAAGCAGATCCTCATTGTTGAGGACTGGAAGTGGATGATGGAGCGGGTCGACAAGGTCTTCCGGTGCGACCCGGACCTCAGCTACACACGTCGGGACGACCGCCGTCGTGCTCTCGGGGAGGCGCTGTATCCGCTCTTGCGTCGCTAACTCGTGGTGCACGAGGTACACCGGGGCTGGTGTATGAGGTACACCAGGCCGGTGTGCGAGGTACACCGCTCGGTGTATGAGGTACACCACGATATGGCTATCTACCAGGGCAAACGGGGGGTCCAAGAAGCCAATGCTTAGTAGAGCTACTTCCGAGTAGAGCTTCGCTCTACTCTCCAGTGCTCTCATTTGAGGATGAACCTCTCCGGCGGGCGACGCCGGAGGTGCTCTGATTGCATTGAGAGGTACAGCGGTGTTGAATGACACGATGACCACCGAACCACTACCGGGTGCTACCCCGCAGGTACTGAGACGCCGTGGTGAGTTGGTGGGCAACGCCTTTCGCACCATCGGTACCCGCCCCTCTTCCACCAGCGGTAAGCCAGTGCTCATCCGTGACAACATCGCTCCGTATCTCCAGAGCATTGGCTGCCCGCTCCTCTTCCCCGGCCCGCTCTCCCTCCTCACCATCGACAACGCAGCACTGCGCAACTCGATCGATGACTCCGCCAAGGCGGGTGGCTGGGTCAAGCGCGCCGGGTGGGCGATCTCCCCGAGCATCGAGATGCTCTCCACTGCCACCGAGTACGCCGCCGTCGCATGCTCTGAGTTCCTCCGACGTGGTCGCGCCGTCGCATGGCGCACCGTCGAGCAAGT